TCTTTCTACGTATAAAGCTATCCTTCTTAGTTAATAGGTTAAACAAGAAGTCTTGGTGATCGCGTAAGACAGTCAGTTCATTCATCGTTGTGTAGTCAATTACTTGTATGCCAGTCTTCTCAAGTGTTTCAATTTGTTCTACAAAGTGATTATCTCTTTCTGACTCAGTTTCAAATGTAGTCTGTAGAGTTTCTAGGCTTGATCTATGATCGTATGCTGATTCAAGATCATCGTAGAACGTATTTGGTTTAGCATCAATAACTAATTCTGCGCTCTTGGGTTCTAGTACAGCAATGTCTTTAGTGAGGCCCAATGTCTCTCCTTCATGCTTATCTATGCGTACAACTACTTGATCTTGTAGTGTCTTGTGTGCTTCGTCGTGTAAGTCTTGTCCGCATGTGTGACAAGTTTGACTATCAAGTACGACTAGATCATCATATGCTTTTTGTAGACGACGGCTAGATTCAAGTAGTTGTAATTTCTTTGTTTTACAAGTTTGATCTATTTTGTCTTTGGCTGTTTGTTTGTCTTTAATAACTGTGAGAACTTTGTGATTCTCAATCTCGGTCTCGATGTCAATTCCTTCGAGGACTCCGATGGCTGCTTTAGTGTCTTCAATAAGCTTTGTCTGATTCGTGTCCCATGCTGCCTTCTTGATACGTAAGCTTTCAACATTGTTTTCAATGCGCTTGTTTGCTCCTTTAACTGCATCTATTCTAAATTCCTCTTCTTTAATAGTGTCCTTAGTTTCTTTTAGCTTCTCCTTTAAGACTTCTGCTTTTTCGCTAAGTTTTGTAATTCCTAATAGTTGTTCAATAAGTTCTCGTTGATCTGCTGCCTTCATTGCAAGAAACGGTTCTGAGTAGGTATTCAGAGCTACAATGTTCTTGAACATAGTATGACTGAGGCCAATCTCACGCTCAAGTTCTTTCTGTGTTACACGATTATCACCCTGTGCTTCGTCAGCTTCGTCAGCATTAGATTCTGTGCCAGCTATCATAAATGCAAACTTGCTTGGCCTACGTCCACGCTCAATCAAATACTCTACACCATCCTTTTCAAACTCCAGTGTCACTATCATATTCTTCGCATTAGTTTTATTGATAAGATTATCTACTCTAATCTTAGTGAGTGCTGATCCATACAGCGCATATGATAGAGCATTGACAATTGTACTCTTACCTACACCATTACGTGAATCATTGCCTCCTAGATCAAGATTTTCACCCAACACAAGTACAAGGTCTTTATCAATAAAGTTTATGCTTTGTGTGACATTACCAATGCTCATAAAATTCTTGATTGCTATGTTTTTAATTATTATCATTAGTTATCCTGGATACCACGCGTGCGAAGTTACATATGCATTTCCTAAACCTGTTATACCACCACTTAGTCGCAGTAAACGTAGTAATTCAATTCCTTCTTCCTTCGTCATTGTAGCCATAGTAAAAACATTCTTATCTGTGAACGGGATTAATTCAATTCCGCGCTCAGTTATTCCTACACACATTCCACCTTCTTCTATAAGATATGCTATGTATTCATTTTTTACTAAATCATCATAAGTCATTATATATTTGTGTCAGTACATCAACATTGAATGTAGTAGAATCCATTGTTTGTATGCTTTCTGTGACTATCTGATCTACTGTCTCAAATTTAATGTCACCGAGAAGTACATCTGAATCAGTTTCTTCGTGTTTAGGTAGTAACTTAAGTTCTCGTATCTCGTAGTTGTTAAAGAATGTCTCACGTAAGAAGTTTGCCTCTTCGTAAGAAATATCGACATCTAGTTCAATTTTCGCATATGTATGCGCATTTAGATACTTCTCAGGATCTTCAAGCAAGACACTTAAATCCATTGAGATATATCTAGGACCATGTTCCCAATTAACATACTCAGGCTTGTCGCCCCATGTTAGAAACATTGCGCCGCGATCAAAGTCCCATATGTCTGCAAAGTTGTGTCCGAAAGGATTGCCGATGTAATGAATAATACCCTTGTTCTGTCTCTTGTGAAAATGACCAGAGAAGATGTAGTCTTGGTGTTGGAAGTCTTCTGCATGTAGCAAATTATGATCTGGCATTTCTACGTGAGCATTCATTTTAAACTTAGGCAATTCAAAATGACCAAACATATATTTCGATTTAATCTTTGCTACTTTCTTCCATTCATCACCTACTAGCCACGGAACAATAGCAACATCATCTTTCTTAGTTATTTCATCAATGAGATGTATGTTAGGAAATAACTCAGCCATCGGAATCGAATTGAGTTCTCGTTTTTCTTTATAATATAAATCATGGTTGCCTACAATAAAATACACATCATCAAACGCATCATTTAATAGAGATAGTGCTTGCATACTATAGTTTAATGTAGAAACATTAATAGATGCCCTATGATGGTGCCAATCACCTAGCATGATACACGTTTCAGAGTTTCTTTTCTGTGCTTGTTTTATAAACCAATTTATAAAACGTATACAATCACCGTTGTGCAAACGGCTATTATGTTTCAAGCCAAAATGAACATCTGTTAGACAAGCTACGTTTTGAAACAATTGATTTGTCATTTTTGTTTCTTATCCTCTTGTGCTTGCCTTCTTGAAGCACTCCAAGGCTTTCCACGTTTCTTATCTGACATAAGACTAAGCGTTTCTTCAGAATATATGTTAGTCTTACCTTTATTCCACGGTACAGAACCTTTTCTTATTTTTGACCAATATTCTTTTGTTTCCTGTGTGTGTTCTTTGTCCTTCATCCATGTAACTTGGCCTTTATGTGAGATTGACATATTAGTTCTGTGTTCTTCTGTGAATGGTTGTCTCTTTTTACCAGTTAATGACGCAGATATTTTTGCTATGTGTTCAGCAGAAAGCGGCCCTGTTTTGATGCCAGCGCGATTTTGAGAGATTTTATCCCGTGTTTCATCTGAAACACAATTCGGGCCTGTGATGTTTGACCTGTTATAGGACATTCTATCATGTGCTGCGTTATTTTCTCTAAGGAGTTTCGCTTCCACTTCACGAATTTTATCTTTCTCGTAGTCACCCTCAAATAATATTTCGCGTGTGAAATTTTCTGTGCCATGCTTTGCTTCAGCTAATGCCATAATTTCGCTAGTATGCCGATAGCCGTCATCCACAGTTCCCTTATGAGAACCGATGTACCATTTGCAGTTGATTTGATTTGTCCACCTGTAGACAAATCCGTTAAGTAAATTCTCAGTCATGTACTCCCACACCACTTGTTATTTTTATGTTTTATTCATTCTCTGCTGTGTTCTTTGCGTCTTCACGCATCTGACGTAATTTGTTTTCATGTTCGATTTGCTTAGAGAAGCTCGGCGTTAGTCCTTTGCTTACAAGTATCTTGTCTCTAATATCTTGGTTTTTCTTTTCTATGTTTAGCACTCGCGTAAAGCTATGCGTCAATGCTTGTGTGTAGTATGCAAATGGATTCTTACTTTTCGCTTCGTTAAACTGCAAACCCATTGATGATAGTTGTAACAGACTTTGACCCTTCATTTCATCTAAGTATGTGTAGCCGCGCCAGTTTGATCGTTGGCTGTATCGCTCTACTAATAGCATGTACATAACTGCTAACTTGTCTGTCATTGCGCCATGTGTCTGACAATACTCTCCGTCTTTACTATGACTCTTTCCTACTTCGACAGCTTCTTCTTTAGCTATGTCTGTAATCATGTAATGTTTGAAAGGAATGAAATTGAGTTTGACGTAATATTCTGATTCTTTGCGGGGATTCTTCTTGCGGCCAGGTTCAAGTGGAATGTGTTCAAATGTCATTACACGATATACTAGTTCATCTTCTGCTAGGGTAGTGGGATCAAATTTGCAGTCAACTAGTCTGGGCTTGTTAGATGCCTTTTTCGGTCCCTGTTCCCAAATTGCCATCTTTGCTGCATAATCTTCTGCTGCCATTCGTGCAGCTTTTGCCTCTTGTGCTTCTAGCACTACAGGGTAATGCCATTCGCCAGTGCCTTTGGTGCTTGTAATTTCGCCTGTTGTTTTGTCAATGGTGTTTTCGACTTTTTCAGAATATGTAAATAAGTTATCATATTCTTCTACAATTGCATCGAAGCGATTATATTCTGGTTTATCAAATTCACTAAATGAGGTTTTGCTTATGTGGATTTCTTTGAGCAGTTCTTTATTATTTAAATACTTATTGCGTGCTGCCATGTTGCTCCTTGTTATTCTTATTATGTGATCTAGTATAACATACAACGACTTATGTTGTCAATGCCTTACATAGGCAAACTATTATAGTACTATTTATCATACCTTACGTTAACATAGTATATAATTTTGGTGATAAATAACAGCAAAGAGGAACATTGTATATGTCAACATTTACCACGAATAAACGAGCAAGATTAGGACCCGCGCCTGCAGCAATGACTACTGTACTAGGCGATCCTACAGATTGTAATAATCTTCTACAGCCACTTCATGCTACAAAAGGTGTACTATTTCCGTACACCCCACAGCTAAACTTTGGTGGAACAGCAAACTATAATCAATGGCATTTCACTCACAGCAATTTTCAACAGCACAATTATCAAAATTCTATGCCGTCTGAGATACAGATAACTGGAACATTTACTGCACAAACAAATGAAGAAGGCCGCTATATGATTGCTGTTATGCGCTTCCTTCGCGCAGCTACTATGATAGAATTTGGAGCAGCAGCAGCACGCAAGGGTATCGCAGGAACCCCGCCACCCGTATTACGATTTAATTATCTAGGTGGTCACCAATTTAATAATGTTCCTGTTGTGTTGACTACATATAACTATCTATTAGAGGATACAGTTGATTACGTGGAAGTTAATTTGCCAGGTGCACTCTCTCCTGAGGAGCGTACTGTTTTCGGCCAGAGTGTTTTTGGTACTGATCTTGTACAAGTAGATGATAATAGTACATATGTTCCAACTAGAATGGTCATCACAGCTATGCTCATGGTACAAGAAAACCCACGTAAAGTTCGTGACAAGTTTGATCTTGATGCGTTTAAGAGCGGCGCGTTAATCAATCGTGGATTTATTTAATGATCTCTCCATATACATATAGAATTGGTTGGACAGAGTATGATAAACATTATTATGGTGTTCGTTATGCAAATAGACTTTTACCAGCAGAAGACCTATGGCATGAATACTTTACATCGAGTAAGTATGTATCAGAGATGCGTGAAAAAGTTGGTGAGCCTGATATTATACAGGTTCGTAAAATATTTGATAACATAGATCATGCAATTATATGGGAAGAATTAGTTTTAACTCGATTAAATGTTCTAGAGGATGATCGTTGGCTTAATCAAAATATATCTGGCTGTGTTAATAATCAATTATACAAAGGTTTATCTTATTATGATCGTTATCCTAAGGCCATTGCTGACCAGCTTCGAACCCAACTATCGTTGAATCGTCAAAATAAAACATATACGGAACTGTTTGGGTCAACAATAGCTAGAGATTTGATACAGAAAGCGTCTGATCGACGCCAAGGTAAAACGTATGAGGAATTGTTCGGAAATCAGGAAGCCAATAGATTGAAACGATTACGTAGAGATAGGGTTGGAATGAAAGCACCAAATTTTGGTAATCAGCATACAAGCAAAACAATTCAACTTATTAAAGATAAGACCATAGGAATCAAGAAAGAGCAGGTGTCATGTATTCATTGTAAAAAAGTAGGCGGAAAACCTGCTATGAAACGTTGGCATTTTGATAATTGTAAATTAAAGGAGAAAGAAATTGGCCGGAATCCATAAGACAACCTCACCATACTTAAATACTCCTATCAAGGATTTTTATCTTGATGTAATGACAAAACGAACAATACCGCCTAGTTCAAATGATGAGCTAGTTACTATAGAAGCAAAGTATAATGAACGACCTGATCTATTTGCTAACGATTACTTCGGATCACCTCGACTGTGGTGGGTTTTAGCTACACGCAACATGGATACACTAGTAGATCCTATAGGAGATTTTAAAACTGGTGTTCAAATATTTGTACCTAATCCTGAGACAGTACAGGATATAATCTAACATGAGCGATAATAATGCACAGACAGTTCCACCCATCCGTGGCGGCGTAGATATATCTACTGACATTGAAGATAATATTCTAGACAAGTTTGATCTTCCAACATATCATATACGATTTTATATGATGTCAGATGATGCTGTGCGAAAGGGCATATTCGGACCTAAAGCTAAAAACGAGCGCGTCGTAATTGCTGAAAGTGGTGTTACAGTTCTAGAAATAGATGAGGTGGAGATACATACTGTATCTGGCATATCTAGAGAATCAGGCGTTGGAACTGCTACAGAGTTTAGTCTCACATTGAAAGAACCATTCGGAGCAACATTATTAGATGATGTTTCTAATGCAGCTAAATTCTTAAACATTAAAAACTTTGCAAAAATTCCATTTTTCTTAGAAGTATCATTCAAAGGAAGAAAGGCAGGAAAAGGACAATCACAAAGACCTGGCTCCATTGGTGAGCTGGCTGATCTAGTTTGGACTTGGCCTATACTTCTAACAAAAATGGCAATGGATGTCACTACAGGTGGCACAGTATATTCATTAAAAGCTGCTATCTATGGTGACCTAGCATATACTAACGAAGCTTCTGATGCACAGAAAACGATTACAGTTGATGCTCTCACTGTTGGTGATTGGTTCACTGGATTACAAACACAAATGAATTTACGTGAAACAGAGAAAATAGAGACAGCAAATTATAAAGTTGCTGATACATATGCATTCTATGTTGATGAAGAAATTGCGAAGGCTCTCATTGTGCCTGATCTCATCGAGGAGCGACAGAGCCGCGCTGGAACATTTTTAGATGCGAATGGTAAGATGACATTTACTTTTCAACCTGGTATTTCAGTAGATCGCATGGTAGAGAATATTTTATCACTTACGACACTGTTTCAGCAACTTGTTCCAGATGAGAATGGAAACAATACAGCAGATGAACCAACATTTCAAAATCTTTATCGTGTTATTACTGATACAACACTAGGTGAATACGATGAGACTCGTTCAGATTATGCTCGTAATTTCCGCTATCTCATTATCCCATATCCAATGTCTACGATTACCACTCCTGATAGTCAAGGATCTACTCAAGGCGATGAAGAATTATATCAAGCTAAGGCTCGCAAGGGACTTGTTAAGAAATTATATAACTATATCTATACAGGATTGAACGATCAAGTATTAGATTTTGAATTAGTATTCAATTTTAATTGGTATGCAGCATTACCTTTACAAGCAGGGCGATCTACAAACCCTGCAGCCGCAGAACCGAAAGCAACATTGACAGACGAACAGCGAGAATCACTAGAAGAAACTGCTGACAAAGTTAATCAGTTACGTTCTTTTCTTGCAAATCCTGCAGGATTTGCACCGACCTCATTTATTGAAGATGCATTGAGTGAATTCTTTAGTCCAGTAACTGACGAGCTAGATCAAGTAAAAAATGAATTAGATGAAGCACAAACAGAAATAGATGATGTTATTGGACCAGCAATTGCTGATGCCGATGCTGCACTTGATACTGTACAAGCTGGCATCGCCGATATTCCAGAGGTTGTTCCAGGCGTTCCAGTAATACCTGGCACTGGCACACTTGTTGATCGACTAGTCGCAGGAACACAACTACCTCGTGTTAATACACCAGACATTGGCTCGGCAAGTTCTGCTCAAGACGCATTACGCGAACAAGATATATTTTTAGATGATCCGAAAATCGGAGAGAAATTAGAAGAAGTACTTAAACAATCTACAACTGAGTCTAAGTCTGGCGACAATGCTGCTGATATAGCGCAAGGCTCACAAACATCTGGTAGAACAATGCTAAGTGCAATGTTTGAACAAGCAAAAAGTCCAGTGTCAGGTGACTTATTAAATATTGATCTTAATATCAAGGGCGACCCTTATTGGCTTGAGCCCCCACCAATTCATCGTAATGCTGCGCCACGATCAACACTTGATCGTATGCTTGCAGATAGAGGATTTATTGACTCTGGCGATAGTGCAGAAGAATCTAGTTCTGAAGAATCTTCTGATAAACAAACACAACCACAGAATTTTACAACAGCAAATGCTAGTAATGCACAAACATACATGGTTTTTAGATCATTTACTCCACAACAGTTTGATCCAAAAACAGGCATCACTCCTGCAGGAAAGAAATCTAATAACGTATTGAATGGTGTGTATGGAGTTCGAACAGTTACACATACTTTTGCTGGCGGCACATTTACTCAAACGTTACACGGAATCAGAGACCCAAAGATTAATGTTAGTAATGTTAATCTACTCGCACACTTAGGAGTACTTTCTGAATCAGAGAAAGAAGACAATAAGTATTTTGCTAATCAAGCCATTGAATCTCTTAATTCAGGTGATGAGCGAATCACAGGAGAAAACGGTTTGAACATACGCACAGAAGCGTTCGGCACCAACCCATTTCAGGGTATGTTTGATGATGTCCTTGATCCAGAGTTAACACCTGTAGGACCGACACCAGCACCAGAGACAGATGACGATGGCTAAACTTACACGCACAACTAAAACAGATAAAGCATATGATACAGTCGGTCGATCAAAACGATATGATGGAATGTATATTGGCTATGTCAAAGCTAATGCTGATATACAGAAGATGGGACGCTTGCAAATTTGGATTCCTGAGTTCGGCTCACAAGAGGAAGATAAGACGGGTTGGCTAACTGTATCTTATTCATCTCCGTTTGCTGGAGCAACTAGTCCTAAGCTATTAGGAAATAATGAACAGCTAGATTCACAAACACAAACAAGCTACGGCTTTTGGGCTGTACCGCCTGATCTAGACAATCAAGTTACAGTCATGTTTGCAAATGGTGATCCTACTCGCGGAGTCGTGATGGGTTGTTTGTATCAACAGTTTATGAATCAAATGGTTCCTGGGATACCCGCAGGTAGTACATTTCAATTTCCAACAACTGATGCACCAACTGCTGAGTATAATAAGCAAGCACCTGGGACTAAGACTGATGCTTCCAAAAGACCTGCTGCTATAACAATTGCAGAAGGCATTAATGCTCAAGGTTTAATTCACGATCAAATACGAGGAGTATCTACTAGTGGCGCCCGTCGCGAGTCGCCGTCAGAGGTGTACGGTATGCTAACACCTGGGCCAAAGAATGAAGATGCTCCTGGAAAACGTCTAGGCGGTTCAGTATTTGTTATGGATGATGGCGTAGGTAGTGAACACATTCGCATACGTACAAAGAGTGGAGCACAGTTTTTAGTAGATGAGACTAACGGTATTGTATATGCAATCAATAAGCTTGGCACAAGCTGGATGCAAATGGATGCTGAAGGTAACTTTGATATTTACGCTGCACAAAGTATGAGTGTACGATCAGTTAAAGATATAAACTTTCGTGCTGACCAAGATATTAACATTGAAGCAGGACGTAACATTCTTATTAAAGCAGCAGCAGATAAGCTGCCAGTTCCTGATACGGGCATACCTATTGAAACGGCAGCAGTAGGAGCACCGTTAGTCGGAGAAGGCGGAGACATTATTATCGAAGCTGCGAATGATCTTACAACTACATCAGTACAAGGAAGCATGACAACTACTGTACTCGTAGGTGATGTGACTACTTCTATCACAGGCAATCGTACAACAAATGTTATCGGCGATGATAGTCTATTAGTTGGCGGCAATCAAATACTGACAGCGACAGGTTCACTTGATGTAAATGCAACAAGCGGTATCACGATGTCAACAAATGGTGTCTTTGGCGTAGGCAGTTCTAATTTTGATGTTGCAAGTTCTGGTATTGGAACAACAGGTAAGATCGCTGCTGGTGGCAACATAACAGCAGGCGGCGATGTTAAGACTTCAACTACAAGTCTTAATGCATTAAATGGTCACGATCATGTTATTTCTAGCGGTTCTTCTGCTGGTAAGACTTTACCGTTTATAGGAACTGGCGGTAGTGGTAGTGTTTCTGGACCTACAGCAGGTGTTGCTACAGCAGCAGTCCCTGCGACACCGACAGAGCCAGAATCAAAGACAAACGTGTTACTTAATTTTGTCCCGCCAGTCAATGATACACGATTGACTCAGCCAGTGCTAACAATGGTAGGAAGGTTCTTGACGTATGAGCCCTGTCCTGAACATACAAACACAGGCGGACAAGATAGTACACCTGAGAGTTAAATATAAGATTGTAGTGTTTCTTCTTTACAGAGCGAGAAGTCAGGGTATTTTAGTTTCAGTTTGAATAACAATTTGTTTAGTGCTGCTTCACAATTTTCTCTGTAGTATATTGTAAAATCAGAGCCTTCCATTTCTGCTTGCCACAATTGCTGATCTAAGCTTCTGTTTGTCGCACGATCAATATTTTGGAAGCAACGCATGACACCATCAATCTTCTCTAATTTTTGCATGATTTTGCGTATATCTGCTATTTCTTTTTCTGTGACTTCGCCTACACTAAATGTCATGCGGTAAAACTTTTCTGTTACTTTTTTCTCACCGTATTTTGACATCTTCACCCAACTTGAGTTTTACTTGGAACATAAATTTCTTGAATTCTTCGTGTTCTAGGTGTTTGCGAGTTGTAGATAGTGTATAGAGTGCTCCGTGCAGCCAACTGTTAATCTGACAATAGAATCCTGGATCGTACTCTTTTAGATCAGCAATTCGTTTGTCAAACCAAGGTTCCATTGATTCATCTTTAACATTAAATGAAATCTTTACAGGATCGTTCGGGTCACGATCATCTTTTTGTTCTTCTGTCATAGGTTTGTGATGATGTCGTTTCTCTGCTATTAAACGCAGCCCAATAATATGATGAAAAGTGGGTGTTTTTGACACGATTACTCCGATGCGTTTTATGTAGTTATTTATCCAACATTTCTCTCATTTCTTTGAGAATAGTTTGAGCTTTCGCAGAATGAATGCTACCCAAAGTGTAACGTTTCGTCACATAGTCATACAGTCCAAACTCTTGAAGTTTGCTGTTCCTAACGTGTGACATAGGAAGAAAACGTTTGTTCTTGTTTTTGATATTTTTGGTTTTTGCTACATCGGACAATGTTGCAAATTTAACTGCGATTTCTTCTTTCTTCATCTTGGCCATGATTATCACTCTGATTAAAAAACAATTATAACATGCTGCTATTTATATAGCAACCACTATTTTTCCACTATTAGCCTTTCAGCTTAATTTTGAATATTTCTGCATCTGTCTTTGCAATCACTTCACCGATGCCCATTGCCATTCCTACTTGTCTGAGATATGCTAATGTTGACTGTGCTACATGTTCAGATTCAAATAATGTTGCTTGGTGCAAACAAGTGTCAAATCCACCGTAGTAACCAGTGTGAGGATTCGCACTACCAGAAAAATATTCGTATCCTCTACCGTTAAATACTTGAACTATATATTTCATGTCACTCAATGTTCAACTCCCGCCACTCATCAATTGAAACATAACCGAGACCCCAAAGAGCACCTTGTATGAATCCTATCCAACGCATCTGTTTACCCCATGCGTCAAAATCATCTTGGGCGTATTCATCCATTTCTTTCATTTGCTCAATCATCCATTTCAGATGTGCTGCAACTTCGTAAGAACCTGTTTCTATCTCGCTCACTGTTGCAAGATAATCGCCAGTAATCTTTTTAGGTTTGATGTCAGGATACTCTTGCTCTAGACGATCTCCCATGTCTTCAACTACTCGTTTAGTATTCATGTTCATCAACCTCATTAAAAACATCTTCACCACGACTGCGGCGCAGATACATACATGTGCCCCAGCCTATTTCTTTGCTAGGATTTTTCCAAACTCTACCAAACCCTTGATTCTTTTGTTTGCGTGTTAGTTTGCTTTGACGCTTACGTTTCGTTTGATCGCTAAGAGTTTTACCTATCCATTTCTTAGGTATCTCTACGAGTACGCCTCTGCGTAATCTAAATGATTTCTCACCGATGTCAATTCTTTTAGCCACGACTTAATATCTCCTTAAATTCTTCTCTCTGCTGTTTTAGTGCTTCGTTTGGTGATGCATATTCAATCACTTCTCGGCCAAAGTTACTAAGAACAAACTTGCTCTTTCGTACCATAATGTTGCCCCAAATTATATTACCACTTCTGCTAGATACGCGAGGCTTCCACGACCATTCATCTTTCCATTTTGTCCATGAGTCACTGAATCGTATCATATTTTGTGCAATCATACTTTTGCCTGTACCACGAGACTTCAATACAACGAAACGAAGCTCACCTTTCTCGTAACTGCTAACTAATCTGCCTACTTGTTGCCATTCGTTCATTCTTCTTCCGCTTTCTTTTTCTTTGCTGCTGCTTCTAATTCTGCTTTCTTTTTAGCTAGCGCATCAGCAGTAGCTTTCTTTCTAGCTACCTTCTTTGCCTCCGCATCAGTCTCAACCTTTTCATCTGTACACTTGATGCACCATGCATCCCTACGAGGACCATTTTGACCGCTGATAGCTGCCATACATTGACTGCAATGAATGAATGCTTGAGTCACTAACGCTCCTGGCATATGCTGATAGATAGGTTGTTTCTTGTCACCACCCATGTATCCTAAGACCTTTCTGTACATGCTAATGTTCATTCATCCCTCCAAGGATAATCTATATTGTCATCATCATCTACTGCTAAACTATCTTGCCATTCACGAAATTTAAAGTATGCTATTGCTGGAATCAATAATGGACCTAACAATGCGAGTACAAGTAGAAGACTAGTTGATAATCCATCTGCTCTGCGTATGAATATATCATACACTTCATCTACTGCTTTCATTATTGTGTCGTTTAATGTATATGCTTGCCAACAAAACAATGCTAGTATGATTACAATTCCTGTTCCGTACCATTCAAAGAAATTCATAATATCAACCTAACTTGTCTACAAATAATTCTTTCTGCATCTTACAAACACCACACAGTCCATCGTCATGCTTATTAGGAGACTTCCCGCACCACTCTCCTTGACAATCTAATTCTTCAATCTGACGATACTTTGATTCAATCTCAAGTGCGATTGCCTCTAAGAATGTAGCGTATCTTCCTGGTTCATTATCTCCGCTGCCAAACTCAGTTTTACCGTAATAACAATACATACCAGCTACCTTTGTTCTGTTAACCCACTTCACAACTGAGATAACTTCTTCACTCACCTTTCAACCCTTCCTCTGTGAACTTGCATCTTCCCTGTCTCTCTTAGCTAATCGTAGCTCACTTAATATTTCATTGAGTAAATTTGCAATCGTGAGCAAAATTACAACAATAAAAATTCCAAATATTACACTCACCGCGTTAATCTTTGCACGAACACTTCTTTTTCTGTTATGGGTTCGATAATCCAATTATCAGCTTCGTAATCATTTTCATCATAATCATTATTCTTAGCTTCAACAATGGTAGTTTTAATTTCTTCCTCGTTGTCAAAAATCAATGCATCAGACCTAACATATGACATGCCTATGCTGTATGGATTCATTTGCATGAGGTACGTGCGCGTAGATTGCATGTCTCCGCGCACGATTGCATAGCGTACTTGGTAAGTAATGTATTTCATTTTACTTCCCAACATTCCTCGCTGCTTATTTGGCCGCCTTCGTAATCATAGTAGCTGCCGTGTGTGAACCAATATTCATCACCAACTAATCCTAAACCTGAACTAGCTATGTGATTAGCCTTGACTTCATCGCCAGCAACATATTGCGTTTTGCCTTTGAGACAATCTTCTTGATTGTAGAAGCGTTCGCTAATATCTGGGCGAATAATATATCCGCCTGCCTTGACATATATGCCGTGTTTGTCTTTATGTACTCTGCTCATTATCTTAGATTCCTAAACTCTGAGAAATCACATTCTATGATGATTATTTGTGCGGGGAGATAGCCATATGCTTTCAAGGCATTCTCTTTTGTGTGTTGAAGTCTTTCTTGATGCGGCCAGATAGCTTTCTTGTAGAATGAATCATACTTCGTATCCATCCACTCAGTCTTTTTGCCATCTGATACATCACAAACGACATCTACATTTTCTCCGTCGTCATAAGTATACATTGTGAGTGTTGTCCACTTCACGGGTATTTGTTCTAAGATTATCTTTTTCATTCTGCTGCCAACCATCCTGCGCCAACAAGCACTAGTCCGACTAGCGGGTTGCCTGCGACGAGAAATATAATTCCAAAGAAGTATAATGGGAATTTCATCTTAAAATACTGCCCACGGTGTGCCACCAAAGCCGAGATACAATCTATATGCACCGTAGCCGATTGTGTACACCATGATAAGAATTGCCATCATGCGTATATCTGCGCGTGAAGATTCATAAGGCTTTTTGTAATGCTTATAAAATCGCGTTCCTGCGTAGATAAAGATTACACCAAGTAGAAAGTCCATTATTCTGTATCCTCATCGTTGTTACGATTATCCCACATCTCTTTAGCTTTTGAGCCAAGTGTGCTAATATCAATTTTGCCTTCGATCTCTATGTTCTGTGCTTCACCAGCAATAGAATCAATTGCATCACCGACTGCTTCTTTACGTTCTGATGCAAATTGTGAAATAGAAGTCAGCATAGCTCGCGTTTGTTCGTTGGTCTTTCGAACCTCAGCTATAGTTATCATTCCAACTACGCCGAGAATAGAAAGTTCAATGACCCATGACACCCAGTGATTAACTATAAATGCTTTTACTCTGTTCATTATTTTCCCTTCAATGTTTGTTCAAATACTGCTTTGTTTCGTTTCTCTCTTGCAATACGGCGAAGAATAAAATTTGGTATTGTTAACACTCCGATTATGAGTGACAAAGGCCACAGTGTTCCTACAATTATTCCTAATATAGTACACAAAAGAATAATTATTAAACCTGTAACATATCCGCTAGGTTCAAAGTAATCAGAATTAGGAAGATTGTATTTCTTAGCAATCCGATCCATTTCTGATCTTTTTTCGTCCATGGACCAAATAACGATACCATTTTCAATATAATAGTAATACATATATTTGAATGAACGAAAGTAGCGAGACACGCCCCATATAAATCCGAGTACACAAAAACTAATAGGTGCTGTCGCATCCCCAGGAAGCCAATGATACATTTCATTGAGTGTTTGTATAAAAGAACTCATCCCTATTTTTCCCTAACTGTTTTGTCGCAATCATCACATAGACCTTCGTCTGGATGCCGCCAAAATCGAGTAGCCATTTGCTGTGCGCGAAACCAGAAATTACAATGCACACAATAAACCATGTCCATTACGTTATTCATTTTCTCTTTACCTCAAACCCTGCATCTTCCAGCAACTTAATGTTGTCTAAGTTGCTTAAATCAATTGCCCCGTTCGTTTGAACGTGCTGTGTCAATCTGTCCATTGCTTCGATATGGTCTAGCAAACCAGGGTACACCTCTTCTGAGTCACCAATGATCTTAAAGCCCCAATCATTGTTACGTTCAACTGCGTACCAAGTTAGGCCGCCGTCAAATGTACGAAGATCATAATTAATGTTGCTGCCAGTAAGCAATGACGTTCCACCAGATTTACGGTCAGTGTATTCTGTCAGGCGTTCTATTGTTTGCTCTGCTCTATCTGCGCGATTGTTTGCGTTATTGAGTGCTATATTAAACAATGCAATACTCATAAATAGCATACCTGACAATATGATTATTAAATTAGTTTGTCCTTGTCTACTTAATTTGTTCATTTTGTGTTTGGCCTCGTCTTGAATGACTTTCTGTTTGAATTATGAATCTGTACATAAACTGTGTCAATATCTTTGAATGTGTCTGCATAGATAGGACTATCATCAAAGATTATATCAATTTGGTTTTCGTAGCAATAATCTGCTTTAGCATTGTTCCATGCAATCTCATCTGCCCAAGGTAGACCGTCAATCCATTTAACTTCAACGTCTGGCCTACTCTCTAAGTAATCTGCAATCGAAAAGTATCCGTCGATCTTATCCAAGTCAACCAAGTGACCTATCTCTTTGTCTGCTGTTGCTCTAGCTAGGCCAGTAACTACATGCACTTCTACATCAGGATCATCAATATACTTTTCGATCATCATCCTGAATGCAGGAAACGTGTCGATCACGCCGTGTATGTCGAATCCAATTTTCATTTCACCCTCAGTTCTGCTGCTATTAGTTGACCTTCTTCGATTACTTCTGCTATATCTCTATAATAGCTAGGGTCTGCATGTAGTTTTGCGTTCATTGAAAATCGAGCCATTTCGCCACCTTTCAATACAATCAGCACAGCCGTACCGTGAACTGATGTACGTAACTCAACAGAGCGCCATGCGTGTACGTCTTTTGGCGAACTTCTACGAAACGTACCTTTCCATTCATACTGACTGCCGCCTCTCAAATTGCTAACGAATTTGTCCTTCACTAAGCGATTCTTAGTATCGCCTTCGCGCAACTGTTTGATTGTTCTTTCGTCCCATTCAATCATTGCGGCACACACTTTAACCATGCATTCATATCTGACGATAAAGTTCGAGTACGTCCTTCAGTATCGTCTATTTCGTAAGTACTTGGCGCACCGACTCCTGCTCTGTAGTTCCTTAACGTCGAACCAATGATAGTGAATTGCTTGCCGTCTCTCGTATCTGTGCATACAGCCAGTTCGAAGTCTGCTGTTGCTTCACCTGGATTATACGTACATCCAGTTAACAGAATAAACAGTGGTATCATTTTCATAATCATATTCATTTGCTTTTCAACTTTTTGGTAAATAATTTCTTTGCTGAGATTGGAGTTATCTGCCAACCGTTACTCGAAGCATCTTCACGATAATTCCACGCTTCCTGTTTGCTGTAAAACACTTTAGCATCTACTAAATCAGTTGCAATGGTATCACTAATAGCATTAAGTTCGCCATTACTTGGTTCGTAACGACCACTCAGGTACATCGAACCATCACCATAACCATCACTATACGTAAATGATAATACATAGATTGTGTCAGACGGTGTCATTCGCGAGGCCTAAATGCAGATACAAAAACAAACATCCAACCCATGAAACCTAGCATCGCTGCTGTTCGTAATGCTGTAGCATCATCAATTGTTAGTTCTGTAAAGGTAGCTGGTGTCGCTGCTACAACCCATAAAATCATAAGCCCCATTACTACAGACATTATTCGTGTCACTATTCGCATGACTTTTTCTTCTGTTGTTTCTTTCTTGTAAATAGTCATCCTTTTAATCTCTCTATAAATAAATCTTGTTTAGATATTTCTATAATATCGTAGAATAGCAATCCCATGTGTTTAGTTCGAAGCGGATTGTCCTTTATGAAAGTCTGGCATTCTTTCTTTGAGTCAAATATTAGTGCTTCATTAATATGTACAGTATCTCTTTTCCGATCCTGTATATAAGTTCTCAAAGGATTGTTCTGTACTATCAAATACTTCATTTATCCTCCGAGTCTCGCTTTAAATAATTCTTTGGTTGTCATAGTTATGACTTTCATCTTAGCAGGTATATCAGAATACATATCCTGTAGCCTCTTACGATTTATGTGCGCTAACAAGATATTATCGAAAGTGATTGCGTTAGTTATATCACTTTCGAATCCGCCTGCGTATTCTCCACTACCGTCACGTATTCGCTGAGGCTCGCAGGCATAATATGAATAGACGACGCCAAGATTATCGTCCCTGTCAGCTATAATTAAGTGTATAAGCCCGTTCACGATTATTCGGCGTCTGGCCAATCATTTACTATCTTAGGCGGTACGTATTTAAATATTGCACCGTTCTCGCAGATGAGTAAGTGCTGGGAAAAAGTCTGACCTTCTATTTTTACAAGACCGCCGTTCTGCTCGCATACTTCCATGCCTTGCTCAATGTGACGCATATAAATATCATCATTTGAGTTGTCTTGTACTAAAGCTGGAAGGTTAGCCATTCCTATGAACATGATGGCAATAAACATCCCTAAAAATATATGGTTTTCTTCATTACTCATTATCTTGCACTCCATGAATTGTATTGGGTTACGCAAATAAGGTTATCAGGGGAGCGAACTATGAACTGTCTGCCATACTGTTCGGCGAAGTTATCTAGTGTCCCAATATAATGCAGAGTATCGTCTGTTTGAGATATGCCCTCAATCGCCATTAGTTCACCGGCAAGACTTTCTGATCTGCCGTGCCAAAAATAGATTTGATATATTTTCATATTCCTTTGAGCCTCGCTTCAAATAGTTCTCTGTCAGAAACTTCAGTAACACTAGCAAACCACGCCTCACTTATTTCATCTGCAACAACCTTCGCTTCTGTATGTGAGTTATACGTTGCCGCTTTAGACAGTTTTGGTGTTTGCCCACCAACGATTAGCGGCCCTGAATAGTAATTCGTTTTCTTAATCTCGTATGCTAAATGAATTACATATTTCATACTAGCAACTATCATCGCAGCCGTAACCAAGCTGGCAATTCATTGAGCAGAAACCAGACTGATCTTCCATTGTTTCTAAGTGATGCTGGCAGACATAGATATGGCCGCCATCGCCATCCTGCATTTCTTCCATATCGCGCACGTAGAACTCACCTGCACAATCAGCATGTTCACAAAATGCTCTCTTGTCGGCCATTGTAGCTATCCATTCTTGCCTCAATTGTAACTATTATAGAGGAAATACGCCCGTTTGTCAATACCTAAAAGTTCTTTGATAACAATAACTTGTAAGTTGCTGATTTCATTAAAACCCGTTACATCTTTTATGATAAATAACAGCAGTACATAAAGACAAGGATAATCATGGCGTTACGCGGCACCAACATAGGCTACTCTACATTCGGCAAGCGCCGACCTCCATTTACTCTGGAGAACTTGAAGCTTGCGAAACAGGACTTAATGAATGTGTTTCACACTCAACGTGGCGAGCGAGTGATGCGTCCTGACTTTGGATCAATTATATTTGACTTGCTATTTGAGCCGTTTGACGAAGAAACGAGAGCGCAAGTAGTCGATGACGCAGTAGATATTATCAGCGGTGATCCTAGATTCACAATGGTGAGTATTGATGTACGCGAATTAGAACATACGCTACGCCTAGACATAGTATTGAATTATGTTCCACTAGACGTAGTTGATAGCTTACAGATCGAATATGATCGTCAGAACATAGAGGCTCAGTAATGAAACTAGATGAAATAACTAAGCAAGATGTAAATGAAAGCATAGCAGATCAAGCCCAACGAGATCACGAATTATTATTCAATCAAGAGGGGTTTCGTGATGCAAAAAATAGAGTATATCGTCCTGAAGTGTATGCAAAAGGTTGGGCGCGTGAAGCTTATCGTGCAGGCAAGGATCATTGGGTTGAACTGATGGCGCAGGAGCGATAATGAGATTTCAAGACATACTAAATGAACAACGATTTCAGTACGTAGTAGACGGATACGGATACAACGAGGAAGAAGACGTTGAATCAGACGGCAATAACAGTAAGAAATGGCACTACATGACTACTCCTAAAGGGGAGAGAATCACTCTTAACCATTCACCATATCAATGGATGGACAAAGATGAATTCGCAGTACATGTAGAGAGACACAAAGAACTAAGTGAAGCAGGATCAGCTAAACCTCGTGACTTTAGAATGAAACGACCGCAGCTTAGTATTCCGCCTACACAACAAGAATTAGAACAAGCATTTCAACGATTGAGCAGTATGTGTGATTCATACGAGACTATGATTGAAATGCAACAAGAACAAACTGAAAAAACATTCATAGCAGGATACTTTGCTGGGCATGAGGATGCTGGGCACGGACAAGATGATGAGTATGCTGCATTCAGCGATTGGCAGAAGAAAAGATGAGCGAATATACAGAAGCACAGATAGCAACAGTCAAAGAACTACTAGCAGAAGCTAAAGCTATAGGTGATGTGATAGGCGAGTATACATATACTAGCCGTCTACAACAATTAGAGGAAGAAGGATAAATGTCACAATCAGTAAGACAAAGTAATCTGTTTACAGCAGAAGACTGGACCACAATTTACAAGTCGTTTTCAGATGTTGACTTCCGCGCATATGATTTCGATACTCTACGAGCAAGTCTTATTGACTACGTTCGTGCCCACTATCCTGAATCGTTCAACGATTACATCCAGTCAAGTGAATTCATTGCAACAATAGAATTGCTGTCATATCTCGGTACATCGCTCAACTTTAGAGCAGATTTGAACACGCGAGAGAATTTTTTAGATACAGCAGAACGCAGAGATAGTATTATACGACTTGCTAGGATGCTCTCATATACCCCTAAGCGTAACATAGCTCTATCAGGTTTGTTTAAGCTGTCAGGAGTAGAGACCAATGAGCCAATCACAGATAGTTTGGATCGTGACTTAAACAATACAACTATCTTTTGGAATGATGTAAATAACCCTGATAGTTTTGAGCAGTTCACAACTATCCTTAACGCTGTGTTCAATAGTAACAACCCATTTGGCCGTCCGTTCAAGACAGGCACGATTGGCAACATTCCTACTGACATCTATCGACTCAACAACGTACCTAACGTTGAAGTAGCGTATAATCTTAACATATCTATTCGAGGAGATCAAGTACCGTTTGATGTAGTCAATCCTGACTTCACTGATGGTGAGTTCTTCTTCGAACGTCCACCTAACCCAGCAGATAACTTTCACGTTATCTATCGCAATGATGGCGAGGGCTTAGGCTCAGAGAACACAGGATTCTTCTTGATGTTCAAGCAGGGCACACTAGAACGACAGGATAATCGCTACGATTTGCCTGTACGTAATAGAACACTAGACATTAACATCAACAACATTAACGAAGATGATGTATATGTACAAGAAATAGATCAAGACGGTAACGTATTAGAGCAATGGACAAAAGTCCCTAGCTTAGTAGGCACAAATGTTATTTTCAACAGTTTGAACAATGCTCTACGTACAATCTTTAATGTCCTACCACGATTGAACGATCAGGTTACTCTGAAGTTTGCTGATGGCAACTTCGGTAATACTCCTGTAGGCATCTTTCGTACATGGATGCGTGTCTCTGCTAACAAGAATCTAACACTACGAGCAGATGATGTACAGAACTTTGAGATAAACATTCCGTACTTTGGCGCAGACAGTCAAGAGTACAACGCACGACTACTCTTTAGCTTAGAATCTACAGTAGCTAACGGCGCACCAACTGAAACAAGTAGGCAGATCAAAGAGCGTGCTCCTCAAGTGTTCTACACTCAGAACAGAATGGTCAACGGTGAAGACTATAACGTATTCCCATTGACACGAGGCAACGAGATTAACAAGATCAAGAGTTTGAATCGCACACACGCAGGACATAGTCGATACATCGACATCAATGATCCTACGGGAACAGCACAGAATACCTTAGTATTTGGTGATGATGGCGCATTGTATGAGGATGATGAAGGAGATCGTACTACAGTAGATTCAACATTAGGCGCATCAACTATTACAAACGTAAACCTAGATGCTTTTATTGATAATCAAGAACTAGCAAACTTCTACTACAGTGATTACCGTACTAGTTATTTGACACTGAATCCAAATGCGTTTAATATCACAGATAATACAGAATTTGGTGCCGCTCCGAGTAATGTGTACTGGCAACCACAACCTATCAACACAAGCAATGACACAGGTTATTTGAACCCATCAGTTGATAGCATTGTGCCTATCTCTACAGCAGATACGTTCTTTCGAACAGGCGCACAAATACGCTTCGGTAATGCTTCAACAGTAGGAACATCAACAATTCTAGAATGGCGAGTAGTTAACTCACTCATTCTAGACGGAGTCGCTCCAACTCCAACTAACCTAACAGCTACAGGCCCAATTGAGCTAACTGATTTAGTTAATGATGATAGATACGCACTTGATCTTATCCCAACATTCAGAACAGCATTTAGCGCAGCAGAGTCTACATTGATTCAGACTGCAATTACAAATGCAGCAGACTTTGGCATAGGATATGACGTAGCAGCAACAGTTTCAGGTGATCTTAAGGCCGGCGCATGGTATGTAATTGATACAACAAATGGTTTCGCTTCTGCTCCTAGCGGAGATGAAACGTTTGTAGCTGATATAACAGAGGTTGCAAGTTGGTTAGTATTCTGTTCATTCGATGCAGTAGATTCAGTATGGACATTCACGGCTCGTGGTAAGCGATATATATTCGAGTCTAAGGAAGATGCACAGTTCTTCTTAGACCCAAGTAGAACAACGATTGATGTATCAACAGGACTAGCACTACAAGATAGTGTTGAGATTCTGCCTACAAACTCATTAACTAATCCTCCGAGCATTGGTTCAGGAGCAGCACTAGTAGATCCAGTGAACCTAGAGCTTATCAGTTTAGTGATGTACGAAGACGGTTACAATGATCCTCGTAAAGTAGAAGTACGTTCACCAGATACTAACAACGACGGCGTGCCTGATGAGCCACTAGAGATTGATATATTTCTAGACAACGGCGGCTCACCTGATACAGTATACTTTGAGAGATTTACTGACTTTGATAACTACGAGTACTTTAGACTTTGGGAACATGGTGAGTATCAACTTAACACTGGCCCATTAGTAGTAAGCAAGGTTGGCTTAGACTACGTAATGTCAGCGATTTCAAGTCCAGATCCTAATAGAGCAACAACGATTGTTGATCTTATGGTTACGACACTTGATCCGTCAGCATTAGGCACAGGAACTATACACGATGCTATCGTTAATCCAGCAGGCACAGGCTCTCCTGATGCAGCAGAGTCTATCCTAGCATTTAACGGAATGGTTTTCTATGACGCTAACGCATCAGTAGAGACATTCTATGTGTTTAATCAACTAACAACGCTAACAGGAGAGATTGTAGTAACAACAAATCACGATGCTAAGTTAGGCAGAAGCTTTGAGTTAGATGTAATAACAGATCCAACACAAGAGAATCCGTTGTACTTCAAATGGAAGCATTACGCACCTCGTAGCAATCGTATTGATCCTAGCATATCTAACGTCATTGACGTAATGCTATTGACAAATACATACTATGGTGAAGTGATTACATGGAAGGCATCGAACGATATAACTGCGCCATTTCCAACTGAGCCTACAACAGAGGATCTACGTATTCAGTTCGCTGAGTTAGAAGAATTCAAGATGATGTCAGATCAAATCATCTATAAACCAGGTAAGTTCAAGCTATTGTTTGGCACTGGTTCAGAGGATGAATTGCAAGCCAAGTTTAAAGTAGTTAAGGTAGACGGCTCAACAGTAACAGACAACGAAGTGAAGTCACAAGTTATCTCAGCTATTGATGATTACTTTGACATCTCAAATTGGGATTTTGGAGAGAGCTTTTTTTATACGGAATTATCGACGTTCATTCATCAAACGCTAGCTAAAACAGTAGCTTCAGTGGTCATTGTACCACAGAAATCAGATTCGGTATTCGGTAACCTCTTCCAAGTAAAAGGAGAACCTGATGAGTTATTCTTAAGTACAGCAACAGTAGGCGATGTAGTAATCGTAAGGTATTCGGTAACCTCTTCCAAGTAAAAGGAGAACCTGATGAGTTATTCTTAAGTACAGCAACAGTAGGCGATGTAGTAATCGTAAGAAATCTTACTGACACGAACCTACGCATAGGAGCATCAACATGAGACTAGAAGAAATAGAAGAAGCGCGCAGGGGTAATGCAACAGGCGTTCGGCAGCAGACAGGAATATACAAAGTATATGTCAATACACACGGCGATCCAGAAGATAGCTGGAACACTAACGCAATTAAGTATGACACAGTTCCAATTGCAGTTGAAGCAGCAAAAGACTTGTTTAGTCGCTGGACGGCTGTTAAGTACTGGCGAGTCATGGATGCTACGCAAACAACTGTATACGCAGAAGGACCGTAATGAAAATAATGTTTCACGGAACTAACGCTGAGAATGCAGCAAAGATTATGAAAGACGGTTTTACTGTTGGAACATTCTTTGCTAGACATCTTGAAGATGCTTTACACTTCGGTGGAGATTATATCTTTGAAGTATATTTTGAGACAACTCCTACGAACTATTGGGAATACATATGTGATAGCATTATACCGCCATCAGACATTAGAACCCACTATGAATTGAAGATTAATATGCTGTGGGATAATGAAGAATGCGTGAATAATATAAGCAGGCAGTTAGTCAAAGAACGCAATGATAACAGTATTTTTTGTGAAGCATGTGTCGGCAAGGGACAACTAGAGTATTATCCGTCGTTTACAAGGTGGCCCGATAAAGAAACAATAACGGTTTGTGATGATTGTGGCGGATTTGGTTACACAGAGGAGGAAACAGATGAAGTTAGATGAGATAGACAACAACTGGGCAAAAACTGAATGGTCATCGAAGGCTGGGCTTGTTTATGCAGGTGACTGTCGTTCAGATGAGGCATTAGCTGAAATGGGATATGATGATGCTACAGAGTTTGCATACGCAGTTGAGAATGCAGAGCCAGTAGAATTAGAAGTATTTAAGAAGTTAATTTGGCCTAACGAGATTAGCAGTAAGTTATTGCGAATGTCAAATAGAGAGAATATAAAATTAGAAAGGGATACGATGTCTGGCAATCTTTGGATACATGATCTAGAGAATGACATACATCATTTTTGGGTTTAATGAAATTAAATGAGATACAACAAAGAGAACTACTACATTGTTTCGACAATTCGTGGCGATTGATGATGGATCTTATCAAAGGTGAATCAGAAGAAGTACAAGACAAATATACATTAGTACACGCAACTGTTACAAACATAGAGGGTAGAACGTTTGCACATGGCTGGCTAGAACTAGAAGGCAAAGCAATAGACAGTTCACGTAGCAAAGAAGATCCACTAGTGATGGATGCAGTAAAGTACAGAGATGTAATGAACGCAGAGAATATCATAGAATATACAGTAGTTGAAGCTATGATTAAAGCAGCAAGAGAAGGCAACTTAGGCCCGTGGAATAAGAGTTTACTATGAGAGTTAATGAAATAACAGATAAGGATAAGTTTGTTGGCAATCTTAAAGACCCAGCAGCAACAGAATTACAGGATATTGTTGATAGATTGATTCAATCAGCAAGTCGAGGATACAGCTTTAACGCATACAACGCAGACAAAGAGCTTGCGACTATTATAGGCATTCCTCCAAGAATGGATATTGAGACCCAAGAAGGTAATCTGATTGGGAACATAAAGGGAATAATTAAGAGTTCACAGCATTGGGCTTTCAAAGCATTTAGGGGTGACGTAGAAGAAGAATTCGCTGTTTACGTAGTGAGGAAGACATGAAACTATCAGAGATTAAACAAGAACGTAAATCATCTAGCTGTCGATGCGGCAAGATAAGTTGCAAAGGAGATTGCGCACCTAAGCCAGATAAGAGTTGTCGTTGTGGCAAGATAAAATGCAGAGGCGAGTGTAGCACATGAATATTATACTAACTATCTTATCAGTAGCATTAACTTCGTGGTTGATCTTAGGCGGCATCTTCTTAGCATATCCTACAGTTCAAAGATTGAAAGCACATAAAGATGAACTAAGTTGGTTCACTATAATACCTATGTACTTGTGGTCTGCAATTGCTATTATAGCTGACGTAGGCTTCAACGCTACATGGGGAACATGGATATTTCGTGAGTTACCTCGCGAGTTTCTATTCACAGATCGCTTGAAGCGACACTGGCGTAGCGACGATGAAGAACAGAAAGCAAGAGCAAAGCCCTGGGTTGACAGAGTTAATATGATTGATCCAGGACATGTATGAAGTTAACAGAGATAACAAAGAAGGAGTTTATACAAGGACTTAAAGATCCTGGGAAGCAGAAAGTTAAGCAGAAGATAAAAGAACTACGCAGACTACTAAAGCCGCTTGAATGGAAAGTACGCTCAAGTTATAATCCTAAAGCAAGAGTAGTAAGTCTTTCTATGTATACTGAATCAGAGAGCATAGTTACATATGACTTGAAGACAAGTAAAGTAGTAACAAACATAGCAGAAGTAAAGGACGCAGTAGAGAGTAAGTTTAGTGAGAATAGGAATTATGTATTATACATGGGTTGGCAATCAAGTAACGACGATTACCTAGTCGCTGAAGTAGTGATAGGATGAAAGCAAACGAGATAACAGAGAGCTTCATGCCATACACAGATGAACAGAAAGAGTTTATCCAAGCTATATATGATGCTCTTCCTGAAGATAGCTATGACATAGGAGTTAATAATGAACTAATGACTCTACATGATGGTGGACTTAAGTTTGAAATTGAAGTCAGACAACTAGATGAGTTACAACCAGCAGTAGATAAGATAACAGAAATAGCTAGAGAACTGAAGTGGCAGTACAATTTCTCTAGCATAGGGCATTACACAATGCCACTGAAGGCACGATTCACAGTAATGCCACTTGAAAAGTTCATACAGCAATTAGGTAGGTAATAACAATATTGAGAGCAAATGACGATCAAAGCACAACCAGATTAAGTACGAGTAAAAGCGAGTAAGAACGACGAATTTTAACAGGAGGAGAAACTATAGAGTTTAGAACAAAAGAGTAAACACCAGTCCAGCTTAACGCTGTCCAGTGTGTTTCCACTTTAGTCCTAACCTAGATTAATAGTTATGAGTTGTTTAATCAGAATATACAGTAAGTTCGGCAAAGAGCATGTATACACGTTCAACGAGTATAGCGTACTCAACAGTACACTTACCATCTATTCTGCTAATTTAGACTGCGTAGACATAAGAAACGTAAAAGGATGTGTAGAGAGTAATCAACCTTGCTGCATACATATCACAGATAGTAATAACGACATGTACACAACTACTGAATGCCACATAGAAGGCGCAACACTCGATAAAGAATCCGACGAAATAGTATACGAACTAGCTAAGACAAGCTTCACAAACCATAAAGAATAGACAGAGATATAATATGAACAAGCAAATAGATATGAAAGATTTAATGGAAAAGCTAGAGAACATTAACGAAGACACTCTATCTTATGAACAAGAAGCCTTTCACGCTGGTTATCAAAACGGACTGAACGATGGTACAACAGATAACTGGTACGACGGAAGCTGGAAGAAAGCATATGAACAATGGTCACGAAGTCGCGACAGCTTAGGACACGACAATGCACTAGGCAACGATCACGAACCAAGTTATGGAGAAACAAGATGAAATTAAGTGAAACTAAAAGTTGGATGATCGGCAGCGTAAGAGTATACGCATGGCCGTTCGTAATGGTAATAGTAGTAACACTAGCAGCATATGGATTTGATACTTATATCCTATGAGATACTATATTCACTCATGCAACTCTACTTGTAGGCTTGACTGTAGTAACTATTCACAACAGTACTAAATTGTATGATGTATTTGAGTGTAAGTGAGTGAGATAATAGGGAGGCAAAAATAGTCCCGAATACGATATAAGAATGTTTTTAAACACGCAGAAAAAGTAACAATGAAGCTATAGTTGACGTAGAGAGTGGTAGGACGTTTTTTCGATACAGAGGATTTAGAATGGTAAAATGTACACATACAGAGAAGTATCGAGAGTGATTTTTACCAGTATTACGATTTAATAATACACTAACAACACTAAATGATGACCGTTCAGTGGGTTTTACAAGAGAGAAGTATCGAGAGTGATTTTTTACCACTATTACGATATAAGAATCACTAGTGTCTTATATAATGAACAGTTAAGCAGTATAAAAGAATAGTAGAGAAGAATGAAGCTATACAAGGGTTTAAGAATGATAATTATGCTACAAATGAAGGCTTTATATCACTAGTGCAACTAGTGATGGGTTTTAGTTATTAATAGCTACTATTACGCTGTTTCCATAACTTTAGGGACGGTGGAGACGAGAATAAAAAAGGAATAAAAAGGGAATGATTCAGAGATTTGTAAAGAAATTACCGGCAATATTGCAGACAGAGGTCCAAAAGGAGTTCTATGCTGCGACATTTGACCAGTTATTTAATTCAGCCAATGTAGAACAGGCACAGGGATTTATCGGTAGGCGTTCGAGTGATGTCCTAGACCCTGCAGTGGATAATTATTTAGGTGAACCTAATAAGAACAGAGCGTCTTATCAGCTTGAGCCTATTGCCTATGCGGTTAATGCTGCATTGCAAGACTCGAATCATAACTTCTATGAAGACCTATTAAACTATGTTGAGCATCGTGGCGGCAATATTGACAACCATGATAGATTGTTTAGTGATCTATACTATAGCTTTGCACCGCCGATAGATGTAGATAAGTTCCTAAACTATCAAAACTATCTCTGGTTGGAGGCATCAAACATAACTAATACTGCTCCTACGGCGTTCATCCAAGCACCGCTTTGGGATGCTGCTACATATGATACTTTCATAGAGAGCGACATCATTGGCGCTACAGACTTCAATACTAGTAATAATGCCAACTTGACTCCTGGAGACTTCCAGTTCAGTACAGGTATGCGTGTACAGTTTGAAGGTTCGGCATCTTATGATACGCCATTGTATGTAGAGTGTGTTGGTAGAGGTATTCGCTTAGTAGAAGACTTGAGTGTTGTGCCTGCTGACCTAAGTATAGCTGATTACATTACTAGTGAGCGTGGAAGTTGTGAAGGTAGTCCTTGGAGTAGAAGTAATAGATGGTTCCATGAAGACGCAGTTGATAGCATTACGGCTCTTGGACAGTTACTTGGTGGAACGATTACTGATGGTGGACTAAACTATGAGGTAGGTGATCCTCTTCTAGTTAATGTGGGTGACGGGTCTGATGGTTCATTCTTTGTCTCTAGTATAGCATTAGGTGGAGTTATTGATGGCATAGGAGTATTAACAAGAGGTACTGGATATTCGTTTGCACAGCATAATGGAGCAGGATCTATACCTGCTATTGTTGAGCCATTGCAATGGGATAATGAGGCTGTTGGTGGACTTGGTTCATCGTGGGATCCTAATAACATTGCTACTAAAGCTTCTGGCTTCTTGACATCATTAGGGCAGACCGAGGCGGACTTTGATAACGTATCACCTAATGGTACTTATGCTGGTGGAGCTTCTCATGTTATAGGTGACTTTGTTACACTAGATGATGGCACAATTATTGAAGTGGAGAATGTATTGGCAGGTGTAGTGACTGAGTTTACTATTACTACGTCTAGTACTTCTCTTATCTTAACACAAGGAACTACCCAGAGTCAAACAGGATCAACAGGTCCAGGTACAGGCTTCTCATTAACACTAGATACAGCTAATGAGTTGGGCGTTACGTTATGGGATGACAACACGATTGTTACTGGTAATGGTAGTGGCGCATTGATTGATGGTATACTTGCCTCGGCTGTGTCACGTAGTAACAAAGCCGCTCGGCCTATCTTAGAGTTTAAAAAAGACATTGAACTATATAACTTTGGCAATAGATTTATTGGTGAAGTAACAGCAGTAGCAGAGACAGAAAGCTTTGGTGATATCCAAGGTGCTGGCTCTGGACTAGAAGTAGATGGACATGAACTAGTGAACGGAGATACACTTATCTTCTTGAATCCTGTTAGTGTGCCAACGTTCCAAGAGTGGGATAAAGATCCTGATGCTGGCTTTGGCACATTCACTGGCTCACGATGGGATGAGTCGGGTCCAGTTACTACTACGACTGCAACTACACTAGCGTTTGCTGATGTAGGTTCGGCTGATACGATCACTGGTGCTGGCGGTGGCGTAGACTTCTTAGCTGAAGGCTTTACACCTGGCCAGACAATAAACATTGCAGGCTCAGCATCTAATGACGGTGACTATGAGATTGCTGCGGCTGGTGTTACTTCTACAGTTATCACGCTGGCTTCAACAGAATCATTAGTAACAGAAGGCGCAGTGGCAGCAGTATTGAGAGGCTATCACATTGCAGCCGCAGGTACTACACCATGGGATGTAAGCGGTGCCACTGGCGCATTGACACGTTTCATATGGCATGTTGATCTTGTTACAAACCCAGGCGTTATCTTACTAGAACGTATTGATCTAGAGACAGGCATCTTCCCTAGCTCTGTCACAGTAGACATAGGAGAGAACATATTGATCTTGGAGGGAACCGCCTACCAAGGCTCTACGTTCTATCAAGAATTAGATGTATTAACAGTGACTTACACGTGGGAGCTAGCACAGAGCAAAGATGCGGCTAACCAGCAGCCACTATTCAGTCTGTATGATGGAGATGGAATAACCCTAGACGATTCAACAGCTTACCCTGTTTCCACTTTCATAGGCAATGAGATATACTCATATAAAGTCCTTACACAACAACGACTTACAGAGCAGGGAGGTGGTTCCCTTACTGATGATCCAGTTCTTGGATTTCCACTAGAGACCAAAGGCTTTAGAGAACTGGGAGATGTTATCTTTGAGAACGACCTCGAGACAGATCGAGTCGATTACACTCCAACTGGCTCAGCCACCACAGAGATAGTAGGCTACTATTTCTTCAAGGTGTTTGATACTGCGCCTGCTGATTGTACCATCCTAGGCTCAAGCTTTGAGACTAATTGGCAATCATCTACTGCACCAGAGGAGTTAAGAGTTATAGATAGATTCTTAACTACAACAGACGATGAAAACACATTCCCAATAAGCGGTGGGCCAGTCGATCAAGTCTCTGGCCCAGCTAACTTTGTTGTAACACAAGGCAGACGTTTGAATACATCTGAGTTCGCTTACATACCTGAGACTAATAGTATGAAACTATTAGCACGATCAACCAATGATGAATCAGCGGCTGGCACAGGTACCCAAGCTGGCTACACCTTCTCATCAATCAGCGAAGACTTTGAAGTATACATTGATGGACTGTATCAAACCCTAGGCACAGACTTAAGCAATGCCTTCACAGATTATATCATAGTATCACAAGATGCATCAACAGGCACAGTCATTACATTCGTTACTGCACCAATAGTAAGCGCAGCTATCTTAGCCCGCCAGCAAGCATCAGGCGCACCTGGCGAAGGCGCAGTAGTAGAGTTACTCACCTACACCTTCGATGCAATAGCAGACGAAGACTTAGGATACTTTGAGATACCTAATGCATTAGAGAACAACCCTAACAACTTAGAAGTCCTAGAACAATCATGGAATGAGTTCACCCCTCACTATACATCTATCATCACTGAGCAGGCTGTGTATGAAGGCACAGCGTTCGGTGCAGGTAATAACTATAGAGACACACTCAAAGATGGCTCACTGGGTACGTTCATACTACAGAACCAAAGCCCACTCATCAAGACAATGCTATGCACATCCACTGATGAGCTAGACATAGTAGAGGCATTACGTCTATCATCTAATGAGTACACACGCTATAAGAATAAGTTCATAAGGGTAGGCATACAGTTAGTCAAGGAAGGCTTTACCCCTCAACAGTTAGGCAATCAGATACCCGTAAGCGAATGGGTAGACGAGGCTATACGTCGCATCATTAGGGCACGCGAGTATGACACAGCGTTCAATGATACGTACATGATAGCGTGGAACACTGTGTATCAAGAGACAGTATTCGTGGGTACAGGGGCTACACTCATATACAGCACAACAGACTTCGTTGACCTAGAAGATAAAAGAAATGTATTATATGTTTACATTGATGAAATTTTACAGGCGGTTGGAAAAGATTATACAATAACAAATCTTAACCCAATCCAAATAACAATGACAACTCCACCATCGGTAGGTGCGAGCATAGTCATGCGCCTCTTTGGAGAATCTTCGGCTGCACACATTCCTGCGACTCCTACTAAATTAGGACTCTATACAGCCGTGGTTCCAGCTATTATCACAGATGATACATATGCTAATTCCACTCAGTTCATACTAGGACATGATGGTTCTCGTACACCAGTTTATAATAGTATTATAGATGAATTACTACTAGAGTTTGAGACACGTATATACAATGGTATTATAGAAGGGTTCCGAAAAAATTACACGATACCTTTGGAAATGGATACGTATAAGCCTGGTAAGTTCCGTTCTACACGATGGGAGCTAAGTGAGTTACAAGACTTGATTAAACAGTCTTTCTATAAGTGGGTATCGTCAAATAAAGCTGATTACATTACTAATGGTTATTATGATGCATTAGATCCATTCACTTGGAACTATAAGACAGTAGTAGATGTAGATGGTGAGTTGCTGCCAGGTTATTGGAGAGGTATATTCGATTACTATTACGACTCACAGACACCTGATACTACTCCATGGGAGATGCTAGGTTTCTCTGCTATACCTGATTGGTGGGAGAGTACAGCATTATTAGTTGGTGATGATGGTGCGGAAGAGTTAGCTTTGTTTGGAGATAACTTCACAGGCTATGGCTCTGCTCCTTATGTGTCAACTAATGCTATGTGGAGTGATCTTGAGAATGGGTATGTAAGGCGTCAAGTAGATATAGCTACGGAAGAAATCGTGTTAGGATACGTTGATACACGTTATGCTAGGACGGACTTAGTTGCGGATCATCTTCCTGTAGATGTCCTCGGCGCTTTAAAGGCTTCGCCTTTGCTTTGTATCGACGCGTCCGCAAGCTTGGTAGATCCGAGTGCTAGTGATGCGGCTGCAGATTATGACTGGACTGATAAAGCACCAGTAGAGTATGCTTGGGAAACATCGGAATCATTCCCGTTCGCAGTAGCAGAAGCATTGTTTCTTGCTCGACCAGGTGAGTTCGGTGAGAAGTTTTGGGATCCAGAACATATTTATGAAGTGCCAGTTGACAATGAACAGATTGTATCTAGTGATGCAGGTATCTTTAAACGTATAGGAAACAGTACGTTATACGTACACGGTGAAGTAGTGAGTGGCGTGGCTCAGATACAGACTGGTTATCAAGTATGGATTGCTGGTCGGCTTAAGTCATTGAAGAAAGATGTTACAGTAGACTTCGGAAACCTTCTTCGTACACTAGACGTTAAGCTCGGCCACAAGATGGCCGCGTTTACTAACAAAGATACTATGAAAGTGTTCGTAGAAGGTATCAGTGTTACTTCGCAAGCAAGTAACTTACTTGTGCCAGCAGAGAACATTGACGTAGCATTGTACACAGGCGCGCCAGTTACAGACTATGTATACAGTGGCGCGCTTGTTCGTGCATTAGCTGATGACCAGTATCAAGTATTTGGCTACGATGTTACGGCGGCCGAGTTCATTATAGTTCCGCGAGTTATATCAGCAGCAGATCAAGACGTAACAGTAGGTGGTCAGCCTGAGACATTCATTCAGTTTGCAATTGGTACTTCATATATGTTAGGTATGATTGCTAGACTAAATGGTATATTCTATCGTTGTATAGAAGCGCATCAAGCAGATACGTTTGAAGCTGACAAATGGTTGAAGCTAAACAAACTTCCAATCACTGGAGGTGTGAGTGCTACCTACAAGGTAACTGGTGCAAATTCAGAAGTCGCAATTCCATACGGCCATAAATTTAATGGTGTTCAGGAAGTCTTCGATTTCTTAGTAGGATTAGGCGAAGCACAAACGAATGCAGGTTGGACGTTCGAAACAGTCAACTCAGCTAACAATACAATTAACAACTGGGTACAAGCAGCAAAGGACTTCTTGTTCTGGGTAGGTACTCAATGGGAAGAAAACTCTATTATACAGTTATCTCCGATGGCAGAGAAGGCTATACTTATAGCTCAAGAAGGTTATGTTGATAATGTAGAGCAAGTCATCAATGGTGTATACGCTGTTCTAGATAAGAATGGTGTTGCTATTGATCCTATCAATACAATCATTAATCGTGTAGATCGCAGAATAGAACTAGAGCCTGATATAGAACAGACAGGTATCTATGGTTTACATGCGATCACTCGCGAAACAGAGAACATCGTTACATTCGATAACGTAACTGTGTTCAACGATACATTGTACGATCCAGTTCTTGGTTCACGACTAGCACGACTAGACTTTAGAGGTCGTCGTACTCGCGAATGGACAGGTAAGCTTGAAGCTGCAGGATTCATTATTACAGCTAACGGTTTGCTACCTAACTATGAGAACATGGTAGACAGTATTCGTAACTATCACAATACAGAAGTCGTACTAGACAATCCTGCTATTGAAGAAACTGCGCGTCACTTAATCGGCTTTGACGAGCGCGATTACTTTACTGATCTAGGTATTCTAGATGATGCACAGTATCAGTTCTATCAGGGTATGGTTCGACAGAAGGGTACACGACAAGCTGTTGAGAAGATGGAGCGTAACAAACTTGTTACAGACATTGACAATGATCTAACTATCATTGAAGAATGGGCATTGAGACTCGATAGCTTTGGTGCAGTATGTGTTAATAACTTTACAGAGTTCTTGATTGCAGCAGATGAAGTTAAAGTTGATCCACAGTTGGTTCAACTCGCATACCCTGCAACAGAATCAGTTCCGCCTACTTATGCATTCGATAGCGTAGATGATGTTACAGTTACGGATGACGATCCTGACGGAGTTCGTGGTGATCTAGTAACGATTGATAATCACAATTACAGAAGCGGCGCACCTAAGACATATAGTGCAGGTGGCGGCACTGTTGTTGGCGGACTACTTGACGATACAGAATACTATATCATTGTAATTGATGAGGATAGATTCCAATTCGCATTAACAAAATCAGATGCAACATCAGTTACGCCAATTCACATCGACTTGACAAGCACTGGCGTTGGTACTGCGCATACATTAACTGCATTCCCAACAGGTGTAGTTACAGAGATTGATCTTGTTAGCGCAGCTAATACATATACAATTGCGCCAACTGTATTCATTACTAATCATCCTGACGATACAACAGGTTCAGGTGCTACAGCAGTATCTATCTTAGACACAGATGGTTCGATATTGCGTATTGATATATTGACAGGTGGTACTGGTTACAGTCAACCGCCACAAGTTGCAATAGGCTTGCCAGTTATATCCGCATTAGCAGATAGAGCAACGGCACGTATTAGCTTTGATGTCGCTACAGATGATCCATCAAATGGTGCAATTCTTATTGACATTGATGATGAGACACGCTGGATTACAAAACCAGGTGGTGTTGCATGTGACGTTGCAGGCGAGGTATGGCCTGATGATGTATTAGATACATATAATACTACGAACGCAGGCTATGTACACAGTGAAGATGCTAACTTCCAATCATTCTCTGAGGCTGATGTTGATTCATTAGCTACAGCAGCAACGGTTCCAAGCAAGCACGGTCAGACGATCTGGGTGGCACGCGATGCACGCGAAGAATTTGGCGTGTATGGACTTGATGGCTATAAGGGTTCTACTATACTTGGACAAGTTAATACAGACTTTGATAACGTAAGTCCGAATGGTACATTCTTTGGCGGCACAGGATATGTTGCTACAGAGATTATTACTCTTAGCGATGGTACACAAGTCACAGTAAATACTGTTTCTAGTGGCGCAGTAGTAACGTTTAATATTACATTAGCGAGTCAAACATCATTCGCAGCGCGTGCGGACACAACATTAACAACAGCATCATCGAATGGTCTAGGTAACAATGACTTTACACTAACTCCAGGAATTGCAAACGAAGAAAGCGGTAGTGATCTATTAGGAATAGGTGCTACACTAACGCAAACTCCTGCAGCAGAAGACGATGGTCTTGTAACATTAACAAGTATTCCTCGTGAAGACTTGATCGAAGCACAGTTCACAATTGATGTAGACGGCGAAGTAGTCGAGGCAGTAACAGTTATTGGTGGCGGCTTCGGTTATACTAGAGATGCAGAGTTTACTATTACATCAAACACAGTACCATCTAGCAACGGCAATGCAATCATTGAGTATCAAGTTGATGCTTTCGGTAGTATTGCAACAGCAAATGTTAAAGTAGGTTCAACAGGTTCTGAATACTACGTTACTATTGATACAGTAACAGTAGCAGCAGGTGGAACAGGCTATAGCATAGATGATGTATTAACAGTAGTCGGTGGTACAGGAGTAGGTGCAACATTGACAGTTGATGAAGTAGCTACAATAGCTTCACAAACTTATCTATTATTCGATGGTGTAACATTAGATGAAGGTACGTTTGCAGGCGGCACAGGTCACGACATTGGGGATATAATTACGTTAACAGATGGCTCTACTATTACTGTAGACAATGCAACTGTATCAACAATTGCATTGCAAACTGAAGCAGACTTTGATAACTCTCCAACGACAGAAGGTACATTCACAGCAGGTACTGATTATCTCATTGGCGATATAATAACAATGTCAGACGGTACTGTTGTACAAGTCACAGGCGCAGGTGATCCGTTTGTTACACCAGTAGTTGGCGCACCAATTACTGCTTTCCAAATTATCTCTGCTAGTACAGTTACAACAATATTTAATAATGAAGTGTTAGCACCTAGACAAGCACCACCTTCGGGCGGAGCAGGCTTCACACTAACACTAGATGTAGACAACGTACAAGTAACGCCCACAACAGGTATTGTTTCTGAATTCACAGTAACTACTGCAACGACAGCAGGTATTACAACTGACCTAGATACAATTGCGCAAGCAAGCTCAGACGGTACAGGTGTAAACTTCTCACTAACACTAGGAAGACTTAATCAAGAAGTGTTTAGTGTAGAGATTACAACACGCGGCGAATACTCAAATGATGCATCGCTGCCAACTGCATCAGGCGCAGCTACTACAGTTCTTCCTTCAGGAGGCACAGGAGCTACTGTTGACTTGACATTCTTTGATGATGGCATTGTAGTTAGTTCTGATGATATTATAGAACCTACAGGCTGGCGTCGCTACATGGGCAACTCAATTAGAAACGAAGGACAAATTTATGCAAACAATGTTTTGTATGACTATGTACTTGTCAGTGGTTCAACTTATACCTTAAGCAAGGACGGTGAACCTATTGAGGATAACATTCTTGCAGATGATACAGAATACTTTACGTTAATGAATTTGCGTTTCCGTACAATCGGGGAGCGTAGAATCTTTGAATCAACATTAGCTCTATTCGGGTCACAATCATTAGACGTAGATAATGTAACACTGAATGATCTAATTGTTTGGACTGATGGTGAAAACAGCCCAGTCACTACATCTGATGCAGCGACACTAATATTCGCAGATGACAACCCTGATACGATAACACGTACAGGCGGCTCATCTACGTTTGTTTCAGAAGGATTCTTTGAGGGACAAACGATTACTATTACAGGTACAGTATCTAACAATGGTACATATACTATTGCAACGAGCGGTGTTGAACCATTCGTAATTACTTTGATAGCAGATGATACATTAGTATCTGAAACAATTGCAAGTACAATAACAGGCGCAGCATTAAATACAGTATGGACAGCTAGTGAATTTATTACTACAGCAACACCTGCAGTTGGTCTTTTCTTAGATGAATCATTGTCGATTGGCTCTGGTTCAAGTATTCTTGGTACTGATGTTCCAGCAAGTAAGCAAACTGCATTCATAGCATTAAACGACTGGAATGCAACTGGTGGGGCAGGTGGTGGCGCAGGGCTAGCGATTGACAGTGGCGCAAATACAATTACAAGAACAGATGGCACGCCGTTTGATGATCCTGGATTTTTTGTAGCACTTCAAGAAATTACAATAAGTAATTCTGAAGACGCAGGTAATGATGGCATACATGATATTCTTACTGTCACCTCAACAGTTATTACCCTCTCAACGTCATTGACTACTACTAATGCAGATGATGATTCAATGGAGATTTCTATTACTGAAACCGCAGCAGCAGAAACAATTGTTGATAACTCTGCGGCAGTAGACTTTGATGCAATATTTGATATTGGTGATCTTGTTGAAATCATATCTGATAGCAATAATGGATTCTGGACAATAACAGACATTTTTGGCGGAACAGGTTTCCCAGAAGGCGAGCGAGGCTATTTGCGAGTAACACCTACTGATCTTATTCGTAACGGTGGATTCGAGCATGTACTTTCACCATCTGTCATTAAGTCACCTGCTGGAGTATTATATTCGTATAATGCATTACGCATAGAAGCAGAATACATTGAAACATATAAATTTGAAAATGCATTTGTATATGAGAATGATACTAAGGATACACTAGCTCAAATCCCAGTTTATGATCCGTTCAAGGGAATTATCCCAGGTACTGCTGATCTAAACATTACATGGAAGAGTCAACGTGATCCTGCACGATACACTAATGCATCAGTAGACGATGCAGCTAAACTAGTTAGCGCAGACTTAGCCTTTGACGGTGATCAAGTTGGCTTGCTATGGTGGGATCAAAGCACAAGTGCATATCTACATTACGAGCAAGGTACTGATGAATACCGCAGAGATAATTGGGGCAAATTATTCTCAGGATCAAGTGTGGATGTCTATGAATGGACACGTAGTACAAGTCTGCCAACTGCATACACGGGTGACGGAATAGTACGTAGCTTAACTAATTACACTGAATTACAAGAGTGGGATCCGATTCTTGAAAGAGTAGCTACATATTATTACTTCTGGGTCAAGGATCGCACAGAAATTCCAGGTGGTGTTAATAGAACAATCGCTGCATTTGAAGTTGCAAGTATTATTAGCAATCCAGCAGCTAATCTATATCAATGGTTCAGCCCAGTTAGTCAGTCAGGTTTCATGTTCTCTGGTGTGGACGGAGTGTTCACAGATAGTGATAACGTATTCCAAATTAACTTCCGCCGTAGTGATGATGAACGACCAACACACGTTGAATGGGAGTTAGGTCGTGAGAATGATCCTAGCTACGTTATTAATAATATACACTGGGACAAGACGGTTGATTCTCTTGTAGGATATACTGTTCCGATACCAATTGGTACAGAAGCATATACAGATGATATTGGAGAATTCAATACTGATCCAGTTGGAGCAACAGATACGTCTGGTATAGATAGCGGAACAGAAGCTATTACGTTTAAAGCAGAACACGGATTCTCTAATGGCAATGGTGCGCGCTATTCTAAGGCAGGCGGCATTGATACTATCGGTTTAACAGATGGTGTTATGTATTATATAGAAGTAATAGATTCTACATCGGTATATGTACATAGCCAAGCACGCCAAGCTAATCCATTGTTCGGTGTGCCGAACCCAGCTACTAGAGTAAATATAGCTTCGGTAGCAACTCCAGCATTACCACTATTGCCAGAAGTTCACAAGTTGACTGTTGAGAGTCTTGCATTGAATAACTTTAACAATGCATTGCCAACAGCAGCAGATCCAACTATGGGATACTTAGTTGTACCTGATCCAACATTGAGTGCAGCAAATCAATTAGGTATACGTACACGACCTATGCAGACTATGTTCTTTGACATCTTTGATGCACGACGAGTATATGTAGATAAAATAAATCAACTAACAGAAAGCATTATTCTACGTGACGAAAATCCACTATGGAATGCAACACTATCCACTAATGATCTTTGGGAATGGGTAGATTGGTACCTCGAAGGATTTGATGAGACTAACTCATCTCCAATTCGACAAGTAGATGATACTAGTGATTTAGTGTTGCTACTTAATCCGCTTGATGGAGATATTGTAAAAGTAATAGGAACGCGATTTAGTTTGTATGAGTATAGCTCTGACACAGAATTATACACATTGATTATGCGTGAAGCAAGCAGGCTGAATCTATTGAGTACAATTTACACAACCGATCAATCTTTAGCAACCGCACTTGAATTGCGTGAACTTATACTAGCGATAGAAACAGAAGTATTTGTGAATGAATTAGTTGTGAATAACAACTTAGTATATTTTGCTATGTTGAACTATGTCTTTAGTGAACAGGATGATCTTGATTGGGCATTCAAATCAACATATATCTTCCTAGATCAAACAGGACAAACATTATCACAACCTCGTGTATTCCAAGAAGATCCGTTCGATAGTGCGCTAGAGTATATCACAGAAGCTAAGCCGTATCAAACAAAGGTACGTGACTTCCGTGTGACTCGCGCAACAGAACTTGATCTAGCTGAGGGCGAAGCAACAGAACAGTCTCGCACTATAACATCGTTTATGGTGTACGATCAAATTCGTGGTGGTGACTTGAGTGTTACAGAAATGCGTATTGCTAAGTTCGAAAACAGTCAGAGCAGTTCTTACAAAGGATACTCAACATTAGACAATGGTACAGTTTTTGTACGTCTAGGTGCAGCAGGCAGAGCAGTTAATAATTATCGTACAGAACTTGCAGATATTCAAGCACCTACAGGAGGCATCACAGCAGATATTACTGTTGATGTAGCTGGCGGACAACTTGTATCTGTGAACATAGTAACTCCTGGATTTGGCGGCACAGGTTATACAAATGACACAGGAGTTACACTTACTCTTACGTCTACAGCGGGCGGCGGCAACGGAACAGGTGAAATCACATATGACATTATTTTAGGAGTCATAACAAATCTATTCATAAGTAACTCTGGTAGCGGATATATAAACGGAACAGCAATAGATGTATTAGAAACACCGCTTCCTAATACGGGTACAACGCTTGCAGAATTTGACCCTGCCCAGAACGGCAATCCAACTACAACAGAGGAGCTTGAAGCTGTAGCATTAATTAATACTGCTATCACATCAGAGTTCTTCTTTGACTATCAAGGATCATTCTTACAGAATACATCTTTCGGTGGTCTGCCTACATTAGGAAGTTATACACTCTTTGATGGTGGCTCAGGTTATGTAGTAGGAGATATATTACAACTTGATGCAGGATCAGGTACGCCCGTTAGTAACGCACAGTTCCGCGTAAGCGCAGAAGCTGGTACAGTTATTACAGCACTTGATTTAATTGATGGCGGTTCATATATCCAAACTCCAACAATAGATCCAGTTGATCTACTAGGTGGATCAGGATCTGGTGCACAGTTAACAGCACTAGTCTTTGAGAATGGATCATCAGTACCTCACGATACAACTCCGTGGGATCAAATTGGATTCGAGTCTTCAGTTAATGATCCGAGTGTTACTACACTTGACGGCTCACCTGATGACTTGACAACTACTGTTCCTGGCAGCACGCAATCTAATTATGACGGCGTGTTCCCGAATGGTTCATTCGCTGGCGGCTCAGGATACAAAGCGAATACAGGATCTAATGATTATACATCAGGGTTAACATTCGCATTAGTAGGTGGCGCAGATACGATTACGCGTACAGATGGTACGGCGTTTAATACAGCTGGCGAATTTACAGTGGGTCAAAGACTTATTGTAACGCTATCTGAAAATACAGGCGAGAATGATGGTACATATACTATCGTTGATGTTACTGCTACTGTTATTACATTATCTACCTCAGATGTATTAGTCAATACTTCGACACCTCCAGACACTACTGCACAGCTAGCAGGATTCGATACAATCATTATGCAAGATGGTCCGAGTAGTAATAACGGTTCTAATATTACCGTTGATGTTGTGGCAGCAGGTGTTGTCACTGGCTTTACACTTACTGGCGGTAGTACGGCATTCATTATTGCCGGCGACCCAATTTTACAAGCATCATCTAATGATGCAGGTATAGGGTTTGTGTTGACAACAGGAACGGCAAATACAACTCAAGGAACGTTTGCAAATATTCCATCAGAAGAAACATTTAGTGGTAACAGTAGCACGAAAGAATTTGAAATCTTATCTACAGTACCAACGTTCTTCATGTTTGTTGTTGTAGACGATATTGAGCAAGTGCTTAATGTTGATTACTTCTTTATAGGAACAACACTAACATTTGTATCAGTAAAAGATGTAACTGGATTCAGAACATTCGGAGCACCATCTACGGGAACAGATAATATTCAAATCTTTACATACATTGAAGCTGGTGATCTTATTAATCCGCAAGTTACTGCAGGTATTTCAGAAGAAATGGTACCGCTAGATCCTCGTGAGAATCTGATTGTTATTGCTGATAGCACAGACATTGTTCTCACGGTAGCAGGAACAGGATATGCTGTAGGTGAAACACTAACAGCTACGGGCGGTGTCAGACTACAAACAACAATTGCAGCACAAGATGAAACTGATTTTGATGGTGTTGGTAGCAACGGAACATTCACAAGCGGTGATGGTGCAGAAGTTATTCGTGTTGCTCCAGTAGTCAGTCAAAGTCTTGCGTTTGACGGATCAAACACTTCAGATACAATTACTCGTACTGGCGGCACAGCGTTTGATACGTTAGGATTTGCTTCTGGACAGAAACTTATTATTACAGGTTCAGAGAACCTAGGTGAGAATGATGGTACATATACTATTGTTAATGTAACAGCTACAGTCATTACGCTATCTATAAATGATGCAGTTAAAACTAATACAGAAGATACAACAGCTACGCTTACTGTCGGAAGCACAGCGTATGTTGTAGGCGACATTATTACAATGACTGACCAAACAACAGTTACAGTTGATGCAGTTGACGTTAACGGAGATGTTACTGACTTCACAGTTACAACTGCTAGCGGACTCGGATTCCAGTCAGCTACTATCTTGTCTCAAATATCTATTACGCAGTTTGTACCATTAGATCCTCCAGTTGTAGCAACAGGATTCTCAATTACTCCTGATACTAATAACGAAGATGATTTTGGATCGCCACTCACAATAGATGTTGTAACAACATCGTCAGGACCTCCTGGCCCAATAGCTACATTTACAGTAACAAATCAAGGTGATTACTTTGTATATCCAACGAGTCCATTTGCAACAACAGCAGATGCGTCTGGTGTCAATGCAACGTTTACGCTAACAGCATTGTCATATCGTATCCATCATGATACGCAACAGAATTTAACTTCACATCGTTATGCGGATGGTGCAAGCACAGCATTAACAGCAACACTTGGACTGACTGATAATTTGATTCCAGTCACCTTAGTGACGAATTTGTATTCAACAACTCCAACACTAGATGATCCACAAATAGCTTGGATTGGTACAGAACGCATTGAATATCATGGTGTTAATGTCGGCGCTAATCAACTAACTGGCGTGGTACGTGGGACACAAGGTACACACGCACAAACTCATCAAATAGCATCGAAAGTATTTGACGGCGGCACAGATCAAGTAATTCCAGCTTCAAGTATCTATTGGGTTAATAGTGCGACAACATCATATCAATCAGGCGCAGCTACAGGCGGCATATGGATTAATAATGGCAACGGTAATGTACACTTTGCTGATGTTGTAGAAACAACATTTGTTACTACTGATAGTGTAGTAGTTGGTGATACATTGCGTGTCACAACAGCGTTTAATTCACAAATTCAAAATTCATATTTCATTAAAGACCTTATTGCTTCTGGTGAAGTTAGCATAATTACTGTTGATATAGCTGGCACAGGATATTCAGTCGGAGATACTATATCAGTAGCATCCCTTGAAGGTGCACTAGGCCCATCAGCAACACCGGCAGTACTAGAAGTTGGTGGTGTCTACGATGATGGCAGCATATTATATGTGACTATTGTAGACAGAGGCACGGGGTATACTCCAGGCGGCGCAGCATTCACTATCTCTGGCGCCGGCGATGGCAACGCACAGATTTCAGTAACTACAAATCTTGAAGGCGTAGTTCTTGCCTTAAGCGGAGATATTATTAATGAAGAAGGCAGAATCAGTGAAAACTACGGTGTGACTTGGGTACTAGATAGGGCACTCCCAGGTGGATTGAATGCAGCAACTACAGTAGCAGCAGCATTTATACAATTAGAAGAAGGCAACGCATTGCCAATTTCCCTTTCACCCTAATTAGGAAAGTATGATAAATAGTAAGATGAAAGATGATGAAAAGAAAGAAGCAAAACCAGATGAGGAGCTTGAAGGTTCCGTGGCTGCGCATCTTGTCATTAAAGATACGAAGACTGGAAAAGTCATAGTAAACACACGAGGATAAGTAATGTACGAAGATTTAATAATGAACGCTACGAGTGCTAAGGGCATTGTAAAGATCAGTGATCCGAACACAGGCGAAGTATTTGTTCATCAAGAAAATGCTATTCACTTTGGTAATATTTCTTGGGCTATTACAAATGCACTTCAAGGATCCGATACAGGACATATTACACATATGGTCTTTGGTTCAGGCGGCACAAGTATTGATAGCTCAGGTAACATATCTTATAGATCACCAAATACAAGTAATCTACAAGATGCATCGGCAGAGCCATATCAACCAACATATTGGGAAGTACTATCAGCTACGGGTAATAGTATTGTAACAGTTATTGGCACATCAAACTTTTCAGATTTAACAACAACAGTATTGATTGCATTCGGCGAGCCAGATAATGCTTCGCCAGAATTTACACAAAGCGTAGTTGATACAGCAACAACAACAAATGATACATATATTTTTGATGAGCTTGCATTATATACAGGTACATCAGCGGGTACATTAGGCCCAACGTTTAGTTTTGCACCTGACGGAAGAATGCTAACACACGTTATCTTTCATCCAGTACAGAAAGCGCAGAACAGGGAGCTTCAGATAGAGTACACCATAAGGGTGCAAATGGGGCCCTAATGAATTATATAGAACACTATAACAGGCTGAATGAGAGAACGCAAGATCGTGTGCTTGATGGATATACTGAGAGACATCATATCGTTCCGAAGTGTATGGGCGGTGGCGATGATCCTAGCAATATTTCAATATTGACTGCAAGGGAACATTATGTAGCTCACTTACTGCTTGTAAAGATATATCCTCACAATAGAAAACTTATATTTGCAGCACACAGGATGACATCTGGGAAACAGAAAGAACGCACAGGTAATATACTTTATGCATGGTTGAGAGAAAAACATGCAAAAAATATGTCTGTATTGTACAAAGGAAAAACATACGAAGAACGATATGGAAAAGAATATGCGGATGCTATAAAGGCTAAACGTTCTGCATCCTTAAAAGGCAAGCCAAAAAGTGAAGCACATAGAGAAGCATTAAAAGAAGCGTGGAAATCGCGTGTTATTACAGACAACGCGAGAAAAATATTTGGTGAGAATGCTAGGTTGCTGTCACAAAATAAAATAGCCCGACAAAAACAAGCAGAAAAATTAGCATGTAATTGGCTCGTCACAGATCCACAAGGCAAGACAGCACAGATTAAAAATTTACGTAAATATTGTAGAGACAATAATTTACCCTTCCAATCAGTCCACAAAGGATTTAAGGGTTGGACATCACAGAAAATAAATGAGAAGACTAGGAGTTAATACGAACAATGGCAACATATAACATAACAAAATCAGACGGCAACCCTGGCCCAGCGATTGCAGACGCGGTATCTCCTGATACGCAGACTGATCTACAGCTAGTCGGTCAGAATGCAGTTTCTTACGGACTAGATGTAGCAACGTCATTTTATTGGTTGCTAGAACACTTTGCGAATACATCAGCACCAACAACAGGTTCTGCAGGTAGAGCAACAGGTCAAGTATGGTACGATACTACAGCAGCAACGAGATCCCTTAACGTCTACAATGGCTCGACATGGGATCAAGTAGCAAATACTAATACTGGTACTCTTGAATCTGCTGTGGTACGATGGGACGATACAAATAAAAAGTATACAGAAGATACGAGAATCACAATTAATGGATCTGGTTCGCTTGCTATTATTGGCCCGACTCCAGGAAACTCTATAGCATTTTCACACGATGATACAGACCTTAATATCGTTGGCACATCGACTGCTGATATAAATGTCACAGGTGTTTCAATAGTTAATCTACCAGAACTAACACTAGTAACAGAACTAGATGAAACATACGGCGGAACAGGACTAACATCATATGTGGCTGGTGATATTTTATATGCATCGGGCGCCAATACTCTAACAAAATTAGTAATAGGTACAAACGGTGATGTACTAACATTAGCAGCAGGTCTCCCAAGTTGGGTAGCAGGTTCAGCAGGAGTCTCGATATTCAGTGACTTGACAGACGTTACTTTAGCTGGTGCAGTGGACAATGATCTACTTTATCGCTCAGGTGGTGATTGGATTGATACTGCTGGTGCATTAACATGGAATGGATCAAACCTATCAGCAACAAACATCGGTAGCATATTAGAAGCTAACCTCATTGATCGTTCTGCACCTGGAACATTAGCAGCAACAACATTCTCTGCTACAGTTACATTCAATGGTGACCTTGATCTACAAGACAATGATAAGATTTTGTTTGGCACTGGTGACGATGTTGCAGTAGATTTTGATAGTGCTTCGGGCGACTTTGATATTGTTGCAGCTACAGCAGTAGACTTTAACATTACAGGATTCTCTGGCGGTCTTAAGGTTGATACAACAATCTTTAGTGGAGTAACAGGTTCTGGCGGCGGAGAAGTAAAAGTACTCGGTACTACAAACGCTAACAGCACCAATGAAGGCTTCGTTTCTGTAAATCACAACGATGACGGCCAGACGATGATACGCATGGGAACTCGCAGCGGCAGCAGCTTTAGTGAAGTCAATGCTTTAGTAGATGATCTAAATTTGTATGCAGCAAACACACTAGTTATGAATCTAGATCCTACTGAAACGACGGTAACTCAGGGTGGCGTTCAAGCTATGACACTCCACGCAGTTACAGGTACAAATGTTACGACAACTGCTGGTGTCAGTGATTCTGGTGGTTTAGAACGTAACGTAGGCTTTAACGAAACACCAGAATCAATTGTATCAAGTGCGCGCACGGTTGATTCTGATGACATTGGTAAATTCCTAAGAAGGAGTGCGTCTACTTCTCGTATCATAACACTTGATCTTGATACAGATATTCCTGTTGGTGGTTCGTTAGTAGTACATAACGATCATGGAACAGGCACGTTAACGATAGTAGAAGGAACAATCACTGACTTAGAGTGGGTTGACGGAAGTGGCTCTGCACCAAGCATTGGCACACGAACAATTGCTTACAACGGTATTGTTACTCTACGCAAGAAGTCAGCTTCAAATTGGCAAATTTGGGGCAACGGAATATCATAATATGAGTTTTATTCACTTCGATACTACAACCGCAGCTAGTGTAGCAGGCGGAATGGTTAATTTAGAAAATATGTTTTGTTCTGATGCTGGCGCATTTGGAGCCGTTGCTACGGCCATTTTCTATTCATATGGGCAAATGTGGTGTCTTGAAGGTAATTCTGGTGATACGTTTGTGTATAATTGGATTGATCCAGTCGATGCTACACCTGGAAATCCTGTATATCAATTGAAGCGAAACACAGGAACAGGCTCAGTCACTCCGAGCGGCCCAGCCGCAGAAGTATGGACTAATGCGACAGCATATTTAGGCTTCGGTTGGTCAATCGTAGGCGGCGGAATAAACTATAATATTAATGATACGATTGAATGGGTAGGCGGAACATATGACACGCCAGTACAGGCAACTGTATCATCTGTATCAGGCGGCGCAATAACAGGACTAACGTTTACACACACAGGTGATTATGGCATTTTACCTATTGATCCAATTTCTAGTGTTGCAACAAGTGGTTCAGGAACCGGCGCAACATTTAACGGCAATGCAGCATTTGACCACAGATGCAGTTGGACAGTAGGTGCTGGCTACGGCGATAGTGAATATTGGGACGGTATCATTTCTATACGAAAAGGAACAGGCCCAGTTTTAGACACAGCAACCATAGTAATAGACGCAGACGCAACATAAGGACTAAGAGAAAATGGCAGATTATAATGTAACATCATCAGACGGAACGTTTACAGTTAATGTTCAAACAGGAACAATTAACAATCAATATGATATTCCGTTCATCGGACAAGACGCTATTAATTATGGTGATGATTTTGTCTCAGGGCAATTAAGGCAGTTAGAAAACTTTTCTAACACTACTGCTCCAGCATTCGGAACAACGAGAGTTAAAGGCCAACTTTGGTTTGACAGCACTCCAAGTACGGGTCGCCTAAATCTCTTTGACGGCTCAACTTGGAATAAAATCCCACTTGACATTGATGTAGTTCATACTTCAGGTGCAGAGTCTATTGCTGATGTAAAAACATTTACTAGTGCGCCTGTATTTTCAGCAGCAGGCGCGCCGATTACTGTTAACAGCAATACAGTAGTTTCAAACTTAAATGCAGATCAAGTTGATGGTCTACATGCTACTGCATTTGCAACAGCAAGTCAAGGTGTATTAGCAGACGGCGCAGAGCCAGCATTACCAGCAAACGCAGCAGGTACAGGTTATGTATTGTCGGCTGATTTGTCAAACAACTATACTTGGATTTCGCCATCGGTATCGGCAGGCCAAGTTATTCTAGACACAACCTCGACACTTGATACAACAACAAACATTATGCTTGTAGGTGATGAGGCAGCTACTTCAGGCGGCACACTACAAGATCCATTATATGCAAGCGGATTAACTTATAATGCTGCAACATCTACTTTGGTAACATTATTTTTTACAGGTACGTTTAATGGCTCATTGGTAGGCAACGCAGCCACAGCTACAACTGCAACAACAGCCTCTAATGCAACTAATGTTACAATTAATAGTATAGATGGCGATAGCGGTGACACAACTACATATCCAGTTTTAGTAACAGCAAACAGCGCAACAAATCAGCTACCACACATAGACGGCGGACAACTATCTTATAATGCAAGCGCAGGCCAATTAAATGCAGCAGCTTTCGCTGGCGACGGATCTCTTATTACAGCTTTGAATTTAAGCTCTGGTACGCACACAGGTACGCTAGCAACAACTCGTGGCGGCACTGGCGTAACAACTGCAACAGGTACAGGATCAGCATTTGCATTACATAATAGTCCAGTATTCGTAACAGAAATTACAACTCCAAGGATCGCAGCCGCAGGCGCAGTTACTATAGAATGGACTGGTGATGATGCGTTAAGAACACAGGATAGAGCAGCTACAGGCAACTCATCAAGCGCACAAATTCGAGCGCATGATGATACAACATGGCTTGATATTGGTTTCAATACATTACCACAATTTAATTGGGATACGTCTGATGCATTGGAAGCACGACATTGCGGACACTTAACAGGCCATAGTGACGGCGCAGCGCACACATTAACTCTTGAGGGAAGCGGAACAACAGATTTTCCAGTTGGTGGTGTAACATCTATTGTAAATGGTTCAGCTACAGACTATACTATTGTTGATGGTACAGCAACGCTATTCTACCTTGAACCAGGAGTAGGAAGTACAGATACAGTAGGCGGATGTACTATCGGTGCAGGCGGAGTAGCAACTTTGTATCGTTTTGCTGCTGATACTTTTTACATCTGGGGTAGTGAGATTACAGTATAATGTCTACTAGTTCATCAGGAGATCGCGGCATTCAAACTGCTGCTGCTACAGGTGGTGTTACTATAACAGCCCAGACATTCGACCACAGCAGTACCTCTAGTGCTATGCGTACGGCAGGCCGAGCGTTTAATACAGACGGCACATGCAACTGGCGTCGTACTTTTTCATTCGTACAATTTGAAGCATTGACAGACTGGATAATTCCTAATACGGCCGCATCTTCTTCATACGATGTACGCATAACTAATCTCAATTGGGTTGTGAAAGATGAAGGATTTGGAATCTCACCAAGCGGCGGTGTTTGGATAGACTCAGTAACCACGCCGACAGGCGGTGATAGCGACGGCGACGAAGATACTTGGTTTGATCTAGGCACAACTAGAGAATGGACTTTTGTTGATTCCGCAGGCTCTGGTTCAGGTGTCGGTGAACAACACGCACAATTTGATTTTCAGATTAGACGAGGAACTACTGTACTAGCAACAGCAGCAATGGACTGGCGAGTACTCTCTGGCGACGGCGGCGGAGGCGGCGGAGGCGGCTGTTTTATGTACGGTACAGAATTCCGTATGGCAGATGGATCACTCAAAGAAGTTCAAGACATTGTATTTGGTGATGTAATGGAAATGGGCGGCGTAGTAGACCAAACAATAACAGGCAATGGCAAATACGAAACTTGGTATGGTGTTGACGGTGTCAACGTAACAGGAACGCACACTATATGCAAAGACGGTGAGTGGATGCGTGTACGAGCCGCAGGATACCCTTCAGTATCTACTATAGATCAATACTATGTTGTTGCAAATGAAAATCACAGAATGGTAGCGGCCAACGGTCATGTGTTTGGCGACTATACAGAAACAGATTATCTAACTGTTGAATTTGGTGATTGGATGATCGACAATCTTAACGGTAAAACTAATAGTGATGATTTGGACAAAGCAGTTAAAGAAATATTAAAACAGAATTAATCTTTAACTACAGTTAGTGACCAAATTAACGCAATCACCCAGCCAATACAAGTTCCACCAAGAAAAAAGTTAAGAACTGCAATCGGCCAACGATTGTGATGTCCTCGCATGAACGCGACAATGGTAGGGATAAAGTAGACGAACGCTACTATTGATAAAACAAAAAATGCTAATACGATTTCCATTATGACTCCTGTTATATACTACCACCAACACACTTATTTAGCCCATTCTTTATAAAAATCTCTAGGTTTGCCGTTGATATATTTGGGGTGTTGAGTGCCAATATATCGCAATGCTCGCATTTCCCATCGCTTGGCTTCTAGTCTTGTTTCAAATCTTCTACGTATTTCTCGTAGATCAGGTTCGCCAAATTGTTCACGTAATACTGCAACTGACGGGCTACTCGTAAAATACTGAACCCAGAAATCTTCTTCAGGTTGCCATTTGTTTGCTGTGCGTACTCCGTAGTAATAAAGGTCTAATTCAGTCCAGCCAATGCGATAGGTGTAGTATTTCTTCATACACTCTTAACTCTTTAGTGAAGCCTTTGAATAGAATTCACCGCAATATCTACACTCAAAGCCTTCTTCACCATCTTTAGTAGATTCAAACATTGCTGCGTCTGTGAGTACAGGTACAGAGGGTAGTGCGTCAGTCGTGCCTTCACAAGCACAAAATTTTGTATTACTCATTATATATTCTTTAGTATTACGATTACCGATCCGATAAGGAAGCAGATAGAACCTGCTGCGTACCACCAGTAAGGAGCTAGCTCAATAAACTTAGCTAACGTCATTGTCATCCTCTTTAGACTTTTTGTATGCATCAGGATCTTTGTACCATGCGTGTATTTCTTCATACGACATATTAGCATAATCCATATACGAGACTAATAGCGCATGAGAATCGTCTGATGTAAAGTAAGGATGTTCATCGGGATATTTAGGTATTCCAATGTCGATGAGAGTGGCGTGGCCGTCTTCGCAGAACCTCACATTAGTCACTTTCGGATTTAATTTCATAAGGTATGGCTTTAGTGGGTGTCGTACACTTTTTCCATATACATCCATTATGCGAACTTCAGGCATATCAAATATATATGTTTCAGAAGTTTTCCAAAGATGAGTCATTGTGCTGCCCACCAATGTTTGATGTAACGAATAGGATGCTTAAGCCCGCAATGCTTGCAAGGCATTAGTAACGTATGTCCATGATGACAACGCCAGAATGTTCCAGAATTAATTTGTAGCGGCCTTATTCCGCCATACATATTCATGTTTTGTTACGTTCCCTACAACGCTCTCTCCACGACTCTATTTTAACACCAATTGCTTTTGCGATAAAGTAGCAGATGGTAATAACACCTAAAAGAAACGTAGCTATGATTACCGACCCAAACGAAAGTACAAACGCATATTGGATAATTCCCAAGTCAGGATATTTGTCAGCTAATTCATAAATTGAATGGCCGCCGACTATAAGCTGTCCTATGAATAAATAAACCCAGCCTTCCAACAAAAGTTTCTTGCCTTGTTCAAATTTAATGTCATTCATACGTTCGTCCCAATTCATCTAAGATGTGCTGAAAAATATCGCAGTATTCGCTATCTTCTTCATCTTGTGCGCGAGCAAGACCGCGTTCAGCAATGCGTCGTAGAACGTCTTTATCCATTAGTCTAGGTCGCCTTCCTCGATACAATTGAGAAATAGAAGAACCTTAGATGCGACACGACTAAAGATTTCTCGATAGACGAACATACCTGCGATAGTACCAAACATCCATCCCCAAAATATCAGTTCATCTAATGGGTTGTATTCATACGCAACGTTCGCAGACAAGCTATCCATCCATGCGATCATCGCAGTAATAGAAAACCACATTCCGCCGAACAATGTAACAAGATAGATTATGGTTGTAATCTTCCACCAGAGGGGAGTAGCCCAAAGAGTAATGCTCGCATCATAGAGATACGAAGGAACTTCTTTCCACGCAGATATAAAGTCGCGCCAGTTCATTTGCCTTTAAGCACCGCTTTGAAAATAAGCTTCGGATCAAGGATCATCTTCACTGGAATTACGAAGCCCGAATCTTTAAGGCCACTCATGCCAAGACTATTCGATGCGTCAGACTCACGGCCATAGAGGCGCGCCTTGTCGAAGTCTTCGGTGAAATTTCTCTGCTTATTCTTGATGAATCCCTTGCTCGGAACATACACCACGAATGCAGACCTAGTTTCATTGGTATCAGTTTCAGTATTCATTCACATATTATACTTCCACTATTACCAGAAGTCAATAGCTATGTTTCCACTTTATGGCGTAACTGATCCCATATCTGGAGGAACAGGAAAATTCGGGAAAGTAGACTCAGAGCTAGTGGCAAAACGTGAATATGTCTTCGAGGATGGCCCTAGGAGAGCTTCAAATAAAATGTTATGGGCAGCATACGGATATGTGTATATCTTGTCTCCGATGATAGTTTGTGTGGTGAGTTTGAAAGGAAGCCACTCTACCATTCCACGTGCTTTGCTTATTGAGATAGAATATCGTGTGCCATCGAAGTCAATTATAGGATTAACTTCACCGTCGGTGATAAGTTGCTCTGCTAGATTAACTCTTGTGTCGAATTTTAGTTCTATTGCCATACTATTATTTATCTGATTTTAATTAAGATAAATATGTATATGACTGTAAGTATAATTGTAGCCTTTTCTCACAACTTCGTTATCGGATCAGGAAATGAAATTCCTTGGTACATACGAGAAGATTTAGAATATTTCAAAGCAGTAACAATGGACAAAATTGTTATAATGGGTCGCAAGACGTATGAATCAATTCCTGAAAAATATAGACCTCTCATGGGTCGGACAACATATTTGCTCACTAGAGATAAAGACTATACTGTAGATCACCCAGATGTTAAGATATTTCACGAAGTATCTAAAGCAATATTTGCAGCGAAACTCGTTGCAAAAGATAATGAAATAATGATCGCTGGAGGCGCAGAGATTTATAAGCAAGCTATGCCACATACGCAGAAAATTTATGCTACAGTTATTCATCAAGAATTTGATGGCGATGCATATTTCCCTCCACCACTTATAGAGGATTGGCATATCGTTGATAGCGGCGTAGTATTTCCAATGCATGATACACAACTAGACCTTCTGTATGATCGTTGCACTTATCAGCGTCGAACAACTCCGTATGTCCCATTACAATAACCAAAGAAAAAGGACGCATAGCGTCCCTTCTCATTCACTTGTACTAAGTGTTATGTTGTTTCTTTTGTTTTCTTAGGTCGTCCACCTTTCTTAAGTGCTGGATCAAGTGCATAAGCTTCCTCACGCATTTTCTTAGCATCTTCTTCTAGCAAACGAGCTTGTAGCAATTTGCTTTCTGCTGCTACCTTTGTTGCTTCTTCACTAGTCTGACCGACAGCTTGACCAATTACAACTGGATCAACTTTTGCTGCATCGACTTTTACTAGACCAGATTCAGTATCAACTGATACACCCGTATCATCAGCATTTACATCTGCGGCGATATCCGCTGCTGTTTTTGCGCCTTCTACAACTGGAGTAACGTCTGCTGGATCAGTAGGAGATTTACCTGCAATCTGGTCATTGACCATTGATAATGGAACTATGCGATTAGGCATCGGTTGCATTTCGATTTCAGAAACTGGATATTTCTTTAAAAGACCCTTCTCATGTAGACTATTAAGCATTTGAGAGCCGTCGCCAAATGTGCGTCTGGTTAGAACTTCGAACAAATCAACAGTTGCTTGTGCTTCTTTACTATTAACCTCACGAATCAATTGATCGTGATACATGTCCATTAAGCTATCTGATAAGACAACTAAACAATGATCTTCCGCGCCTGGAATCTCTCTGAATACAACCACAAGTCGTGATCCATGTTTATTACGTCCTACGTGTTTTGTGAATGTTGCCATTACTTACCTGCCTCAGCCGCGTCAGCAGCTTCTTTTTGTGATGCGATAACAGCTAGGAAAGAACTAAGCTTATCAAAGATAGCTCCAACTTCTGTTACTTCACCTGCGCCAAATGCGCCGCGGCGAACCGCAATATCAATAACTGATGAAAGTGCTTGTAAATCAGCAATAGTCAACTGACTACCATCTTGTACTGGTGCATCTGTTGGTGCTTGTGTTTTTGCTGCTTTTGCTGCTGCGCTAGTCTTTGTGACCTTAGCAGATGCTTTCTTTGCAGTTTTTTTCTTCGTATTTGCCATGTTCCTGTTTTCCTTTAACGGTTTAATTAAGTGCGTATATGTTGTGTACGCACTTATTTATCTATCTAGGAAGACACCATATCAAAAACATGGTAGGTTTATTTACGATTGATACCCGCTAAACCACCGTTCACACATCTGCGTAAGGCTCGCTTTGCTTATGTCAACAGTCTCAGGTAGGATGGAATCAATGCCGCAATTCGGGCAAAGAGCAGTTTCACCATTGTCCGTCCATTCTTTTATCGCTGATACGGGAAAGGTTCTAATACAAGAAAAGCATCCACACAAGTGGACGCTTTTCAGTATCTTACGATTTCGTAGCGAGAGTTTATGGTCGATCATGCAACCTTCCGTGGAGGGCGAATCTCGATCTTATCCTCAGGCCATGCTAGGAATGTTAGCCATTCTGGATCACGAATCGTAATTGGGAACTTCATCCTCTTTGCCATTAGCTCGTAATAGTTCGGCTTAGTCGGAAGCCTCTTAGGACGAATCTTCTTGTTGTGACCCTTGTCGTGGTTACACTTCTTACATGCAGCAACGATGTTAGTCCAGTTCGTCTTACCACCGTGAACTCTAGGAACTACGTGGTCAAGAGTTAACTGACTCGCAGGCGGCTTAGCACCACAAAGCTGACAGGTGTACATATCTCGTAGCAAAATGTTGCTGCGATTGTACTTGACTTGCCTGCTCCACTTCACAAATTCCGTACACATAACAATCGACGGAACCTGCCAGGTGCAGCTAGGTGAATGCACTTCCCAATCTTCATACGAACTAATAACTCGTACCTTATGTTGGTAAGCAAGCCTAATTGCTGTCATCCATGAAACAACCGAAATCGGAACTACCGATAACGGGTTGCCATCTGCGTTTAAAATTAATGTATCACTCATCATCCTATCCTTACTTATCTCGACATTGTAGCACCACTATTCCTGTAAGTCAAGCTTTTTGTATCTTATCGTGCAATAGCGCACAATCGCACACAAACGTACAAGAATACGTAACCTATTGATTTCATTGAAGTTTCTAAAATACGTAACCTATTGAAATCCTTAGGTATTTTCCGTAGCGACCTGCTACGTGTTCTACTTTGTTGGTGTTGTGACTCGTTGCGCTGTGACCGCGCAGAGATGGCTAGTTCTATCTAGCTTGGGAAATCCTGGACAATTTCCGCCTCATCAGGATCAATTCCTTGTTCTATTTGCATCTTACGTTTCCGTAGTTCTAATAGTTCAGGGTCAATTCTGTGGCCTGTAACAAATGCTTCCGCATCACTTACATGCTCTTTGATAATATCATTAATCCTCATACAGTTATTTATCTATATCAGAACTTTAGATTAAATAAGAATTCGTCTTTTGGTTCCTTAAATCTATAGCTGATAGATTTTGCAGTCATATCGGCTGCATCACATTTTAAATTAATGCCTTTGTTCTCAAAGAATTTTTCTAATAATGTTTTAAATCCGTTTTTGTTTTTATACATTTCGAATCGGCTAGTATTATGATTATATAACCAAATTTCATGTGCCGCATATATGGCTTCGTGAGTTGCTCTGAGTACTGTCAACATCATACTTTGTATTGAAGAATGCGTGTCAGTCTTGTACTGCTTATCCATGACAATAAGCTTGTTGCTGAAGTGATAAATTTTAGTCATTAGAATTTCAACTGAAATAAGAAGTGGTCTTTATCATCTTCAAATCGAAATCGAGGAGGCTTGCCGTTATTAAGTGCTGCAACATCGGGCCGAATGTGGATGCCTTTGCTAACAAGAAAAGACATCAATATTGTAGCCTTCCCATTTCTATTCTTGACACATTCGAACGATCTGTTCTGTGGATTATAAGACCAAACTTCCTCTGCTTTGTGTAATATACTACTACTAACCACTTTGTGATTAAAATAATCAATGTCGGTCATCTTGTTTAAATCATCAGTATGCCCAATAATCATAAGAGACTTGCTTTGATAATAAATTTTGTTCATTTTCTCTCATCTGGTAAGTGGCAAAAGATACAATCATCCCTATGTCGATCTTCGACAAGATCAAACACACACATTCCGCAGGGAGAAGTTTCACACTTCCAGCGCATTGATGATGTTTGATATGTGAAATCAAACTCAGGAAACGTTTTCTTGATAATCTTTCTTTTATAATATTCTATTTCTTCAATCGCATCATCACACGATTTTATCATATCTGGCACATTGTTTCGGAGAAGGTCAGTAAACATGACCTTCTCATCGACAACAACTGTCACAGCTTTCTTAGCCACGAGCAGTTCTCTTTTGCAGAGTTTCAATCTCTGCTAGCTCACGCTTGTCAGGATCTTTGATCTTGAGCAAGTTATCAAGCGCAATCGTGCGCCGACGCTTTAGAGCGTATGAACCCTTGCCGACTCTGCGGCGATGGGATTTAGGTTGGTCTTTCCAACTAACCATGATTATCCTCCTTCAATAGTTGCTTGAATACTTCTCTTTCATTAGCATATTGATATTCATATTTGTAAATGCGCTGACCATTTGAAAAATAAAAATGTTCATCATATGCGCGTCTTCTTTTATACATTACATTGAATAGAAATTTGTTGTTAATAGATTTTCTAGGAAATACACGGAATACTTTAGTCCACTGTGTCCAATCATACGGGTCATGGGGCCGTTCCATGAGGCCATTTTTGATGCACCATTCTGTTGCTTCCGCTTCTTCGTATGTTGACACATTAACCCTTGTGAATGTGAATTGCCCGTGTTACACCCGCAAACAAGAGTAATCCAATAGCAATACCATTAAACGGGTAAGGTGCAAGATATACTGCTGTAATTAGTGTAGCTGCGGGAATAAAGAACACTAGAAATCTAGTTGGGTCTTTTAAACTATCATACCATCTATACATTTTCTTCCCCCTTCAATACAAACCATGTGTTAATAATAAGAATTACAGTTGTGAACATAAGACACCCTGTGCAAAGTATTTTGATAAAAGGATCATTGTCGATGATTCCCATTCCAAAAAGAAATCCTGTCAGTAAATAGACAATTACATTCATAATGTATCGTGCTTTGCTCAACTTAATTTCCTTATGAATGCTTGTTTCTCTGCATCTTCACGGTTTGTGAAAATTTCAGACATATGTAATTCATAATTTATCTGACCCCAAAGAGATCGTGTTTCATCCTCAGGCGATGATACAGTGCATACTTGCACTCGGTTCGAATTGCGCCCAGGTTTGATTAGGCGAATTTTTAATACGTCATTGTCTGGTGTTACTGTATACATTTAAAGTTGAGTGGGGCTTAACGCCCCACTCACCATTTGCTCTACGACTTTTTAGCCGCTGTTACTTTGCGTGGCTTTGCTGTCGTTGTCTTTTCAGTCCCGGTATTAATACCCAAACGACTCAACAGTGCTGCTCCAGCGTCAGTCTGACTAAGCGCCTCAGCCATTGCTGCGATTTCTGTTCCGCCTGCTGCGGAGAAAAGATCCATCACACTGTCAATGCCGCTAGCGACATTTCCTGTGTTAGCAATAACCTTGATGCCAGCATCCTGCAATGCCTTAGCTTGCTCAACGCCAACTGTCTCGTCTTTCTCGACTCCACGAATGCTAACCAAGTAACCCTGATAACCTTCGTTTTCGCCAATTTCGCGAGCCATTTCTAGCTCAGGTGTAACGCGAGCCATTTCAAACAAGCGTTTTGCTTCTGCCTCAGAAGTACCGACTGCGAGAATACCTTCAGCGTCTTTCAACTGCTGTACCAAGATACCTTCAGCAACAAGTACTGTCTCAGCTTTCTCAGCTTCGGCAGTAATAATCTTCTGCTGCTTCTCACCGTCTGCACGAATAACAAACGTCTGCTTGTCCTGATCTGCCGCAACTACTTGTACTTCGCGGTTAATCTCAGCAGCACGAACATTCTCGACCAACTGAACTGCCATAATTTTCTCAGCAGTAGTCTTAGCTTGCTCTTGAATTTCCTGATTCGCCATTTCGTTAGCGATACCAACCTGCTTGTCTTTCTCAGCAGTACGCTCACCAACTAACTGTTCAGCTTCTTGAGCGCGAACAGCAATAACCTGTCCTGCCTCAATTTCCGCTGTCTCGGCTTTCTTTTTGTTATCAGCACGAACAACACGCGACTCACGATCAATCAAAGATTCTTTCTTAGCCATGATGTCTGTAACAACCCTAGAGTCCTTACCGTCACGAATATCCATAAGCTCGATATTCTTAACATTACTTACGCCCCAAGCCCGTAGTTGATCTTCGGTCTCAGTCGTAAACAATTGACCATACGTGTTACGCTCCTGCATGATTTCTTCAATCTCGTTCTTAGCAAGAATGTTACGTGTAGCACCTTGCAAGATTGATTCTAGCTGGCAACGCAACTCATGTAGATCAGTCGTGCGCTTCGCAGCAATAGATGGATCAAAGATACGGAAGAACGCTACTACGTCAACCATAAACGGAACCTTACCAATATCGTATGCTTCGTAATCAGTTAGCTTTTGGTCGAAAATAGCCAGTGACAAAATTCTAACTGTTACACCAATACGCGGCCACCAAGTAGGCCATGCGTAATAACTGTTGCTGACGATGTGATCTGTGCTTTCAATTAAATCGCCATTAGCGTCTTCAACAGGCTCGGGTGTCTTACCATACATTACCGTCGAGTTGCGATTCTGTACAACATGCACCTCGTTCGGCCTTACTACCACTCGATACAGTTTGGCGACAAAGACAACGAGGAATAGAAATACACCTATCCCAATCGCGATCTGTCCGCCAAAGCTCGGTACCAAGCTAAACCCTGACATTATACTATCCATTTTTTTACTTCTCCTGAATCACTAATTGATTAGCTAGCAGTAAGGTGATTCATACTCGCCGCTAACAGTCTAGACTACTTCACCAGTCGTGAATAACTCTTTGACCAGCTAGTTTCCTCTTAAAATTTTCTCGTTCTTTAAATTTCCATGCTGCTTCAAAATATTTGCAACATTGATCTGTTAAATATTTTTCATCAGTAATCGGAAATTCACCCATTTCTTCTATGTCGCGACACATTTCGTTAAGTGCTTGCCTCATAAAAAAGTAAGTTCCACTTATTTCTTTATCATGCAAACCATCAAACATGTGTATGGGCGTATCTGCTTTGTCAAAGTTTACGCTATCAACATAAACTGCTGTACGTATTTCACTCACCCAGCCACTCATAAATCTTGATCTATTCTCTCCGTAAATATAATAATAGTTACAAAGCGCATCTAAGACGTATTCTATAGATTTATTAGAAGATTCCATCAAACGTCTTTAAACAATTCTATAAGTTCTGGTTTTGGATTAGTTAATACAATACAATTTTCTAATGATTTAATATAAGACTGACGATCCTGTAAAACCCAATCTCCACGACCCCATCGCGTAGCTCTCCGTACTTTCAATGAGACTTGAATAAATTTTTCTCTCTTACGATTTCCGTAGCCGCCGCGATACGCTTGTGCATTACGCACTTCGAGGATCTTTAACACACGCATTTCAGGGCTTGTGCCACCTGCAGCATGTAATAGAAATTCGCCTTCAAACATTGGCGTATCAAAGACATCGTAAGCAATCGTTTTGCCCGAAAGCTTATCTTTAAATACTCGTTTATCTTTATCATCAGCCATTAAATATCTTTAAACAAGTCTACAACTTCTTGGACAGGATCAGTGAGTATAATCACGTTTTCTATTTTCTTTAGTGTAGACGCATTCTGTAATTCCCATTTTCCGTCTTCATCCCAAGATGATTTCATCGCACCCTGAACACGCAAAGTAACTTTTTGGTCAGGAGTTGAAACCCATTTACCACCCTGATTCACCATCTTAGTTCCTTCTTTGCGTTTTACTTCTATAATTTTTGCGACTTTCATTATCGGGCTTTTCCACTGAACAGTAGCATACGCAATGATTTCGCCAGCAGCGATTGGCGTTCCGAAGCGGTCTCTAGCTGTCTTAAGACCTTTGAGCGATTCAGTGAATACTTGTTTATCTTTTGCGCTTGACATTGCTTTCCTCCCACTCAACAAATACATCCATAATATTTTCTGGCGGATTGTCTAGAATGCAGGCTTCTCTAAATGATGCAAGCCCGCGTCGATTCTGCAATCGTATGATGTCGTTTCGTACAGTTGCAACTTTGACTGTTACTGACGAAACATAATCTTCACCAGTTTTATGAGTGTAAGTATATTGAGTTGCAGTTTTGTAATTGAATTTTTCGACAAGTCCGAAGTTCAATCCTGCTGCACTCTGCGTTCCAGTACCAAAGATTAGAATGTCCCCAGGTTGTATTGCTCTATTAAATATGTCACACGCATACGGTTTGTCTTTGAGTTTACTTACGAATTCAATCCGTTTGCGATCAGCTTCCGTTGCTTCCATTATCATTCATTTATCTCCGTCGTACCTATTAATATGAGCCACATAAATGGATGTTGCGCTTGAATATTCAACCATTGATGCATATGTGCCATGCTCGGAAACTCTTTATCGAATTCCTTAACAGGTTCATCTTGTCCATCCTGCCACATTTCTAGTGTTGCTATAATCATTTCTTTATGTTGTTTCCTGCTTTGATAGCATCTTTAACTTCTTGCGGTGTAAACTCAGTAATGACCCAAGTATTCTCCCATCGCTTAATCGAAACTCTATGTAGGTTCAGTTTATAAACGCCATTAGCACCCCAGCTTTTTTGACATTTTCGCACACCAACAGTAGATACTTTTTCTTCGCCAGTCTTCTCATCTATATTATTGTAATTTATTTTAGTTACGAGCCCGTAATTCAAATCTGGACCGCTTTTCACACCTGAGCCAAACACAACAATATCATCAATATTGATTACTGTTCCGAATTTGTCTCTCGCAATTTCCTTACCACTTAAAAGTTTGAGGAATTGCTCTTTGCTATTCGGCTCTGTTATTGCGCTCACTTAACCCATCCTATACTTAGTACATACCGAGTTCCAAATAGTATTTTTGAAACTGAGTGTTCAAATTTGTCTGGTCGAAAATAAATAATGCGATTAAATATGTTTAAGGATTCTTCGTCGTTGCACCAGAAGTGCCCGCCATACTCCGCATTTTTTAATACAATGTTGATTCTGTGATGTTCTTTTCCTTCTACAGGATCAGTGTGCGTATCAATCTCTGAACCTTCACGATAGCGAATAATGTAGCAATCAAATGGAAGAAGGAAGGTATTTTGAATAAGGAGCATCTTATCGTAGCCACTTTTCTGCCGACCTTCTTGCCATTTAAAATACTGCATTAATCTGTATTTCCTCCAGTTAATTTATTGTGCGGGAAACATGTAAGGATGTAAAACCCACAACAGTAACCCCGCAAGTACTGCTGCAATATGAAACATGCCTGATGCCCAACGAACGCCCTGCCAATATCGCTTGCGTTTTTCAGCACCAGTTGCTTTGTTTATCCAGCGATTACCAGACATAGCTAACATCGGGCAAAGTATAAAATATACAAAGTAGAATACCGAAATCGGCAACCATGCATTCATAATTGATTCTATTGTAATATTCATGTTCGTACCTCAAATCCGTCTTCGTCGTATTCTCTTTCGGAGAGACCTGCGTCATCCAACGCTTCGCTGATCGACTTCTCAGTGATTGGAAACGTTCCCTGTAGTTGCCCACAGTCGAGGCAGTAGTCGAATTCTACATAGTCGCCACCGCCGATGCCAAGCCCATTTACCACATAACCGTCAATATCTTTACGGCCAGGTAATGTAGTATAACATAAATCAGAACATTTTGCACCCACTCCTGCGATGCGTGTACTTCCACATTTACAAGTCATATCAACTTTCCTTTGTCTTCAATGCTTCACACATGGTGATCGCATTATATATGCACATGCTAAAGACTGGCGAGAACATGATAAGTAATACTATTGTATCATTCATTAGAAATAATCCTTTAGTCTGTTAACGACTTCTACATTCTGCCCTACGAAATATTGACGTACGGCTATATACGCCCGCGCGACCTCAAAGTCGATGCTTTGTAACCCGTCACCGCTTTGATCTGTAATTTCGACCATTTCAATGTCAGTGTCTCTAGGATCAGTGATAACATTGTCAACACTAAACCCGCACACATAAATGTATTCGTCTGCGCCAGTTACTTTAGCGAGAAGGTTGCTAGTGTCTACATCCCCGCCAGGGTCGTGTTCAATGACCGCTTCGACATTAGGAATGTCTAGCAAATCTGAACTAATCTTGTCTGTGTTCCATTTAAACATCTGAACCTACCTGCGGCAAGAGCCAGCCTTTCTCGACCCACTCGCCACCAATAAGCCACAACACCTTCCGCGAGCCTATGCCACCCAGAATCTTAGTTGTTTTGGGATTGGACATCGGTGGCGGAGTGATGCTGATGCTTTTGTAAGTTATTCCGTTACAATCATCGCACATTAACATTTCAATATCAGGATCGTAACATTCTGTACAAGATTCACCTTCCTCTGCAACATACATCGTATATCCTTTGTTAGCAGATGGTGTTACAGGTGCGTTCTTCGATCCGCAATGTGAGCAAAAACTCATTCTAATCCTTTATCGGATACTTACGTACAAAGTCTAGTCGTGCCGAAGTTTGTTCTTCTGGCCGACCACCATTATTTCTGATGCGAAAGGCAGTATTAAATGCATCGTTCTTAATGGACCTGGGTGTAGGAATAAAGAACCTACGCCAGCCATACTTGGCCTTCATCGCATGTTTCTGTAGTTCCTTAGCGTCTAAGAAATTCATTTAATCCTCGCAATCAATTTTCGTTAATGCAGCGTGACGCCAGTATCTCGTTGCCAAGAAACACTGATCGTTGTACTCAAATGTGTACCACTTTTCATCTATGATTTCGATGTTAGTTGCACCATTCGGAGTGCCTGTATTAGCAACATAAGTTTCAAATCTTTCTTGTGGCGTTGGTTCGCTACAACCAGTAACGAATGCAAGACCAATGAATAATACCCAACAGAATCCAATCATCTGCATTATGTTTTTTGCTGAACAGTCTCTTTCACTCATTATCTTATCCTTTTACGCAGACTACTTGCTTCAACGTGTGAACAATCTCAACTAAATCTCTCTGAGCATTCATAACAGCATCAATGTCCTTGTAAGCAGCAGGTGTCTCATCAAGCACACCAGCATCCTTACGACACTCAACACCTGCCGTAGCTCGTTCGTGATCCTCGACTGTAAACAATCGCTTAGCCGCTGATCGTGAATGTGAACGTCCTGCTCCGTGAGAGCAAGAGTTAAATGAATCCTTGTTACCAAGTCCGCGAACGATGAATGACTTAGCACCCATTGATCCTGGAATAATTCCGTAGTCGCCTACACGCGCACGTACAGCACCCTTGCGAGTTACGTGTACATTCGCACCGAAGTGATTCTCCATCGAAACATAGTTGTGGTGACAGTTGATTGCTTCCTTAGTAATCAAGAACGGCGGCAGCTTGCGCTCCAGTGCCATGATTACAAGTTCCATCATAACCTGTCGATTACGATATGCAAAGTCTTGCGCCCAGCCAACAGCTTCGATATAATCATCGTAGTACTCTGTGCCTTCGGCCAAGTATGCTAAATCCTTATCAGGAAGCTGAATGAAGAATCGTTCCATTTCTTTCTTAGCAAGCTGAATGAAATAGTTGCCGATACAGTTTCCTGGATTACGTGAACCTGAGTGAAGCATTACCCAAACATCATCCGCCTCGTCTAAGCAAAGTTCAATAAAGTGATTACCACCACCAAGCGTACCAATCTGACGGTATGCGCGATCTTCAAAGTCACGACCTATCTTACCAATCGTAGGATGCTTTGCAAGAATCGACCGCATTCCTGGGTCTAACTGCTGGTTAGTGTTGTTCAAAAGCTTGTCAGTCTTGTTGTGCCACTTTGATCCCATACGCGAACGTGTGTGATAGTCGTGACCAACAGGAACCATGCGCTCAATTTCTCCGCGCACGTTTGTTAATGTGTCAGGCAAATCCGCAGCTTTCAACGAAAGTCGTACAGCATTCATTCCGCAACCAATATCTACTCCTACCGCAGCAGGAATAATCGCACCCTTAGTTGCAATTACTGACCCAACCGTCGCGCCCTTACCTAAATGTACGTCAGGCATCGCTGCTACATGCTTGTGGATGAACGGCAACGATGCAATATTCTTTAGCTGATCCCGCGCTTGTGACTCAAACGGAACGCCCTTTGTCCAAGACTTGATAATGCCTTGTCCAGACAAACCTTTCATTACTTCATAATTTTGTATTTTCTTAGCCATCTTTCTTCTCTCATTCACCGTGTTTCAATTTGAATTGAAACAATTCTTTCTTACACTTCTCAATTTTTTCGTGTGCTACGTCAAGTGACTTGGCGTTAGCATAACAACGTTCTTTATGATTCGGCTTACGCTCATATCCAAACAATGTCGCGGCCGATTCTTTTAGCAAGTAGTCAAGCACTCTTAAGGCAGACTGCAATTCTGCTTCTGCCTTTTCAAGTCTAAGGTCAAGTTGACGCTTATTTACTATTTCACCTAAAGTCATTTTAAATGCTCACTCTTGAGTCCATGCTTCAAACAAATCTTAAAAATCTTTCTGCAAACTGAGTCGTACATTGTGCGAGTATTTGCAACTGCTAATGCTGCTTGGTCTATCACGTACTGAGTCTTTCCCATTTCGTGAGCAAATGCCAATTCGATTACTGCTTGTCTTGTCTTTGTGAACATGACACTTGCATCATTCTCTAGCAAAGTAAGGCCAACTTTTTTTCTAAAGTCTGCTATTCGCTGTTGCTCAAGACGCAATATTTCTATATCAATCTTCGCCCTTTGCACTTGAATATCAACTTTAGCTTCCATTTGAGTCTGATAAAGCTTATTATCGACTTCGTAAGCCTTGTTGCCGTTATGATTGACCATCTGATACATTTTAATCGTCAGTAGCGTTTTCGTGATGTACCGTAACACCGAAGGGAGCAACAATGCTCTTACGACCGTGCACCAAGAATACTGTATCGCAGTAATCCTCTTCGCCCCAAGTTCCGCAGGGGTAACCGTCTGTGCAGAGAATGAACTGATCTGGAACAATTTCTTCCTGACGCATCATTTCCCAATTGCACTCAAACATCGTACCACCGCCACCTTCTAACTCGAAGTCATAAATCTCATCAACCGTGTCAGGTGTGTACGTGTGAACTTCATACGTTTCAGTATCGAAGCACCATACACGAAGCTTGAAGTCTGCGAACTGCTCCATGATACCTTTAACCTCTGCAAGAATGTCTCTCAACATTTCATCAGACATTGAACCTGACGTATCAATCGCAAGATCGACACTAACCATCATATCGTTGTCCATTGCAGGCAAGTAGTAATTCGTAGAGCGAGACTTCCTGCTCTGACGCTGCCATGTGTAATCTGACTTCAAAGTTGACTGAATGCTGTTATTCAAATACTCGCGCCAGTCAACTGTAGAATCTGTCCAATCATCAATCAGACGCTTAACACCACCTGGGATGTTACCTGCGCCACCACGTGCTTCGGATGCAACTGCTGCTGCGTCCATGATCGCTTTACGCATATCGCTGTCCATCCGATCAATTTCTTCTTGGTCAATCTTGATCGGACCTTGCGAGCCATCATTTTCGTCACCATCAGCATCACCAGCCTCAGGATCCATATGCATATCGTGTGAAATTGGTCCGTTCTGGCCGCCTTTACTCTTGCCAGAACCACCACAAGACGGGCAATCACCTGGGGTGCTTCCGCCACATTGGCCGCTGCCACCTTCGCCTTCACCATCTTGATCGCCTTCACCTTGATCGCCTGGGGCCTGTCCAGTACCGCCACATTCGCCACACTGGCCGTCGCTCTCGCCTTTACCATTCTGCTTGTCCCGCTCATCCTGTTCTTTCTTTAGGATGTTGTAGACTTCCTCAGAAGACATATCGCGATACTTTTCTTCGCAAAGCACACCTGGCTCACCACCAGCAAATTCTTTCTTATACTTTCGGTAACGCTCAGGGAAATTCTCTTTGATGAATTCTTCGTACTTCGGATCCATCATGGTATTACTGGAAGGAAAAGAACCGATTCCAAGATCCTTCAGTTCCAAGTTAATTACGTAGTCGCCAGCACAATTGTACAGACGCGGATCACGTTCCTCACGACGAGAAAAGTGATCGTACACACAATGCATAACCTCGTGTGCAATCACAAATTTGGTTTCTTCAAGTGAACAACGATCAATAAAATCTCGATTGTAGTACAAATGCTTGAAGTCAGTTGCCGCAGTAGGACACCATGCGGTAGCATCGACCAATTCAAGTCGAAGTGCTAAGTTGCCGAGAAACACGCAATCGTTGTAAATAAAATCAATACGTGCTTTGACTAATTTATCTTCTGGGGAAAACTTCTGTGACATTTGATTAGTTCCTATCAATTTATATACATATTATACGGTAAAACACCCCTTGCGTCAACCACTTTATGCATCTCTATTACTATAGTTATCAATAACTTATAACTATTTTTGGAGTATTTCTGCTCTAATAGAATCAATGACTTACGAGCGCCTGTAACTGTTTGAATCTCATAAAAAAGACCGCCCAAAGAAAGTCTCGGGGCGGCCAATCATAGCGCAAGTCACGTTGCACCAGTTAACCATTTAGACAATCCACTCTTGGTACTCTTTGAAGAATTTGTTGAAAGTGGGAGTCTCAGAATCGAAGTCCAAGTCGTAGCGACGGAATGCTGTAACAGCAGCCATGATGACCATTTCCTTCTTGAAGTGTTCAGGGATCATCATAAACTTCAAAAAGTTGTCAGTGACCTTGTTCCAGTCCTTGTCACCCTTAGACTTGTCCATTTCAAACTCTTGCTTGATTTCAGACATTGCGTAGCACATGCCGATAACCAGCGAGTACTTAGCAGAAACGTCAATCGCTTTGTCTTCCTTCAGCTTAGTAACCTTGCCCAACACGATGTCGCGAGGATTCGGAAGCTTGCCTTTCAAGCGCCTGCTCTGCATGAATTCAGTAGCGAGTCCAAGACCAACTGTGCCAGCGACCATGACTTCGTTCAGCTTGTCAGAAAGCTTGTCAGTCAGAGCCTCTCCAACGAACGTCCACGAACGCGGAGTAGCAAAAGCCTTGTCGCCACTCTTCGGATCAAACTGGAACAAGTAGTTCGGATGCGCAGTCAAGAAACCAACTACGTCAGGATGTACGCCGTGTCGAATTGCCCAGTCCTGCCAATCTTCGAAAGATACGATCAATTCAAAGTGCATGAACCTGTTAGCAAGTGCTGACGGCATGCGAAAAGTTACTGCGCGATCAGTCTCTCTGTTACCAGCAGCAACGATACTTACACATTCAGGAAGCTCGTACTCGCCAATTCTGCGATTCAGAATCAACTGATATGCAGCGGCCTGAACCGACTGCGGTGCAGCGTTAATCTCGTCAAGGAACAGAATAGCGTTATGCAGTTCTGTATCGGCCTCACCTGGAAGCTCACCTGGCTTGCCCCACTTCATCGTTTCCGTCTTCGGATCGTAGAAAGGGATGCCTTTAAGGTCAGTCGGCTCCATCAAGAGCAAACGCAGGTCGATCACGGGACGATTCTCTCTCGCTCCGATCTGTGCGATAATGTCTGATTTGCCGATTCCTGGCGGTCCCCAAATCATGCAAGGACGGCCTACTGACATTACATGCTCGACTACTTCTACAAGTTCAGAAGGTCGAACTGGAATGCTTTTTTGATTCGTGTCTGTCTTAGCCATGGTGCGTGTTCCTTATTAATCGTTTATGTGACTTGCGTTTGTCTATCTAGTATGTGTATTATATGGAACTGCGCGCCATTTGTCAACAACTATAACCTGTTTAACATCAAGCACTTAAGTGGAAACTCTTTAAAAACAGATAGTTACGTACACGTATTAAGTCATTGAATTCCTTACAGGTATAAAAAAGGCCCCTTAGCGGGGCCTCTTTACTTGGAAAGGAGTAGATTACGCTGTAGCGTCCTCAGACTCAACAATCTCAATGTTAGCATCCGCTGTATCAGCAGCATCAGTAGCCGTTGCAGCTACCAACTGATCGTTCAATGCAGTTACGGCCTTGCTAATTGAAGCAATGCCTTCTACCGAAACTGAAACTCCGTCAACGGTCATGCTAGCATCCCAGGTGCGCTGGGTCTTTGTCTTGTATGTAGCACAAGCTTCGCCGACCTGTTCGCCGTCTAGCTCAATTGCCCATACTACGCATTCTACACTCGTGCCATCGGCTAGAGTGCTTGTGCGTACTTCTTCTGTTTTGCGTCGATTAATCGCCATTATGAATTTCTCCTGTATCTATGACATAGTTCTATACCATTGTGCTTATATTACAGGAATCAAGCACTTATGTCAAGCACTTTATATCCATAAGAATCAATAACTTACGACACCTGTACTTAAGTCGTTGTTTTAACTGGAATTCTTCTCATATAGATTTTTGAGCCACTTTTTCACATCTCCACCGTTGAGTTTGAGAATGAATGATTGTTTGATGGTAAACAGGAAAAGATTAGCATGACTCCCAGGAAGATAGTAAGGCCAAGTCACATGATTTTTGAGTGTCAATAATTCTCGACCAGTTAGCTTTTCTTCAAGAGGAAATTTTTCGTGATCGTAGATATTTCTTAAAATATTATAGCCAAAATGAGTCAGGCGCAAAGTAGTAGGCGCGTTGAACATGAGTCCATCTAATGATTTATGAGTTTCTTCTGGAAACACATCTTCGTTTAATTCACTGAATATGAAATCTTTTAACGGTTGGATATGTTCAGCGGCCATCTTATATTGTATCTTCGGTTATAATTTCACCACCAGTTAGTTTCCATACAGCAAATGAATCTGTCTTGAATATACGATTAAGGCGCTCTGCTAGATTGAACGCATGACCAGAATTTGAAAAACTGACTTTTTTATATTTAGGGCCAGGATAGTTGACAAGAGAATTCAATGTTCGAAGATTGATAGGTCGCCCGTCAAAGTATACTGCATAGATATAGTCCGCTTGAAGAACTTGCTCGCTCTTGTATGTTTTTGAATCAGTATGTTCTAGAATAATTGTCGGTTTCGGTCTAGCCATTTGTGTGTTCCTTTGCTCGCCCGCTTGCAAGCCATTTATATATAGTGGTGATATGAATATTTAATTTGTCAGCAGCTTCATTGCGCGAAGAATATTTTATGCCATCGACTGTACAAGATTTTTGACATTTACGAGCACGATGAGAAATGCGTTCGTGGGTCTGTGGTCCAGTTTTCTTGCCCTTATTCCATGCGAGTTGTCCTTTATGTGCCTCGGACATCCTTGCTTTTTGTTCGGGTGTAGCTTTCCATCCTTTTCCGAATCGCCCGTTGGTATTGCCCATCTTCGAAACAGATTGTTTATTCCTTATCTTTTTCGCTCGATCAACCCCATAACGATCATTGTAGTTCTTAGATAATTGTTCGTGGCATAATCGTTTAATCCAGCTATACTTTTTACTGCTAGCAGTTCTCATTACGTTTAATGCGGAGATCAATCCGTGATGGCCAGGATACATCTTAACCAATAACTGGTGTGCTATATGATGTTCTCTAGCGGTCAATATAGCAATGTTCTCAGGATCATCCGTGCCACCCATGCAGCGGGGGATAATATGATGTTTCTCAGTATAGCCTTCTAGCAACCGATTTTCCGATCGTTGATTCAGCCTGTTATAGTAAAATTCGTAATTCATTATAACAGTATTTATCTAATCTACTTCATATTACGCAAGTTTAGATTTGGTAAGTTCGTTAAACCCGCCAATGCTCTTATCCCCAACAAATATTTGCGGAACAGTTCGAAGTGCAGGATAACAGGAAATAAATTTGTTTTGTTCATCAGCATCATCGAGACTAATTTCTGTGTAGTCATAGTTTCTTTGAGATAACCATAGTTTGGCCGCCGTGCAATACGGACAGCGTTTCTTCGTGTAAACTTTGATTTGTTCCATTTATAATCCTGCTATTGTTATTGGTACTGCAATATTTATGATTTCTGCGTCTCGGTAAACTTGTATGTTAACTGTATCTCCAACTTTATATTTGATCTGTTCATTAAGCCATGTAAACAACTCAGAAGGATCAGAGAATTTATTGCCTTCTATGCTGATAATAATATCTGATTGTTGCAAAGTAGTAGATATATTTTTATCAATGCTCATTACCATTACGCCGATAGGGTATTCATCATCTCCATTTGCATAGTTAAGGTGAAACATACTATCCTTTCCAAATGTTATCAATGACACTCCTAGATCAAGATACACGACAATGATATCCTTGCGTATGCCCGCGATTGCAGCTATCAATGTATCTCCCCTTACAGGATAGCCTACCATAGAAAGAACGGAACTACGTGTTTGTATTATTGATTTTGGAAACATAGAAAGAATACTTCGATTTAATGCAATGACATCGCCATTCATATTGAATACAGGGCCACCTGAACTACCACTGCCTTGCAATAGCTGTAGTTGTAGGTTATTGATGTAAGGATATCGTTGATCTTGCCGGCGAATAGAACTAATTACACCTTGTGTGCCTGACCAACCGATGCCATAAAAATGTGATATGCTGAATACGGGATCGCCCATCCGTAAATCAGTGTCATCTAATATCTCAACACTTTGGTGTTCACCTGGAATTATTAGCAAAGCAACGTCAGCTATTTTATCGTAACCAATAACTGTTGCTAGAAATCGTTGATTACTTCCTTCAAAGGTTATGTGAATTTCAGTATTATGTTTTACAGCGGAAGCAATAACGTGATAATTTGTTACTACGTTGTTATTATCAATGATAAATCCTGTACCAATGATAGGTGTGGTTGGAACTCGGATGGAAGAGGTAAGTTTGGTAAGAGGATTTAGCTTATCGCGGACAGCAAATTGTTCTACTCGTATATACGCAACGGCAGGAAGCACCTCATTCATTCTATCAGCTAAGTCGTGTGCTTGCCCCGTACTGATTGTCAATAGAGCGACTAGCCCTATAAATAGTCTTTTCATTAAAACTCCACATTTAAAAATCACGTCCCACAATATCAATGGACATTGTTTTTGTCTGTAGGAGCTCCAGTTCTAATTTTTCTATATGTGCTTCAAGAGCAACTATTTCGGTATCTAGAAGCTGCGCTTCTGCCAAACCAAATGATAATTCTCTCCGTTTGAGACTAGCTGTATTGCGTATTTTTAAACGAAAGTTTTTTATTTCGTCTGCCATAATATATGTGTCCTACTTACTATTTATCATTTATTTTTGTTCTTCTTCAATATGCTTAAATTCGACTTCATTTCCATTTCAGTCTTAAGGGGACCTACATATTCATATTTTAGCAGAGTTGATAGCTTAGGTGAGAAAGAATGAATCCATCCTTTTGGGAATTTAACACAATAGTAACCTGCACAATGAAAGACTTTACTGTTTTTTGTTTTGGTATATAGCGGAAGAGTAGAAATTACATCTTCTGTATCAGCTTCAAACGGATGATCGAAGTCTACTGGAAATCCTTTAATAAAAAAGTCTTTCTCCTCAGCTAGCTTCGTTACAACTATATTATTAAAGACATCTTCCTCAAAGAAATCCTTTACCTCTTCATCATTTGCAAATTGCACCTTGCCGTCGTTTGTGAGTAGAAGATATTTTCCCGATTTGTTTGTGCTTAGTAATCCGATTTTTTCTTGTTCTTTTTCCGTCATTACTAACCAACTACTGTCTGTGATTTCTTTTAATTGTATAATCATGCTCTTCCTTTTAATTTTAGTTTGAACATATCCTTTTGCGTCACATAAGAATAAATGTTTATTGTGTGACCACAATCCCATGCTTGCGCATGATGACGATACATAAATCCTCTTATTTTTTTACCGTGCATATCTATTTTACTAAATATAGAGAACCATTTATGCCAATCAGTTATTTTGACAATCTCAATAGTTCCTGAATGATGCGCCATTACGCTATTTCCTTTGCGATTTCTTTTAAATGATCGTTGTATGTAGAGTTAAGCATTCCTGCGTATTCGTCAGGATATCTTACGATCTTATCTAAGTCCCACATTGAACAAAACTTCAAGAAATGTATGCCAACACCTTGCTTGCGCGGCGCATCTATGTGATCGAGAATAGATTGCACAAGCATTTCTTTTATATCATCAGGCTGTCTGTGTAGATCAATTAGTTTACGATTGACCTCATATCTATCTTTAACTGTATGCGTGTTGCCGTCTACATCTGTCCAGCTTTGCTGCATAAAGTTATTCCAGTTATATCCGCCGTCATTTCGATCTTCCCAAGCTTCCAATATACCTGTTTTGTTTTTACTTCCTTTGATGCGAGCACCGGGAAACGCAGGAAAAATGTTATCACTTTTATCGCCGCGTATGCACTTCAGAAACATGGCATACTCGTTCCAGTCATCCTGATCCATTTGAAAAAATCCGTCAGGCTTGCCTACCTTGAGTTTCCCGTCACTCTTAACTGCTAACTCTAACTTGCGTCCTTTTGCATCATACGCTGCTTGATCTGTAAAACGGACATCAGTGATGCCGTTATAAATCTCAACATTAGGTGCTAGCAGTTGTACAAAATCTGAATCCGAACTAATAATAATGTGATCGTTTTCAGGATGCAAATCAATCCATGTTGCAATTAGATCATCTGCTTCTCCCACAGGACATTGTAATACTGTGGAATTGGTTTTCTCTTGTATAAATTTATTCAGTTCATTGAACGCCTCAAAGAATAATTCATCATCTTCGCGCTCTCTTTGTGATTTCTTAAGTTGTGCAACTACACGATTGGCTTTGTATTCTTTGTATTCATCCTTGCGCCAGCTACGTCCTTCCAGACAGTAGACAACGTGATGCCCGCCCAAGTCACGCCAGCCTTTGCGTAGGCTATTAAACATGATGTGTAGCGCCATACCTATGCGGGTGTCAATGTCGCCGCGATGGACTACATGCTTCGCTCTGTGAAACATGTTCATTGCATCTACTAAGATATATTTTTGTTTATCACTCATTATAGATCATCGTCTGCAATATCTTCTATACTTTCTGCACCATCAATCGGCGGAGCAATATTTATAGGAATGGCGTCTTCGTGTATGTTTGTACGACGAGCTACCTGAGAAGTATCCTCTACTCGTTCCTGAAAGTCCCCAACACCATCATATGCATCTAACGCAATGTTTCTGCATAGATCGTTGAACCAATCATTAACTGTGTCTTCATCATCTGGATTTGGACCGTAGCCATGTTTCTCTAAGTGGTCAATGAATGCTTGATTCCAGTCAAGTTCAACGCCGCCATAGCGAGGATTATCAGGATCTGTTTCTAGATTCTTAACATCCACCCAAGGTTCATTTTTAATAGTTGCACTTTGCTTGTCAAGTTCTTTCTGAGTTAGCCTACCGTATTTTACTTCGTGTTCAAGTAATGCTACTGCAACTTCCTCATCAGTTCGATCACCAAGATTAATCTCGATATTTTTCTTGTCGAGACTTTCGCCAATGAGTGTGTATTCTGCTTCTGCTCTTTCACGTACTTTTCCTGTTAGACCCCAGTGTCCTGGAAACCAACCGAAAGGTAAAATTCTTTTAATTTTTGTCATAAAATTTAAATCCCTTAAACCCTAATAGGGCTTGCTTAAAATATTCTTTTTCATTTATGATGATATTATTCATCTTCGTTCCGTTCATCTGATACTCGTAATATGTTTCACCTCGAGTTATTATACGCAACGTTGCCCAACAAACAAGTTTTTCATCTGCCCTGCATCTACGTTTCAGCCAACGTTCAGTCGGATCCATCTAATTTTTTCTTGAAGTATTCTTTTTCTGTTACTCCAGACTCCATTATGTGTCTATCTACTCTGCCATCCTTGTAATGAATATTCATATACTTAGTGTACAGGCCATCTTTCTCTTTAAGCCACTCACCGCCGCCATGAAGGATAGTTTTATTTTCCCAATCATCGTCATTCATTTTGTCTTTACTACCTTTAACAATGGCCGCTTTGTTGCCCCTAATGCGTCCTCTATTTTTCGAACCATACGCGCATACTTCCACCAGCGAGGCGTTCCTTCTTTCTGTTCTTGTTGTTCCATTAATAACGCGAACCAAATTATTGCTAGCTCGTTATCACTGAACATCATCGAATAGTTTGCCTCTAAGCTTACGCTTCATGTACATCGTGCCTTTGAGCGTTTCAAGCGTTTCAATTACAACGTCAGTCTCCTTTTGTTCCACTCCGTCTATATAATGGAATGTTTCTTTACGAAGTAATCGTGTAAAAATTTCTTTGTCCTCAGTTACCCACCCTTCATTGATCTTAGTGAGTTTATTTCCATCACGTTCATAACGAATTGGCTGTTCCATCAATAATTTCTGTTCCGTATCTTTCTTCATTGTACTGTACCTTCTAGTAATAATTTAAAATACTCTTTCTCAGAAAACGGACCTCGTATAACACTTGCTACTGCTGATCCGTCGTTATATACCCAAACACGATGTTCATTCCATTTGTCCATAGCGCCTTTTCGCCAAGTTTCATATTGTCTAATACATTTCTTTCTATCTTGCGAATAAGGATTCATTATGTTCCTATCTGATTGCCCCAAATGTAACAATGTACTCTCGTAGCAACGTGATAACCTCTACGAATAGTTTCCTCAATTATTGCAATAGCATCCTCGTCTTGTTGTGATTCGACTGTCGCGCCAACGGGCATTATCCAAACAGGCCACTCAATCCCTGCATTCCTAAAATCTTCAACTCGTTCTTCAAGTTCATCCCATGCTTCTGGTCTGTTGCTTACAACAAACTTTAGTTGTCCAAACGCACTAACGTCTTGATACGTTTTGACTACAGCAGGCTTAATTGCCTTAGTTGGCTTCTCACCACTTGTATATAATAGCTTAGGCGAACACGACCAAAACCATTCTCCGCCGCTTGCTACGTATGACGAGATTGTTTTTGCTAATTCATCTGTTAGCGTCTGTGTTCCGTTTGTCTCTACTGTAATAAATCTTGGTAAGTTCACATTATCTGCTAACGCATGCAGTAACTCGACTTGCCCTACTTGTGTACGTTCAAGCATCGGCTCACCACCTGTCATACAAAAATGTACATCTTTTAGCTCGCGCTCATTATTTAGCAAGAATTTTCCGTCAGGATTGTTGTCAAACTTGCGTAATTCGTTTTCTAGTTTCTGTGCAAGTTGTCTTGCTGTATGCGCAGGACATAAATCTTTGAATTTCCGCGCCCAGCTATAGCTAGAATCACAACCATAATCCCAAACAGGTAAATCTTCGATACGCTTTACAGTGCTAACGTCGAATTCTTTATATGGTAAAATATGTGTACTGCGTTCTTCTGGTATTTTCTGACCAAAGCCGCTGCATTGTAAATTACATAAGAACCAACGAAGCCAAACTGTCGGTGTTCCACAGTAGGTTCCTTCGCCTTGAATCGAAGTAAATATTTCGCTGTATTTATATTTATTGCTCATTATGCTACTTTTCCGTAACTAGTACTTGTGCAAGTCCATAGTTAGCAGAAATAATATCTCCACTGAGATTCCATATTCGATCTTGCTCTATTTCAGATACAAGGAATGCGTTTACTTTATCTTCTAAAACCATCCAAGCATTCTTTTCTTCGGCTGAGTCACACTTACAGTCTTCGACATAATCAATTGCAATTATTCTATAGTATTTTACTGCCATTTTAGTTTTTTGTACCCTTCAGCTTATCATACATTATACACTTTCGAATAACATCTGTCAACTCCTCAGGCCCAAGTGGAGCTATTTCCGCTTGTCTAGCGAGTTTCACAGTTATGCGTTCCTCCCATTCCATGCGATTTTGCGCAATACCTGCTTTATCCTCAATGTTCATAGTAACGCACTGGAGAAATATAGAGGCAGCTTCGTTATATACATCTTCCTTGTGCCAAACTGCTTCTCCATTTGGTTCAATTGAGAAAATCTTTACGCCATTGTTATTTGTAAACGTTAACGTATTTGATTGCGCATCATCAAAAATCATAACAGTAGGTGATGGCGGCGCCGCTGTTTGTAATAACCTGATAGTAGAATTCGTCTTTTTCTTAACACGACGATTCAGAAAATAATTTCTTATTCTATTAAACATGATCTTCTGTTGGTCGAGTCTTTACAACTTCTGAGAGTTCGTCTAAACTGATATATCCGAAAGGCATGTCTGGATCGTGTCCGTTGTTACGAAGCAAATCCATTTGCGCATGTGTCAAATAATACATGCGTCCAAAATCTTCTGGGTGCATTGTTTCGTGGCTCTCTAAGCGCAAAGCATTTGTCATGTTGCTCTTATCCCAGCCGTTGCTACCTAGCATACGTTTAATCTTGTATCCGAGCAATGCTATTGCGCCCGCCACAAAAATAATTAAGTTCTCTATTAACAATCCTCCGATTGTCAACCCTGCTACAAATTCTTCCATTTTATTTCTCCTATAGATTTTTAATCGTCTTTTCTTCTACTAATGAAGAATGATTCTCCATTGTAATCTACTACAGTACAAGATCCTTGAAAAAGCTTTACAAGTAGCTCGTTTGCTAATTCTAATGCTTGCTCTAGTAATATTTCTTCTGTCTTAGGAAAGCGCGGGTAATTGATTAAGTTTACTACGATTCCTGTTTCATTACCCATTGTGTAGATATATTCTTCTTCTGAAATGCTAACACACGCACCACGCATAACATACTCTTGGAGTACTTGTCTAGCAAGATTTCTGTCACCAGCAATGTAAATCTTAATTACATGAGTGGGGCACGTTTTTGGTTCTATACCTAGTTTCATTATTCAGTGTCCTTTCCTAATGTAAGTTTGCGCACAAAATCGTACCGATCAAACGCTTCACGTATCGCAGCATATTTCTTTAAGTCGGCTTCTGTTGGCGATTTGCTGAGTGCTACCAACTCGCCAAGTTCTGCAATCATATCAGTTTGCAACTTTAGTGCTTCTAATATATCGTTTGTACATTTAATGAATGTACGATCTAGTGTATCAATACGTCGCTCAAGATTCATCACCTCATCGTTTACATTTCCGATTTCTTCTATGAGGTCATCTACATCCATCATCATCTTCCCCGCAAAGTTTCTCTAGAAATTTGTACTTTTCATACACTACTTTTAGTTGTTTGAACTTCGCTAACTTTTCAGGATTAGGTTTATCAAGCACAGTTAGACGTTCCATTACAACATCTAGATTGCGTTCCATCCTGTCGATCCTTTCCATGAGTTCTGGAGATATGCTGATCTCCTGCCATTCAGCGACAGTAATGTTTTTGCGTCCGCCAGGACTACCTCCACCGTAACTCATTAGTCATCTTCCTTGAAGATAACTTCTATCGCTGCATCGAACCCAAAGAACTTCGGAATCTGGTTTTGGTTGTAAGAATACAAATGTGCCTTTGCTGCATCATAGTTCTGCATCATATCTTCTATGCGATCAACTAAGTTCTTTCTGTTTGCGTCGAACTTATCGTAACTCCTAGTCCATTCATCTGGATATAAAAATTCTTCGTGTCCTGCAAAGATTTCTGTGTAGCTTAAGCGATTCGGAGCACACGGTAGCGCACCTACTAGCGGTCCCTCAATACAAGTAGAAATGCCTAGCGTTTCTTGCAAGTTTGCGCTAAAGACCATCTTAGCTTCACCAAGCAATGTATGAAACTCATGCTTAGTTAGTTCTTTGTCTTGACACACAACCCATTCATACTGCGGAAGTGCTTCTGCTAATTCGTTGAAAATCCTTACTTGCTTCTCTGGTGCTACACGATGCGGGAACAGAATCAAGTCACGCTTTTCTAGATTAGCATATGGAGCTAACGTGTCAGCCATGTATTCCATCGGCCAACCTGTGCGACAATACTTTGTTTCGATTTCGTGCGGATCAAGTTCTGCGAAGTAACCTTGATAGGGTTCGCGGAAACAATTACGTCGGAACATATCAATGTGAAAGTCAGTTGCAAACCAATTGTAATCTACTGCATGAAAGACTGCTTTCTCAAAGTTGTTTGTCCAGCGTTTGTCTTTGATAAGTCTGCCTAAGAAGTCTTGCGGGTCATAGCTTCCTGCATGCCACAGTGCGTGTATCACAACGGGAATCTGTAGCAACTCACTCATATATTTGAGTTGCATAATCCCAGGATGCCATGCGTCTGTGAATATAAATTGGTCGCCTGGATTGACCTCGCCCTCAGAAAATAATTCAGACACTTGTGTTAGTTGGTTGTTCTTATACACATTTGTCTGCGCAAAGTTTAAGAAAGCTCCAGGCGTCGCTTTCAACTCTGCTTCTCCTCCAGAGATATTTACTATCTCTACGTCAGCCCTATTCCTCAAGGTCGCTGCATTTTTCAGCAGAGTTGGAATATGCTCTTTCCATTGACACGTATAGCGTGTCGGAACGGATTCAAGGTCTATGATATAAATTTTCATTATAAGTCTCTAATATCTTTATTTGCTGGCCTTTTATCACCAGCTAAGTTAGCTTTAAATAATGCTCTTTCTCCTGCCTCTTTCTCAAAGAATACATTATCAGCATTAATTATTTCGATGTCATTTATTGCAGCACCATCTAAACGCACATAAAATCCATCACCTTCTTTGCCCATTAACAGGCCTTCCTCTAGTGTCATGCCCCAAAAATGAATACACCAAACTTTCTGTTGTTTTATATTTTCGAATGCCATCTATTATCTTTTGTCCTTCAGTAGTCGTAAAAATGATTCTTTTTTGGCTACTTCTTCATTTAAGAATAAATTGTCTTTGTGAGTTACGACAGTTTCTATATATGAACCGCGATCAATGTCGTACCATCCTGCGTCAGTGTTAGGGTTTGCACCGACTACATTTACGTTATGTACCCTATGTAATTCGTCTATGAAGAAACCGTTTGTCATTTTATTTTTCTAATACTAATGCCTCAATCATTTTGTACTTGTTATACGCATCTTTAAGCATCTTGTGTTTTTTCATTTGTTCTTCGCTCGGTGCGTCTTCACCAAACAGAATTCCGATCTTGCGTATTGAGTCTTTAATCTCTGCAATATCTTTGTTTGTCTGTCTGCGGAATTGCTCGTCAGGATCTCGTTTTCTTAGTTGCTGCCAATCTTGCATAATTGCGTCCTTAAATTTTCTCTGTTCCGTTTCCCGCAATCTATCATACTCTACTGATTCAGGTAATATAAATTCGTTGTTAGGTTGGCCATAAGTTTGCATTATAGCTCTGTCAGTTTCTTCGTTCATCTTGTCAGAAAGCATACGTGTAATCTTTTCTTCTAAGTCTAGTGAATGCATAGCAGGAGCATCTTTACTTGTCATTAGAACATATCTCTTTGTTGATAAAGAATTGGTACTTGTTCACGGTCTGCAGGATAATAACCGACTGCACCATTCTCGCCATCCTCGCTTACTTCGATCTTAAGATCACGGCCAGGGTATGCATCTTGTATGTATTCTGCTAGATCATCTGCAAGCATTTCACAACTCTTGCTGTTTAATTGAAGTACTGATGAGAGACCAACTACTTCTTTCTTGTATTGATCTTCAAGTTCACGTTTGAATAAAATAAATTCAATCTCTCGATCATCATTCCACACCTCAATGTCTACACGAAAATGAAATATGTGTCGATGAGGGTGGCGTAGAAACTCTACACCCTCAGGGGCGTCAGGATAAGAATGTATGCCTTCTTTCTGAAACGTTACGAAAATAAATCTTTGTTCTTTCATACCGTATTCCTTTTGTATGGATTATGAATGTGGGGCCCACTTTTCTTTAGTATTTGATTATTTACGTATGCACGGCTGCTACTTGTTGAGCCAACATTAGTATCAGCTTCAATCTCTTCCTTATCAAAATCTCCATTAAGCTTTTTCTTAAAGTATTCTTTATTGGAGTATTTTGTAAATATCATAGGGTTTGCATCTCCCATCCGAGACGGACCCCAGTGACCTTGCCGCCAATATTTCTCGAACCATACCCGCTTATATTCAATATCGGTTTCATCTACTACGGTTGGTAGCCATGCAAACTTAGTGTGCCATTCTCGTTTAGCATTAATTCTTTTTCGTCTTGTAACATGCGCAGGCGGTTTGTCTATCTTAAATTTCATTTGTCTTCCTCCCATCCATCTTCTTCTTCGTCTCCGAGAAAAATTGACTCAACTTCAATATCTTGATCTGCTCTGCCAATTACATATTTCTTGAAGTTAACACCTGAATTTGGCCCGTCCTTTTTATGCAAGCCTCCGCTAGGATACTGTTTATTCATTTGATTGCGAATCTGACTAGCTATTGAACTTGCAGTAGCCTCATCTACCATTGTTTCATGCTTATCAAAATCACCATCTAGTTTTTTCTTGAAGTATTCTTTCTCAGAATATTTTTCGAAGTATCGTCCGTCTCCTGGGCTATCACCTTGTGTCGGCCCAATTTTCTCCTTGCACCAGTAGTTTTCAAACCAGACAACTCTATGTCCTACATCAGTATGATCTACCTTAGTAGCCTTCCACGCAAACTTCTTATGCCACTCTTGTCTAGCCATCCGCTCTTGTTCTTTTCGAACGTGCTTAGGTGGTCTGTTAATGTTAATGCGCATGTTTGTTTTCCAGTCTTATTATCTTTTTCACATTCTTACGTACTTTCGTTTCCATCATTTGTCTCTTTGCTGCTTTCAAATGATCGTAAAATACAATACCATTTAAGTGGTCGTATTCATGCTGAAAGCAAATAGCATCTACACCATTTAGTATAGCTTGTTCTGTCTCTCCTGTCAAGGTCGTGTGTTCCACTACTACGCCGTCACAGCGTTCTATCTTCACAAAAATTCCAGGAAAGCTTAAGCAGCCTTCTTCTGAAATGATTTTCTTTTCTGTTAGTTCTTTGATAACAGGATTTATAAATGCTTGCTTAAGCTTTCCGCCTATTTGTGTTGTGTCTATTACCATAATACACAGCGGTATGTTACATTGTGTTGCTGCAAGACCCATGCCGTGTCCTGTATACATAGTCTCAAATAAATTAGCAATTATGTCATTGCATACCTCAAGACTCAAATCAGTAACATCTTTTGCGGCCTCCTTCAAACAAGGGTTAGGCCAATATTTAACTTCATAAATCATATTTTTATCCTATATTCTTTTCCTGCGAGACTACGTAAGAAAATATCTTTCTTCGTTCTAGCGTACTCTACATATCCTAAATTAGACGATATGTAATAACCTATGTCATTTTCATATTTATATATACGAGATTCCTGCACACGACACCATATAAGTCCCATGATAAATATTCCTGTAATGTCTTTATGTGGCAAGAAACAAAATGTTTCCCTCCACTTAGTCCATTCAGTTTTAAGGTTGCCGTTATGGATAATGCCGTCAATCTCTATTACCATTATTCTTCTCGTTCTCTATATTCTTCACGATACTGCTTTGCCATTTCTTCTTCGTATTGCTGATCTAGCATTGCTTGATAGTAACCATCGTGACCATGATCGGGGTCGCCGTAACACATTGAACAAGAGTTACCTTGATCGTCTGGAATTTCACTTCCGCATGATGTACAATTAGCCATCGTCAACTCCTAGTTTTTGTACAAGGTCTTCGGCACACCTTTGTGCTGCACCACCTCTCATAAATGATACAAAAATATATGCACCAGTCTTATCTGCAATTCCGTCGTCAACACAATCGTCTTCAAATCCTTCTGGCAAATGCCTTCTAACACGTTCTAGATATGCAAACCAATTTTCGTTACTTGCATGTATCATGTTAGTTCCTCTGCGATGCCTAAAACTTCTGCTGCAAAAAACATGCCTGCTCCGTAGCACAATAACATCTCATTAGTAACAAAGCCGAGTATAATAAATAATACACAACCTAGAATGCGAAACGCACTTTTTACAAGGCGATAAATAAAGTGTTTTTCACCTGGGTCTTTATCTGTTGCGATTGTTTCTGCTGCTCGTCTACCTGCTTCTACTGCTCGTTCGTCCATCATGTTAGCTACCTCTTTAAGCTTAAACTCACCTCCGCACTCTGTACAAAGAGCAGGAGCAGTTTGTCCCATATCTGTTTCTCCGCAGAAAGTCCACCACTCATCTTTTGCTAAAGGCCGTCCGCAACCGCTCATAATGCTTCGTCATCCTGGTATTCATCCCAGCTTGTAAAGTTATCACGATTCAAAAGGCTATGCAAACTATGACACCACACACCTGGGTTTGAGTGATCCATGTCTATATCATCAATCTTGATTGTGGTGTTGTAATTATATATGTCTACGTTCGGTATCTCGACAGAAATCATAGGAATAAATTTGCTCTTACGCATATGATTCCCCATTGTGCGCATAATAAAGTTATGACACCGAACTGGAAAATCTAATGTAACCCAAAAGTTTAGTTCTAATAGCTCGTCTATAACGGGCTCCCAATCATCTATCATGTGAAAACTTTTGTTAGCACCAAGATAAATGTGTTTAATTTTTCGTTCTGCTGCGAATCGAGCAATCTGTTCAGCTGGTTGTATACCCACTACGAATAGGGTGTTCTTACCGTGTTGTGGAGTATTCTCGACTTCGATGCCAGTGAAGTATATTGCATCATCGGCAACTTCACCATTCCTGTTTGTGTAATTTCTTTTAATTGATTCGTTCATGGTTTATTTCTGTTACTACTGTCTTTATTGTTGTATTTCGAGGATTGCCGTTTAATAATCGTTCTACATATTCAAATGCTTGCTCTGGACTCTTAAATTGTATAGTGTATTGAGCATCATAGTTAGGTTCTGTATGCTCACTCCAATAATCCCACAGCTTACATAATCCGAATAATGTTACTTGACAGCGTTCCTCTACAGTCCAAATGTCTGCGCAATGTGATGTATCATGTACAGCACGATAGTTATAATATGCACCATACACAACTCTGTATTCTCCGAGTTTCATGCTTTGCCTCTTAGTTTTTCTTCAAACAATTCTTTTGTTTTAGCATATTGTGTATGAGGAATTGCTCTATCAAGTATTGTATTTGTAACATTTGATGTATGATAAGTTCCACCTTTTATAATATCTTTTTTACTACGCTTATGCATTTTTCCTATAATAATCTTACCTGTAATTGATTTCCGCGGCATGTAAGAAGTATATTCTTTCCATTCTACATCATCCCAAAACTCCCTCTTGATAAACGGATCAAGCACGGGCGGCGGAATTGGGCTTACCCGCGGTGGCGGAGCTAATGGTTCATGCGCGACCCATATAGAACCCGTATTAGTGGTGGTATATGTTAATACGTTACCAGTAGTAACAGTTCCAGAATCAACAATATATAAATCACTCATCGCTATTACCTTTTAATTTTAATGCAAATAATTCTTTGTTTGTTGCGAATTGTCGTTTGCGAGTAGCCTTACCTTGCATACCACCGCCACCCCAAACATTCCGTCCACGTTTGTTGATGCGGCCAACAATCCATTTTCCTGTAATTGATTCACGCGGCCATAAACTTGTTGTTCTACGCCATTCTGACCAAGGATTAATTATAGAATCTTCTATATTCAGGCTAAAGATTGAACCCGTTTTGCCTTGCATCGGCTGAACTTTCGTAATCATATCAGCTATCATGTTTGGATAGAGTTTCCTAACAATAGGAATAAGTATTTTTGAATTATTAGTTTTCATTCCTCAGTTTTCTTTCTAGTGCATCAAGTACATCATCTTCGCGTCCATAATCTTCGCCAGTTATAACTTCATTATCATTCTCATCTCCGAACAAATCTTGAAATAATGCTGTGTTGCCGTCGATATATTTCTGATTAGTCATTTCTTGAAGTAATGGTGAAGCATCATCTAGCATCTGCATAGGATTGTCCGATACAAATAGTTCTTTGATAAAATTATTGAAGTACAACAAATTTCGCGGAACCCAAAAAGACATTTCTGCTGCTTTAGATTTGCGCTTTGTCTTTGTCCATGTTCTCCAATCTGGATCGAATCGCATACTCTCTAAGTCACTAAGGTGATTGATGCGTTGTACTGCGCGTATGTGCGCGTAGCAATTGTGCGCTCCTAGAATTGTATAAGTAAACGAATCCCAAGCTGAGTTAGTGACCTTGCCAAGCTTGTTAAGATCACCTTTACCGTAGTGACAAACATCACCGACTGTTAACCGCCGTCCGATTTCACTTTCAAACGGAAACGGAATATCACTATGAGCTAATTGTCTACCGTCAAATCCCCTATCCATCACATAGCTAAGTTTGTCGCATAACAAAGAATTATATGTATACATGCGGCCGTTTGCTGCTGCGATGAATGGACTTGCTGCATCATAACTGACTGTTACATTCGGATTTACGTGCTTACGCAATTCACGTTGTACACCAGTTAGCATTACTGCCCACTCAAGTTTAGAAGTTCCTAAGAAGTGAATCCAATCTTTACCTTCTAAGTACCCTTCGTCCCGCATAATAATAAGACGCCGAAGGGCGATTTCTATGTCGCGCATATTATTGCCGCCCATTGCCCAACCTTCGAACGGATAGTCCTTTACGGCGTCGTACCAAGTGTTTGCATCATCCCACGTTGTACCTTGAAGTACGTTGAGGAACTTTGTTTTGTTTTCTCTATGCTCAACAAAATAATCGAGATTAAATAATGTTGCATCTAAGCATTCTTGGAATGTGCGCAACCCTGTGCGTTCTCTTGCTGTTTCTTCCATGTACGCCCATGTAGGTACGTCAAGTGTTAGTGACCAATCAGCCGTGTATTCAAGCCAATGAAGAATATCTGCTCGCATTTTATCTGCTTTGCCGATGTAACCTGGATCACCTTTCTTTTCATAGAAGTGTTCCCAATCAAATTTAATAACACCTTTGCCGATTTGATACCCGCCTGAATCACCCAAGAGCGTAGTCTTTTTCTTATCGCGCTCTTGAATCATCCACTCAAATTTATTAGTACGTTCTTCGTCTAAGTATGCGTGTCCTGCTGAATACAAACCCACATCGTAATAGAAATATCCCTTATCCTCGTTGAAGAAATCAAGACCTTCCATACCATTTTCAAAACCCTTAGGTGTCCTATCAGGCGGCAGGTAATCTGGAAAATTCCTACAGCGACCAAGTACTTCTGTGTAGAAGCCACTTATCGCTGGCAAGAATAATGCATAGTCTTTTTTACCTACTGTTAAATCTCTCATATTAGCATCTTATTTTTATATCGTTTGGTGAAGTGTGCACCGTCGGGGTAAACTCGCCTGGCCCACCCGTGCCGCCGTCATGTATCTTTTGTAATTCATCCTTTTCATAGATGCCATCAATCTCATGCTTGAACACAAGGTTTAAATGATTCTTGATAATTTCAACTTGCTTTTCATTCAATTCAGTTGTTTCACTAATTTCAAAATGGCCCTGTAGCCAATAACAAAAGTCTATAGAATTCATTATACCCCTCTCGTCTTGCTGATATAGTTAGAATTAGTGAATGTCCAGTTTTCCTTCCAGTGCCAATCGTCTTGTACGAAATTTGCAAACTCGTCTGCCGTCAATTCAATTTCATTATCAACTGATAACTCAAGCATACGAATTACACGATCATAGTCCTTAACTTGACTCTGTGGCGGGAACTCAGTCCACTGTACTGTTTCACGTTCGCCAGCTTTGAATTCCTCCATTAACTTCATTAGAGTTTCTCCGCAAGTTACTAAGTACCCTTCATAAGCATCTTTATAGTCTGCTTCATGCGTATCACGATTCTCTCGCAAAATTTCTAGGAGTTCGTTTTGATTAATTGTTACTTTTTTCATTGTTTATTCCTCTGTATTAGTATTTAGGTTATTACGCAAATCCATTAAGACTTTTCCTAAATGATTCTCGCCTTCGCCTTTACATGTGCCCCAGTATGTGTCACCCCAAGTATTTCCTTCTTCTAGGATAGCATCATCCGTTGCAAGTAATTTTTCTCTTAGTGACGGATTTTGTATAAATTTTGCACGTACAATTTCCGTCATGACTTCTAATTTTACTTCATCCCAATCAGACCGTCGCTTAACTGTTTTGCCGTACTTTTTTGCTTCATATGGCGTGCCTAGTATCGAAATATTCATTCGTGAATTTTCGTTTAATGTCTTCGCGGCTTGATATGCATGTTCTGATGTTGGATATGCAATGCCATGATACATCATAGGCGCGCGGTGGAAGTTAGACAAGAAGCGAAATATTCCGCTAAATGATTCAACTTTACATTGATCTTGCTGGGAGTAAGTATTCATAACTGCCGAGGCCTGTTTCCATTTCAATCTTCATCACACCCTTGTTACTAAAGCTGATTATACAATCATCTGCCTTACTCGCAAGCTTAAGTATAGCAAGCGTTTCAACGAGCGGCCATGTAAGATTGCCTGTGAGTGTGCCGTTCACAGCTTTTGCAACTGGTACCGTAGCTCGGTCAGTCGGGCCGCTACCAATATAGAAATTAAGATCATTATTAACGTCTGTCTTTACAGTAAAGGTTGGCTCAAACGCGCCTAACACTCCATTGAAGTAGCTCAGATCCTTCATAATCTCATCTGTACCAGTAATAACAACGTCCCAAGTTGCACCCCTGAAAGGTGGTACTTTGACTTGCTCTTCCACTACGTCTTTATGCATAAAGCGGTAACTAGATTCGTGCCCACCATTAGCAGAAAAATAAATCTCTGTTGGGATTTCACTACCGTCTCGCTGCGTAGTTTTGATTTCAATAGTTGCATCATCCCCAACAAAATGTGGATATTTCAAATAACCCTGTAGTACTGCCATTCGTGATAATCCTACTACACCTTCTAGTTCAGTCAACGGACTATTAAGTTTTCCAAATACGACAACTGATTTGTCGTCGTTGATAGCTGCAATCGTTGTTTCAGTTGCGCTACTATCTATTTTCATCATTTCAATAAATCCTAGCCCATGTGTTTGTGCGAGGATGTCTGTTAATACTTCCGATAACATGTAAAAGTTCTCCTAATTATGATAACAAATTATAACAAAACGAGCAAGGAAAGTCAACTAAAATCAAAAAGTGTTTCCATGAGTTCTGCTTGTGGTGATGTGCGAGAGAGGTCCCACTTTAAAACATTAAGTAAGTTCTCCACTTTTTTATCGACGTTGGCTTGCATCATTGCTTGTTCGTCAAATGGTAAATTTATAAACCAATCAGGAAGATGTGGTTCATCTACAGGATAAGCAACTGACGTTTTTTGAAAGTCATTGTGTGGTTTAAGTTTGCAAACTAATACCTTATGTCCGTCTAATATTCTAGTACTGTGCAAATCATTATGTGATGCGCGGAGCGAGTTCCAATTCAAACTTGCCATAACATGACCTGGCACCTTAACCTTTTCTGCGATGCGACCGCCCAATCTAATTTCCATTGCACGTTCTAGCTTATCGTTATATGCTGTAAGATTATTCACGCCTGTCGGAGAACCTTTCTCCCAAGGATTCAATGTATCGAATTCTTTTTTGAATTCTCGTATGACTTTGATAACAGCCTCTTCGCCCTCTAATCGTAGTGTTTGCCAAAGGATGCCTGTTAAGAATTCCTGTACACGTTTCTGTGTATCTGATCTACGCAAGTCAAGACCCATTGCTTTGAGTTTGCCATCACTGCCGTTGACATCTTTGCGATTGCCTTCATCATCATATACAAGTAGAGCGTACCTTTTCTTCTTAATGAACAGCCCTGTATCACCAACAATTTCTCTGCTTGCTCTAATAACTTCACTTCGTTTCTTTGGTGTATTGAATGTGTCATTCATAAACTTTGGAAATGTGTCACTTACTTGCTGCGCAATAATGTCATACAATTCAATTACACTATCCTTCGTCCACACGATTTCTCCTTTATCTATATCATCTTTCAAAATCGGATATGCTGAGAAATATACTGAATCAGTATCACCGTAAATAATTGAGCGGCCAGTATGATCGTAACTGTTATCTAAGAATTCGTTTGTCTTTGCGGCCATGTGCTTCGCGATACTGCGTCCAGTTAATGTAGTACTCTGACCGAGCCGTAAGTCATAGAAACGACAATGTATATTGAGCAGTCCGCCGTACAGACTGTTCAGATTAATTTTTTTAACAAGCTGTCTCTTATCCCAAAATGATATAATCTTTTTGAGTTCATCAATATTGTTATGACGAAGTTTTAGATTCTTGTCAATGTACAAATTGTGTCCGAGTAAATACTGATACAAGTCTTCTGTATTTTTGCTTGCTGCTTTTTTCTTTGCTTGCGTGATACTAAACGTCAAGTCTGGATCGTACGGATTAAAGAAATTAACGTCATCGTCGTTATATTTGCGAGTGAGATTAGCATTAATTTCATCTGCTATATTTTGCGTTATATTTAGCTTGATGCCTTCTTTGACATCTGCTATAGAATCATAACTACGCTTAAATGCTTGCATTACTTGACGTTCACTGTACCAACGACGCAATAATCCTGGGATTACACCTTCAATATCATTGCGAAATATGGTTCCGTTTGCAGATATACTCCAATCATTTCCGCCTTCAAAAATAAGGTGGCGCAGTTCTGCACCAGTTATATCTATTGTAGTTCCGTCTTCTAAGTCTAATTTTCTTCGTGTAACATTATCGTTGTTAAGAAAATCATCCATTTCAATTGTATTGAATCTGTCATTCCACCATCCAGAAAAAGTATTAGATTTTGCTGCATCAAGATGCGCGTAAATCTCTCTATTAGTTTGATCTGTGCGCAATTGCCCAACAATAGTTTCTGGACTCATGTTAAGACAACGAATTACAGATGGATACAGTGAGCTTAAGTCACTACTTCCGATCCAACGATGTAAACCCTTCTTCGGATATTGTACCCAGCCACCAGCAGCAGCTAGATCATCTGAACTACTGTGTTCACGATCAGGTACTTTCATGTTACGCTCATGCGCTTCAACGATAATAGCTTGCTCAGTAAGTGCTACTGCGCTCATTGCGCGAGGCAGAAGAACTCCGTTTCCATGTGCGATGCTGCTAGCTAACGCTACAAACTGCAACTTTTTATCAAGCTCGTTAAGTAGTTCTGTATCTTGAATGTTGTATTCTAAGAATTTCTTAAAATCATTGTTGTACAATTCATCTAGCGTTCCTTCATATGGAACTTTACGCTGATTGACTTCAACCTCACCAATAGCATCTAGTGAATAGCTGTGTCGTTCTTCATATGTATATTTCTTGTACAATGCAAGATAATCAAAATGAATTCGACCGACTAGCTCATACGTTTGGCTTTCTTTGCCGCCCCTCAGAAATGTTCTTGGCTTTGGTTGTTTGTCCCACAAACACATGCGTCGAGTTTCATGCCGGCCCATTAGCTTTATGATACGATTTACTGTGTAAGGAATATCATAACCTTCACTGAACCAGCCACTCAAAACATCTGCATCTTCAATCAGTGTGAGAAACGCATCGAGAATATCTGTTTCTTCGTGATACAAAATTGTATTACCGACTTCATCAGCAATAACTTTTGCATCATCCATTGACATGCCTTCAGGCGGCAATGCAAGACAAACTGTTTGATTTAACCACTGCAAGTGTACTGCGATTGAGAGAATTTTATTGTTCGCGTCTTCTGGAGAACTGTAACCTAGTTCTTTATCGAAATCAGTCTCAATATCGAAAAAGGCAATGTTTAGATTTGCTGTGTCTAAGTGCTTATAGTGTGCTTCAAGAATTTTATTGATGGGTTTAATATCTGACTCATACTTTTTCTTATGAGAATTGATACGTGTCATTTTCTTGAGTTCACCAATTGAACCGCATTCGATCTTTATTAGAGGATCACCATGAATGCTTCTGAATTTTCCTTTCGGATCTTCTAAATAAAAATCAAAAATTCCAGGATAGCTCTTGTAGACACGCTTTCCGTTGTTGCGTTCAACAACTTTTATAGTTGAATCTTTTGGATTAAAAATTGCATCTACGTACATTTATATTGCCTGTATAAGTCCAATTGTGTTTGTGCCTACGTAAAATATCATTAGCATAATCATCCATGCACTCTGTCTTATATAGTTTGAATATATAAAAAATACTGCACTAAGATTATACAAAATAAAAATCGTAAACAAATCTGGAGTTGGTGATTGAAACCCGATCATTGCAGCAGCAGCCATGCCTGTAAGAGTGCCGGCCATTTCCGCTAAGAATAGCGTCTTATTTGTTAGCCAAGTCTCTTTCCAAAATTGAAATGCTGTGCGAATGACTCGCATTAACTGATGCCGATTTCGTCCAATAATTCTTCTAGTTCTGCGAACGAAGCTTGTTCGTCAAGGCGGCTGTTCTTAAATGCGATTGTGATAACTTTTTTGAGTACAGTTGGCTTAATCTCCATTTCTTCTGCGATTGCCTTAACTGTGTCTGCTAGTCCTTCATTTAAATCTTTTACTTCCTGCTTAACGATAACACCTTCTTTTACCAGTTCTGTGAGGCGTCGTACATCGTCTGAGGAATAGTGTTTTGCTTGATGAGTCATGTGTAGAATTCTCCTTATAGTAGCGTATTGTACTATATTTACAAGGAGTTGTCAAGTATCTTGAATAACGTGGTTAGCGTGTTCCGTATTTATGACCAGCGCAATCATTTTCTCTGTGCGTCTTTTCTCTATGACAATTGGAACAAATTGTTTGCATATTGGAGTGATGATTATTTTCTCTATTGCCGTTGATGTGGTCAAGGTCAAGTTGATGACTGTTAATTCTTTTGAGATTTCTTGTAGGGCACTTGTACCCAAATCCTAATCTGCCGTCTCGATTTTCACAGTATGATTTCTTGATAGGAACCACTCTCGGCTTATAACTCTGCTTTCCTGTTGCTGCGCGGGTACAGGAAGAGCAAAATGGTTTATAGTTATACAGGCCGCTTTTGAGTATGAAGCGAATCATAGTGGGCCGGGTACAATACAGATTAGCGCAGTTTGGATGAACTTGGCCGTTCGGAAAATACCTTTTCATAATGATAAAGTATACGTCCAGTCTCCACGTTTGTCAACCGATTATGAGTTTTTACGAATCTTATTGTAGACCACTTTCTTAGTGGCATTATTGATACTTGATGGTAATGCGTTTGCGAATTCAGCGAAATTTCCGTCTGTTGCTAGTTGTCGAGCCTTGCTTGCACTCATGCCTTCTGCGCCTTCTGAGTCTGGATCACGTTCTCCAGCACTTACAACTTCGAAGTTTTCAATGCCCCATTCAGATAGATACTTTTGCATATCACCTCTAAAACGTTCAACACGATCTGAGCCAACAACCATGATTATATTTTTGTATTTCTTTCCTAATGTTTCTAGAGCTACGTATGGATTTATGATTGCATGATCTCTACTAACATTAATAGACGGAAACATTTTCTTAAACAAATCATATTTGTCCTGCCAAGAAAGTGGATCCTTTCCTGGTTTTTGTGTCTTTGACAAGTATACAATTTGGTCAGCATTTTGATTAGCTGCGACTTCTGAAACTTTGGATACAAGTTTTTGGTGTCCGATTGTCGGCGGATTGAATCTGCCAAAAGTGAACACAACAGTATCGTTTTTAGCTTCTGTAAGCTGTGCTAGTTCGAACAGTCTCATTGTTTAATTGTCGCCGAAAAAATAGTTTGACTCAGCCATGTCTTCTACGTCTGCTTCTGACATATAATTCAAACATGCATCTGCAACTGTTCGAGCATCAAGGATACCTTCATCCATTAGCTCATGTAACGCAACAGTTGATTCACGTGGATTAAAATCTTCTTCAATACCATATCCAGTAGTAATTTCAGTAATTTCTTTAGATTGAAATTTGTCTGCGTTGCGACGATTCTTGTTGCTATCTCTCTTAGCTTCTTTCTTACGACCGTAGTATGCACCTTTTCCGTGTTTCGCACCACTATGCTCAGTCTTACCACCTTGATTAGCTTCGTTAACATTTAGTGCTTCATCTGCAAGCTCACCAATGATGTAATACGCTTCATAGAATGCTTCTATTATACCACTAAGAACGCCATCCTCTGTAGGATCATTACTGCTAACTATTTCACCCAGTCTGTCCAATTTTGAGATTGGGCTTTCATCCCAATATTCATCATCGTCTGAGTCAATTATCGGCAAGGGCGTATTTAATAGTGGTTTTATTTTTTGTTTTAGTGGAGCAACCTCTTTGCTAACTGCTAAGAATTGGCGGGCTGCTTCACTTTCTCCTTCGTTTTGGAAAATCTTTGCATCATTTACTAGATCAGAAAAGAACATTATCCATACATCCTTAAATGTTTCGCCTTCCCTGACGAAATATTCGTTAAGCTGTACTGCTTCCATTAGTTTTCGCATTTCATTCATATTATTGTCCTACTGTATTAATTGCTGCTATTTTTTCTTTACCGCGTGAAAATGCCGCTATACCAAGTATAGAACCAAACGCCAAGAAGAATAGCCCGCTACCTCTTGTTGTAAGCGGTTCCCAAGTACGGTTCCCAAGTTCAACGTGTTCGATAGCTTTCATTTGTACTTCCTTATCTTCGAACTTTCTAATCTCTGCAAATGCAGCAACATTAACTGTTTGATTTGCATGTTCTATCCATAGCGGAGCAAGCATGAAGTCAAACAGACAAATTGCTAGAAAAATATATCCAGCAGCAGGTCGCCAAAATCTCTTAAATCCGTGTTCTAAATGATCTTCGGGTTGTGAAACTGCGCTCTTTTCAGCGCCACAAGTTTCACATTCTCCGCACTTCTCACATACCATTGTGGGTCTCTCCTAATAAATCTTCTCATGTGTATTTATCAGCATTGTGTAGAATAACCAGCCAAACAAAAACCCCTCGTAAGGGGCTTTGTCGAATTAGCCTTCGTGCTAGTCCTAAGGTATTACTGAATGTATGTTGAAATATACGGCCATACATAAGTTTGTATGTATGCGCCTGCGATCATTGCACCACCGATGATGATAGCTTTTTTGCGTATATCACTTTTCTTTCTTGGTGTTGGTGCTGGATACACTGGTGGGTTTGGTGCGTCAGCAATTGCGTCGTTTGCGTGTCCGTGTGCGTTTGTAGCTGCAATTGCAGCTTCGTTTGCGTGTTCCCGTGCTGTCTTTGCGTCTTCTTTATCTTCAGGTTTAGCGGCTTCTTTCCTAGCTTCTGCTTCTGCCTGTTGTGCTGCTGCGTCAGCTTTTCTTGCTTCTGCTTCAGAACGATCTGCTGCATGTTCTGCTGCTTCGGCTGCTGCTGTTGCTGTATCTATTCCGCTTTCCTTAGCTTCATTTCGTGCTTGACCAGCAGTTCCGTTTGCTGCTTTTGCGGCATGCTTGGCCGCTTCTGCTGCTGCTTTTGCAGCTTTACTTTTCTCGCTCATATTGTTCTCCAATTATTGATTAATTATTAATTGTGTCTGAATGTGATGATACAAGTTGCTGCGCCGACAGTTCCTGCTGTTGCCACCGTAGCTGTTGCTTGTCTTGTTGCTGCTGCGTTAGCTACTCGACCATCTGCAACATAAATGTCTAGAACTTCTGGATCATTTTCTGTTGCTGCCATATAGCTCGCTGCACCGTTCGTTACGTCACCGACTGTAACTGTTGTTACTGCATCTGATGCCGTATCAACTTCTAGCATTACACTCATAATTGTACATGAAGCTGGAATGCCTGTTGCTGCACCGATGTTTTGTACGGATGCTGTTGTTAGGTCAACTGTACCTGTAACAGTATCAAGTGAACCAGAGCCGCCTAGTGATTCAATGGCATCGTCAACGTATTTTTTGTTAGGTAGATCATCGTCTGCTGTAACATTATCTTCATAGTTACCTGAACCTGCTGTAACACTTAGTACGCCTGTTCCGTTAGTTGTAAAACCAATGTCGATGTTTGCTTCGCCGCCTGTGCCGATACTAATATCTGGCGCGACACCTGTTGCACCTGCTGTGATAGCAAGTCCGTTGATTGCTGAAACAGTATCGTTAAGTTCTAGAATTTCTTCACTTGAACCATTTTGGAATATGATTGAGCCAGTTCCATTTGGTCGCAAGATTATAGGTTGGTCAGTAGTATTGTTACTGATTGTGTCGCCAGCGAAACTAAGTTCGTTAACAATAAGTGTCGTAGCATCCCATGTAAACGTAGAATCGCTATTGATGTCTGTAGCTGTAGCAAATACAGCAACTTCGTTGTTAAGTGGCGTACCAGATGATGTTACTGTACCAGAACCAAAGCTTAATGATGAATCGAAGTACGTATTCATCTGTGTGAACGTAGCTTCTGACAATACACCGCCATCATTGATTATGATGGTGTCTGTTGCGATGATTACTCCACTCGCTGGTTGTGCTGTAACGGCGGTAACGTCTAGTGCTAGTGCTGTTGCACCAGTAACCTGACCAGTATGCGTGGCGTTAGTTACTTTAGCTGTGTTAGCTGCTACATCTGTTGCGATGTCTATGCCATCGACCGTGCCTGATAAAGTTATATTACCCGTACTTGTGATACGTGCAACTTCTGTTGCTGCTGTGCCGCCAGCCATTAGTTGGAATACAAAGTCAAAGTCTTCTGACGCACCAGTAACATCAGTTGCTTCTAATGCAAACAAACCACCAATCTCTAAGTTACCTGGAGCGCCTGCAGCAGTTTCAGATTCAAACTGGATACTTGGGCCAATACCCGCTGCTGGTGTGCCTGAACTACGTGCGCTAACTGTGATAACTGGAATGTCAGCATTTGTTGTTGCTGTAGTTACCTCGAAGTTTACATTGTGTTCAAACGTTGTATCTGATGCCTGGCTCACCCAATAGTCAGTACCATCAAAGTTGGCTGTTAATGTACCAGTACCAGAGTCAGCAATAGCTAGTGTGCTATCACCTTCTGTAATACTTGTGCTGGACGTACCAGCGTTCATAAATGTCTTTAATTGGTCAACTGTTACTTCTAAGTTAGTTCCCGCTGTCGTATCAAACATCAATAGCGAGTCACCTGTTGCGACTGCTACACCTAGTGCTGTTGTGCCTTGAATGTCAACACCGATCGTTGGGTTGCCTGATACACCATTGCCGTTAACAATGCTGATACCTTCGTCGCCTGCTACTGCTGATGCAGCAATTGAACGTTCGACGTATGTATCTGCTGCCGTCTGAGTAATCAAACCGCCTGATCCGAACGCCAAGTTAACAACGTCAAGATCAGCTAGGACGTTTGTCAATGAACGCAATTGCATCGCGTCTGAGTTATCTGTATCAGAGAATGCAATAAAGTCGCCAACTGCTATAGCTACTGAGTTAGTTAGTCCACCACCAGTAACAAAGTCAAGATCAATATTATTACCCGTTTTTGTTAATGCGTCACCAGCAATAATATCACTTGATGTGCTGAATAATACGAAGTTAAGGTTACTACCTGAACCAGTACCAACTGTTAGCGGATCTGGACCTTGCAGTACCCAACCACTGTCTGAGTTAGTTGTTCCTTCTTCAACAAATGTAAATGCACCTGCAGTAACTTCTGCATCAGTATCAAAATCACTAGCGCGATTAAGTGTTGTGGTGGTTGCTTGTACTTCGTAAATGCCGTTTTCATCAGCTGGTGATTGGTTTTTAAGAAGAACACGATCACCCTGTGCTAGTGTTACGCCGTCAATTGTTGCTGGGACACCTGTGTGCTGACCGTTAGCGTTTGGGCCGTTTGTAGAGACATATGTTCCAGTTACATCTGCTGTACTTGCACAAGTAACAGAGTCCTTAACATCTAAGCCTGATGCTACATCATCTACGTAAAGTTTAGTAGCTGCGTCAGTATCACCTACGGGGGTTAATACTTGTAAGTGGGCTAGTGTTGTGCCGTCTGTTGTAGCACGGAAATCACTCGCACCCGTATTGAAGACAAAGCGACCGCCAGCTTTACCAAACTGTACGTCATCACCAACGCCTTTCAATCCATAATTCTTTGTGTCTGCCATTGTGGGTTCCTATTAATTCATTCTATGTTGTATTTATCCTAATTAAAGGAAAAATTATACATACGTTACGAGGATACGAGCAGAACCAGTTGTAGCTCCGCCTGCAGAGAAATATCCATTAATATCCGTATCTGTACTACCACCATACACGTAGTCAGTTGTTGTACTATATGTGCCGAGTTCGCTCAGATCATGTAATGAATCATCAATAAGTCGTGCATTATCTCCACTGTCACCTACACTTAATGTTGGTGATCCATCAAAGGCTATTGTGACTTCAATTGTTACAACCGTAACACGCGAATCAGGACTAACGTTGCCAAGCAACACTGGGCTAATTGTGGCTGGTACAACAATTGCTTCGATTGTCTTAGCATCAGTGCTTGCACTATCTTGTGTACTAATAAGAATCCATGCTGCGGGCCCTGCGAGTACATCCCAAATATACATTTCCCATTCACTTGTAGTAGCGCCGCTACGTACAAATGATTGGTCACCATCTGCAGGAGTTAGTAAATCTCTAGCAGTAATGTCAGCAACCATGAATGTATTACTTGATGCGCCGAGACCGACGATAGCAAAAGGAGCCCAATCGCCAACACCATCCCATACAAGTGCATCACCGCTGATAGGTGTAACTGTAGTAGTATCTACATCGTCTAATTGATCTATGCTACCGACATTGGCAGCATCAGAAGCTCTCCATACACTACCATCAAATACTAAATGTTGATTTACTGTTGGACTAGGTACGACAACATCTACAAGATTATCAAGTAAGCCAGTGATTGCAACAGGTTGTATGCCGTCAATATATACAACTGAAATAGCATCGTTAATCCATTCAATGCCATCATAACGTAAAAATTCATTTTGAACGAGTGGCGTAGTAAGTGTAACATTAGTAAGACTGTTGAGCCCGAGACTACTAGGAACATTACTTCCAGCTTTCCATAGTCCGCTTCCGACATCATAAACGAGACTATCGCCGTTTAGTTTGCCTATTGTATCAACATCAACTAAGGTGTCAAGTGCGTTAGTAGAGCCTGAGGCAAGTTCCCAGAGTAGTGTGCCGCCAGCGCCAACCTTAAGAGATTCGCCTACTGAACCGCCTGAAGTAATATTGATTTTATCGAACGTAACTGCTGCGTCAGCTAGGTCTTGTTCCCGAACCTCTCTGTCAAGAATGTTGTTTGTTTTAATCCGAGTTAGACCAGCCATCTTATCCCTCAGAAATTATGTAATAGTGATTTCCGTCGCTGTAAAGTGTAACGTATCCGTATGCTGTGTTGATGACGTATGTGCCAGCACCGTCAATAAACCCTGCTGCTGGCGTAAGAGTTATTGCGAATGTGCCTGTTGTTTGATTCTTAATAGTAATTGTTTCGCCATTCGGTAATGTGCTAGGATCTTGAAGTGTTATGCCTAGAATTGCTGATAATCCGTTGATAGCAATTAGTCTCTCTACTGCAAGCACGGTATACGGAGAATCAGTATCAGTAATAGTTTTCCAACCTATGTTGTATGCAAACGTAATTGTGTCAGCAGTACTGCTTAACGTGATACGATCTACTGGTGTAATGGATGCAAAAAGACGTTTAAATTCTAGTTCATTGGTCGGAGTAATAGTTTCTGAAAGACTTCCGATAAGTGCAACTGGTTCGCCGCCTCCTACATTTGCAAAATCACCAATATCAGCGTCGATTGTAATAGAACTTCCGCCTGCTGTTAGTGTAATATTTGTACCTTCAGTTAATCCTTTAATATCGAAAAACTGTGTTTCACCTGCAACTCGTTTTGCTGAAAATAGTGTTACATCAGAAGGAGTAAGATTTACAAGTTCAACTGGGCTAGCAGGAGTTTCTCCTGCTGTGACGATGCCGAGAACTTCAATTACATCTGCATCAACCACTAATCCTGATACAATGCTAACTTGTGCGCCAGTGAATGTAGCATTAGGTATGATACTATATTCTGTAGTAGTTAATTTTAGACCGTTATGAGTTACAATAAGAGATTGTTCACTTGCAGGATACCAACCGATACTACCTGATGTTGGAAATAGTGTTTGTGCACCGACAGCAGTTTCTAAATATACTTCTATACTAGCACCACCAGAAGTTTGTAGACCTAAGATTTCGACTGTTTCAACAGATACCGTATCAGCTAGTGTTACTGTTGTTGACCCGCTGCCAATATTTGTTACTATTGTATAGGCATCTTGTTGCTGTTTAACACCTTGTATAGTAATGAATACAGACTCTTTAGTTGCTGCTTCCCACGGCACAACAAATACTTGTTGTGTAACATCAGTGAAAAGTGCAGATTCAATACTATCAAATCCTGATTCAACAACACTCTCGCTTGGGTCATATGCCTCAAACGCTATTAAATCAGCATTCCAACGTAGATGCCAGTTTGTAGTAACATTATCTGTAATTACAAACGGCGGTGCGTACTGATTTGCGAGCGTGTTACCGGCATTAATTCTGGTCAATGTTCTTCTCCTGTATCTTTGGACGGCCTAATGTTTTACAGATTCGTCCTTGCACCCATCCTTCAGGTATTTCCTGCAACATTTTTTCTTTGATTCCGTTATTGCACCACTTTGATCCCCGCTTTAGTTGTGCTTGTATTAAAAGGTGATCGTGCCCTCGTTTTTTATTAGCATCTGAAATAAGCTTTTTGGCTTTTTCTGTATGTTTGTTTCCTAGCGCAGGATTGTGTGTTCTGTTACCAGCAGCAATTTTTATTTTTCGCAACCAGTCTTCTTTATCTTGCACATTGAACCCACCTGATCCACCGACAACAATATTATATGTATTTGGTAATGCTATAAATTCCTCATTTACAACGTGATTTTCATATTCAAACATATCCTTAGAATTAGAAAATTCTTTAAGAATTGTTCGTTGAAAATCTTTCTTTCCATATTTTTTGATTGCTTGACGTAATATCTTTCCTGAACCTAAATAGCCATCATCTATGTTCTCTGTGGTATGACAACCCACATATATTTTGTTTGATATTAGACATTTAGTTTCATAAACTATGTGATGTGTCATTATTTAGCCTTCTTTTTGATTTCTTTTTAGCTTTTTTCTTAGCTTTGCTTGCCGTCTTGCTAGCAACTGATTTTGTATTTTCTGTCTTAGCCTCATTCCAACCATTCTTCCATTCTGTAATATAATGCGCTTTAACTTCACGGGGATTATCGTCGCTTCCTTCGACTTCTGCATACATCAGTCTTACAAACCGTGTATCGTTCATAGGTTGGCGTGCTTTGCCTCTGCCGTATGATGCTCGTCCTCTTCCATTCGCATTAATGTTATTCATTATTATCTCAACTATTTTGCTCGTTCTTCATCCCAGCCGTGTTTCCAGTCGTTTATTTTCCTTTCCATAATGCGCCTTTCTGCTGGAGACATTTCTGCTCCAGGCGAATTTGGGTGATGATCTTCTGATCCATGTCCTTGTAACAATTTTACAAGTGCATGATCTTTCATCGGTTGTCTCGTTTTACCTGCTATAAATGCTGCCTTACCTAATGCCTCTGCTTCGCTCTCATGTGCCATTATGTTCTCCTTACATACTCAATAATACTTTACTAATTACTCCTAATTCTGTTACTGCTGCTAGCTCAGATGGTTCTGTGATTGTGCTTCGATCAAGTATTGCACGTAGATATACAAAATTGCCTACGAAAGTGAATGCTAAGGTAGCATCATCACCGTTGCCGCCTGGGTTTGTTGGTGCTGCTGGGTTAACAGGAAATGATGCATATGGGCTTGCGCTAGATACATTTTGATTGACATTCACATTAATATCGAACCAATCAGCTTCATCTGGCTCAGTTGCTAACGTGCCTTGTATTCCGAAGCTGCCTGTGAAATTAGCAACAACAACCTGTACTGTGTGTATGCCATCGGTGCGACCATAATATCCATCAGCACGAATTTTATCGCCTGTCAGATTATGATTTCGTCCTGTATTGGTCATCATTAAAACTGATTTTCTAGCTGGTGTGACTGCCATAATTTTTCCTATTACGCTTAGTATTGTTAGTATTTATCAAAAAGACGCGCAAAAAAAAGGATAGCCCCGAAAGGCTATCCTGGACCACAGCTTGACGAATAGGAGGTCAGTCTTGTGTGGGGTTCTCTTTGTTAATTGTTACTTCGTTTACTAATACTTCATCAACAGTTGGCGCGATTAGTGCTACTTTCGCAGGAGTTATTGTTAGACTCAATTCACCGTCTTCAACACCGACCTTAACTCTACCGCCATTCTGTAAATCACCAAACAAAATCTCTTTCGAAATTGGCTTTTTGACTTTTTCTTGAATCAATCTTGCCATTGGCCTTGCACCCATTTTTGGATCGTAGCCTTCTGTTGCGAGTAATTTCTTAGCTGCTGCCATACAAGTTACAGAAATTTTCTTGTCAGCAAGCATATCATTTAGTTTGTCGATTTCTCGACTAACAATAAGCTTCATTTCGTCAATGCCAAGTTTGTTAAACTTGATTATGCCGTCTATTCTATTGCGGAACTCAGGTGCGAAGAAACGTTTAACTGCTGCATCATCTTCGCCAACTTTTTCTTGATCCCCGAATCCGATATTAAGTTTCTCACCCTCTGCTGCACCTAAATTAGATGACATTAAGAGTATTACGTTTGTAAAATCAATCGTTTTGCCTGTGCTGCTAGTCAAACGACCATCATCCATAACCTGTAGAAGTACTTGTGTAACTTCTGGTGCTGCTTTTTCAATTTCATCAAGTAGCAATACGCAGTTCGGATTGTTTTCGACTTTATTAATCAACTGTCCACTGCCAGCCTCACCTTCGCCGTGCCCAACATAACCTGGAGGAGCTCCGATCAATTTAGAAACAGAGTGTTTCTCTTGGTATTCAGACATATCGAACCGAACAAGTTCAACACCGAGTGCCTCAGATAATTCTTTTGCAAGATAAGTTTTGCCGACTCCAGTAGGACCAAGTAAGAGATAAGAACCGATTGGCTTGCATTCATCACGTAAGCCACTCTTACTGATTTCAATAGCTTCTACTAAAGTTTCAATTGCTGTTGCCTGACCATATACACGATCTTTGAGTTTGGAATTCAGAGTTGAGATGGCATCATTTTCTCTAATGTCAATCATATCTGTAGGAATCTTTGCAAGCTTAGAAGTAGTTTTGATAATCATATCCATATCAACTACTGGTTCGTCTGCAAGCTTAGCCTTAGCTCCAGCCAAATCCATGATGTCAATTGCTTTGTCAGGTCGAAATTTATTCTTCATATAACGTTCGGATAAGTCAACAGCCGCGATGAGTGTGCCTTTTTCATACTTCACGCCATGAAATTTTTCATAGTATTTTGCGAGTCCTTTGAGAATTCGCTTAGTATTCTTTACACTCGGCTCTTTTACTTCATACTTACCGAATCTACGCTTAAGTGCTTTGTCTTTTTCAAAGTGAGTCTCGTATTCATCGAATGTTGTAGCACCGATGCAGCGTAATTCTCCCTTTGCTAGCATAGGTTTGAGAATGTTTCCTGCGTCCATTGTACCCTGTGATGCTGTGCCTGCGCCCATAATCATGTGTATTTCATCAATGAATAGAATTACATTACCTTTCTTTTGAATGCTTTTGAGTACTTTCTTTAGGCGTTCCTCGAAATCGCCGCGGTACTTTGTACCAGCGACCAGCGCGCCAATATCAAGACTGTACACTTCTTTAGCTTCAAGTGCTTTAGGAACTTCACCGTCAACAATTTTTTTAGCAAGACCTTCCGCTAGTGCAGTCTTACCTACGCCTGGGTGTCCGACATAACAAACATTATTCTTTTTGCGCCGTGCCAATATCTCAATTGTATCAGCAATTTCTTCCTCGCGACCAACAATCGGATCAATAAGTCCGTCCTTGGATTCGTCATTAAGGTTGCGACAGTATTCTTCTAGCGCATCATCAAGCTCTGCGTCACTCTGACTACCATCGTATTCTTTGAGATATTCTACTAATTTATTACGCGAAATTCTTCCTTTTTGTATAAAGAAAACTGCGTGACTATGATCTTCATTCATTATGCTTAGAAGTAAACCGTATGTTGTAATCTCTGGCCGCCCAGCGAAAATATACTGTGTCAAAGCTCGTTGAAATACGCGAGTTAGTGCAGTCGTGTGATCTGCACCTGTGTATCCAATCTGTGCTTCAACTGGCACTTCTAGGTTAGCTGTATTTAAATGATTCTCGACTTCGTTACGAATGATATTTGGACGGCCACCGATGTCCGTAAGAATTCTTTGCAAATCTTTTTCATGCAAGAGAGACCACAGTAAATGTTCGATGGTTACGTACTCATGGTAGTTTTCAGTAGCGAATATGTGCGCTCGCTCCATGACATTATTTACTGCTTCATTATTACGATTCGGCTCGTCGCCGTTTTCGCTATTTCCCAGACTCATTTAATTCTCCTATATATCAAATGTTTTACGATGTTTAACGTTCATTATACTTGCTCGTTCCGCATTTGTCAAATCATCAGGAATTGACATTACCACTTGTATTAGTAAATCTCCGCGCTGATTTATTTCAGGATTGGGCATTCCTTTTCCAGGAACTCGTACAAGTTTTCCATATTGTATGCCTGCAGGAATTTTTACTGTTACTTTTTTACCGTCGATATTTGTAATTCCACATTCTACACCGAGCATAGCTTCGATTGCAGAAATCTCAATTCCTGTTAATAGATCATCGTGGGAGCGTTGAAATTTGTGATGTCGATGTACGTTAATGATGATAATAAATTCACCAACTTGCAAGTGGTTACCACTTCGCATTCCAGCAGGAATGTTGAAACTTTCTCCATTTAGTGTTCGTGTAGTTCCAGAGAATGCTTCCTCTAGCGTGATATTGACTTGCGCCATTTGCTGATGCCGCCGCTGATGAAAGCCGCCGCCCATTGCTTTTCGAAGGGCATCGTGCAAGCTTTCGCCGTCCATGCTAGTAGTATATGTAAAACCGCCTTGGCCTTGTTGTTGCCGAGGATTATCGTACTCTGCTTTTTTCTCTGGATTTTTGAGTGTTTGATAAGCAGAATTTATTTCTTGGAATTTTTCCTTCGCGTTAGGATCACTACTGCGATCAGGGTGATACTTTTGGGCAAGTTTACGGTATTGTTTTTTAATTTCTGCTGCTGATGCATTTTTCTTAACACCAAGTACATCATAATAATGATTACTGTTCATAAACTTACTCTTTCGTATTATCCTCCTCGGTAAGCGTATCTGCTCCTGGGAGAATTTCTATGTAATAAATAATTACGTTTTTCTGTTCCTTAACGTAACGTATAATTTCGCCAACATTCAACGAAAGATTTTCGTATCCTTTCGCAGACAAAGCAAATAGTACAATTTCTCGATCTGGATAATCTGCTAATAACTTTTCAATTTTCGCTCTGTTAAATACAGTCCAATCTACTTTACGCATTGACAATTGCGCTGGAAGATTCGGATGTATAACAGTTTGCTCCACTACGTCTGCCTTTACGTCTACTACTTTAACACCACTACATGCAGAAATCAATAGTAAAGTGGAAATAATTAGTAAAATTCTCATTATTTCTCATCCTTTACGAATTCGCCGCCTGGCTTTGATACATAACTCATAGGATCTGTAATATCTTCCAGTTCATTAAATACACGCTCCGTAGCACTGTTTACGCGACGTTCTATCAGGCCAGGCTTACGTTCTGCAAGCCTTTGAAGATCATGTTCTGCAAAAATGTCAATTGTCACTTCTTGCTCTTTTCGAATTTCTGCTGACGCACTTGATAGTCTTCCGATTGCTTCTTGTTGCTTGCGATGACTTTCTTGCAAGAACGTAAGATTTGCCTCAGCAGATGCGCGCCCAGCTTTTTCTACAGCAACTAATTGATTAGCTTCTGCTAGTTTGTCCTGAGACCATTTGAAATATGTTGCAGAACCTGCAAGAACTATAAGTAAAACAATTCCCATATACATTGCAATCCCGCCAAAACCTCGTTGTCTGTGTTTATTAAGCATTATTGACTCCTTAGAACTACACTTCTCTCATTGCCTACTTTATTCAAAAAGTAGAAATCACCAATTGTCTGAATTTCCCAGTTACCGCCCAGCATTCCTCGCAAGGAACCAAGCGCCATTGATGTGTGCATGAGGTCTATGTGTTGTTCATTTAGTCTAAGTCGTTTAACCATATTGTCTGTTGTGCCAAAGCCAACGAATTCAAATACCCATTGTACGCCAGCACCACCAATTTTGATATGTGTATCGTCTGCTTCAAACGTTAGCAAATCACTATCTTGAAAATATGATTCTACTGTTTGTTCAAATTCTTGACGAGGAACATATGATTGTTTTTTTGTAATGACTACATCGTGTAATTCAGGATCGCTAAGATCATACAGTTTGTCAACTAAGTAAGGTTGTACTTTCCAGTTGAGTTTGTCAGTTACGTTTTCTATGTCTTTTACAAGATCATAAAGTTTAAGCCAGAAATTAGGTTGACGTTTGAATTCGATAAACACAAGATACAAGCCGTCTTCATTAGGATTCGGACTAACTTCGCTATCTAGAAATTCAATAACACTCTTGTCAATGAATTCATCTAGATCAAATGCAGGCAGTTCATCTTTACAAAAGAATGAAATTACAATAACTTCTTCTGTAGTTCCCATCTTCGGAGTAAATTCGTCTACTGATATGAGGGGTAAAATCATTCCAGAAAGTTCCAGGTACCTGAGGCCCATATTATATTTTCTCCTTTAATGTTTTGCAAGTTCGGCCACGTATCCAACCTGCAGGGGCCGAATTAATCTTTACGTAACATTCTTCACAGCCATTATTGAACCATCCAACTTTTCCTTTCAAAGCCTTGGATATTTTTTGTTTTGTTTCTTCAGTATGTTTTTTTCCATAGAACGCATTACTCTTGCCGGTTCTAGATTCTGACATTTTTATTTTAGTTTCTTCAGTATGTTTTTTTCCTAACATACCGCGCTGATGATCGTTGTTCGCATGGTATATTTTTAAACTTTTGGAAATTTTATCTTTTGATTCTGCGGAATATGCATTATTTTTTCCTTTATTCCACGGAATGCTGCCAGTCATTAATTTTGATTGTGCTTTTGAATTTTTTTCCTTGAGCCAGCCATATAGACGATTAGTAACACGTTCGCCATTGTTATCCACAGTCATCATATATGCTGCTTTAGCTAGTCGCGAATTATCAGGATAAATCTTAACAAGCAATTGATGAGCAACATAATGTTCTGCCGCAGTAAGGCGAACAATGTTTTCAGTTTCATTCCCGCCACCCATGCACACAGGAACAACATGATGTCGTTCTGAATAACCTTCTAGCAATCTTGTTCTAGCTCGCTCAATCAGCGTGTTGTAATGTGCTTTGTAATTCATATATTAACCTTGCTGTCTATGAAACCATACTTTGTATGCATTTCTAGCCGCTTCCATAGACCTGTCTCCACTATCACATCCTGCTATATATCCATCAATAAAAGCAACATGTGTTGCCTCACCTTCAAGTGGGCCTGTAGCTTCTTCTAGCTCATCAACCGCTTCCATTAGTTTGCGCATATCGTTCATTATACTTGTTCCTCGCCTGCGAATTCATCAAACTCTGCTTCACGCGCATCTGTCTCCGCACTTACGTCTTGCTCTTTAGATTCTTCATTATTATCTAAGTCTTCATCGTATGCAGCGTTAATGTCATCCATATCAATTTCGTCATCCTCAAATTGTAGAAGTGCGTCATGTGCTTCATCTACAAACTTACGAGGCATTTCAATTTGTACTAACCATACAGGCTTTTCTAAAATCTTTGCTTGTTTGCGTTCGTTAGAATATCCGCCCTTAAGATCCGTTTCTGGATTCTTAACACTCTTTGGTTCGAGTAGTGTGTCTTGTGCAAATGATACTTTACAACCATACTTGATTAAGCGCAAACTTCCTGCAGGATCAGGCATCATTTTGTGCGGGTACATCCACATTGTCGTAAACCAATAACGATCAATAGTCGGACCTTCGACTAACTCTCCATCTAACCAGTTCCTATAAGCATACAGATTAGCATTGTCGAATGTCTTTTCCATCTCCATAAGCATGTCTAGAGAAGTTGATTCTCCGCCAACTCGCTTTAGAAGCGCCATGATTTCATTTACTTTCTTTGGCATTATATGTCTCTTTAAATTATACTGTTATTTATCAACTTTCTGACTATCAGTAGATCAAATTATTTATAGTATCCCTGATTTAATTGATTTGCCAGTATCCAACAGGGATAAGCTTGCTATCACGCGGCGACCTTCCAGCTGTAAATTCTATTAATCTCATACACGTATTTATCCTAATTTGTAATATACGTGGTAATTGGTAAAACGACTAGTGCTAAATAATACTGTAGATGAAATATTCCAATTTCTCAATTACCACACACTTGCTTGATATTCTTTCAGGCGCTGTGTTCTACGACCCCATCACATCAACTCACAAGCCTTTAATGGAGAATTACCAATGGCAAGAACAAAAAAGAAAAGGAACGGGCGCATCATTCGCATCCAAGAAGAACCACGGAAGGAGATCAATCAAAAACGTAAGAACTATGTAAAACTAATTCCTCGCAATATTGCACAAGAGGAATACATCGCGAATCTACACGATCAAAGTCAACGTATTGTGTTCGCAACAGGACCCGCAGGAACGGGCAAGACCTACCTAGCAGTACAAAAAGCAGTACAAGAATTTATGAATGGTCACGTATCACGCGTGGTCATTACGCGCCCAGCAGTTACCGTAGACGAAGATCACGGATTTTTGCCTGGCGACATTAATAAAAAGATGGCTCCTTGGGTACGTCCACTTATGGATGTATTTGAGGAATATTATAGCCCTAAAGAGATTTCACTAATGCTTGAAGAAGGCACAATTGAGATTTGTCCGCTTGCTTTTATGAGAGGCCGAACTTTCAAAGATTGTGTCATTATTTTTGACGAGGCACAAAACACTACATCAGCACAAATGAAGATGGCTCTAACCCGCATTGGTGATGGTACACGCATGTATATCACAGGAGACTTGAATCAGTCCGACTTAAGGAGGGAAAATGGTTTACACGATTTCTTTAAGAAACTTAAGGTCAGCAATTCACACACCATTTCGCTGACTAACTTCACACGGGATCATATCGAACGCGACCCTATAGTGGAGGAGGTTTTACGCTGTTATGGGGATGCAGATTGACTATATGATAAATATTATATAGCGACGGGTGCTATGTAAATAGCATGACGACAGGAATGTATACTAGTAACTACACACCGCTGACCAACAGCTATTCTTGGTACTCGTCATTTATATTAACAGCTAATAATATGCATAGATAAATATGTATATGCGTCCACCACTCACCGATGAAGATTTCAAGCTTGGCAAGCAGACCATGCCGAGAGGTGCGATATACTATGGTTGGTTCTATTTCAAAGAAGAAAATTTCTCACTTGGTATCTCGTTAAAATGTGGTACTGCTAGCATCAAACAGTTTGTTTGGATGAATGAGCAAGCAGATAATATAACTTCTATCGAACCCCGACAAGTTACTGATGATGCGTATTTTGTTGTTCGCCACCCGCTAGACCGCTTTTGTTCACTCTGGAAAAATAAGTGTCGCGATAATGGATCATCACGCTATAAAAAATTATTCGCAGATATGTCACCAGTTGATCTAATGGATTTTATTGATTCTGGCGTAAAAGAAATTCATTTGGAGCAGCAAAATACATTATTAAATAAAGGTAATCAATCTGCAAAATTGATACCTCTTGAAATGTTAGAATATTGGTGGAAACAAAGTGGATTAGGTGAGTTAGGTCGTTTCAATACTTCTGAGGGTGATGTTGATATTGATGATGAATTGAAAGAAAGAATTTTGACTTACTACGCAGATGATTTAACATTGTATCATAAAGCGCAATGTGACTTTTGTTGGGCTACAGTTATACCAAATCTTCATGTATGACATGATAGCCGATTGTTCCGTGAGGATCTTTTAACATGCGTTTGAAGTATTCTTTTTCAGGCATTGTTGTTTCTCGCATATCCCAATTATTATTGCCACATACTTCACAATTTGGTTGCTCTACTGGCTCGCCTATCCTACTTGCCTTTATTAAAAAGTGATTGTGGCAATCCATTTTGCCGAGGCATCTTATTTCAAACATATTAGTCATTATCCTATGCGCTCTAATTTTACTACGTTTAAGTATTCACCAGTTAATTTGCTTTTGAAATATTCTTGTTTCGATATGTTTGTGTTCCATATGCCCCATTGAATGCTTTTGCAATTTTCACATACACCACGCCCGTTAGTGTGGTCTTCTGGTTCAAACATTAAATATGTTGTTAAACATCGCTCACAACCCCATAAAGCACAGCTATCCATCACTATTTGTACCATAGACATTATTAAGCTGATTGTTGACGCGAACAAACGTTGTACGCTTTGACAATTCCTTGAGTGATATGCTGCCAGTATATGTACATGCTGATCGAACCCCGCCTAGTATATCTTTCACAGTATTTTCAACTTTACCTTTGTAAGGAATCAAAACACGCTTGCCTTCGCTTGCACGATAGCCTGTAAGTCCGTCTCCATGTTTGTTCTGTGCAGTTTCAGAACTCATACCGTAAAACTCTACAAACATATCTCCGTAGCCCAAGTCGTAAGTATCGAGTGCTGTGTCGCTGCCAAGTTTCCTTCCTGAGCCTGATATAATTGAGCCGCCGCCTTCAGCGTGGCCTGCTAACATTCCGCCGAGCATTACAAAATCTGCGCCTGCTGCAAACGATTTTGCAACATCACCAGGGCCAGTACACCCACCATCTGCAACAATAAGACCTTTCAATCCGTGTGCTGCATCTGCACACTCAATAACTGCTGATAGTTGAGGATAGCCGACGCCTGTTTTCTTGCGTGTTGTACAGACACTTCCTGGGCCTATGCCCACCTTCACTATGTCAGCACCTGCCAATATAAGTGCCTCTGTCATATCTGCTGTGACTACATTACCTGCAATGATTACTTTATTGGGAAATTTCTTGCGCATTTTACGAATAAATTGTACAAATGTTTCTGTGTAACCATTAGCAACGTCAACACAGATATAGTTTATCTCTGTAAATGCATAGATAATATCTACTGTTTTTAGAAAATCAGTATTAGATATGCCAGTTGAAATAGCTAAGTTTTTAACACTAGGATCGGCTCCAGTATCAAGTACAAGCCCCTCACGCCAACCACTCATATCATAGTGTTTATGTATGCACGTAAACATATTAAAATTAAGTAGTGCGCGAGCCATTTCGAATGTGCCTGTTGTATCCATATTAGCAGCCATGATCGGGATGCCTTTATATTTTACATCTGAATAACGGAAAACAAATTCACGTTCTAAATCTACTTCTTTACGTGATACTAATGTGCTTCGCTTAGGACGTATCAATACATCACTGTAATCTAGTTTTACTGAATCTTCGATTCTCATGTTATTTCTTTCCGCTGACTATACCTAGTAATAGTTTGTGTGAACCAACTACTCGCCCACCCTCGATAAATTCTCGTTCAGGTTTAGTTAAATCTACACTATATATTTTACTGCACCAAATACAAAAAAAAGAATCTGGATTTATGTGTTCTATGTTTTTACTCATCGGAACTGAAAAACAATAATGATACGGAGATTTTTCACAAACTCGATCTTTTGATACTGCATCATTATTCAGCATCGAAGCATATTCTTTATTATGGAGTTGGAATAGTTGCATGGCAAAGCGGTCTTCGCCAGTTCCCATGAGTTGTAAGAGTAATTCGCCTAAAGCTTCTATTCCTGCAAGCTTGGCTTTAAAATATGCCTTATCAAAATCATCCTGATTCATTGCCATTCATCATAGTTTGTTATGTTAGTTTTCTGGCCGCAGCAGCATTGCACTTCTACAACTAATCCCATATTAGTTGGCGTGAACAAATATGTAATTGCTCCGCCGTTCGCACCTTGGGGAAGAATGCCGTGATCGTTAGGTTGCCAGTACGCACAAGTTTCTAGATGCTCCTGCAACCAGATATTCATTTTTAGGATGTTATATTCGTCCGTTTCAAATTTCATTATGTAAATTTAGAAGCTATAACTGGCGGCCGCTGACTGACAGTAGAAATAGTAATTTCAACTTCGTTTTCATTGCTTTCTATAATTTCAAGAAGGTTGCCGAGATAAACCCAGCGTTCATCCCAATCATCATTTTCTATTTCAATATAGTCTCCAGATGGAGAAATGGCGTTGATTTCCCATTCTTTAATTTTCTTTTTTCGTTTGTAAAGAACTATATCTCCGACTTTTAATATGCCATTTTGTATCATTCTTCTGCCCCTTTAACAAGTTCGTAAATATCTGCCCAAGGTGTTTCTTGTGTTGTGCGAGCATAAAGTAAGTGATCGTCTTCGCAATATCGTGTATTGTATACGTGGTCGATGACTACCGCACGAAGTCCAAGCTTCGCGCCTGCAACTGCGTTGGATACGTGATCTTCGATCCAAAACATATCAGTGCCTTCCCACTCTTTTAATTTTTCACCTTTATGTACGCCGATTCGTAAGCAATGTAAACCTATGATTGCATCACCAAAGTGTTCTTTAAGATTATGCATTCTGTAGTCATATGCGCTAGGCTTTTCACTGAGACTTGTAATTACAATAAACTTATAGCCTTCATTGTTCAGTTTAGCAACATATTCTTGTGCATCTGCGAGTGGAGGCAATTCGGCAATTCGATTTGAGTGATTAAATTCTTTGATGAAATTCATTTTAGTTCCAGGAGACAAACCAAATCGTTCCCTAACAGAATAATTTTCCTCCTCACCTGGCACAATTTTGTATCCACGATTAATCATAAATTCATTAAACGTATTGTTCCAGTTGAATAAACATCCATCTGCATCAGTTAATATAATTTTATCATTCATCGTTTCTTTTTCGGCGGGCGTAAGCCGTATTTCTTTATGAGTTGTTTGAGACTGGCGGGGTTGATGGCTTTGCCGCCGTCGTCGCCGCCCTTTCTGACTTTTTTTCAGCACCTGCCATAAAGCCTATGCCTTTTGATTCATCATCATCTGTACTAGCAGGTGTTGTATCAATCATAACTCGTAGTCTGTCAATCGTATCATTAAACCCTTGCCCCAATGCTTCTACAGAAACAATAAGTTCTTTAAGATGTGCAATAGAGAATTTATCTGTTGCAGCGACCCACTCAATAAGTTCATCTGTGCCTGCAATGCGTTCGTTTCGTTCTGTTAGATAAATTGTACGTGCCTCTGCTGTAGGCATTCCAATTTTGCGTACAATATCAAAACGACTTGGACGATTGACCATGCGCTTATCAAGCTTTTCAGGATAGTTTGTTGTAGCAATGAATACTACGTTGTCAATTTGCAAATCACCATCAAGCAATGCAAGCATATCTGCTTCGCCGTAGGTTCGTTGAATTGCGTCTACATCTTCAACCAATACAATTACTGGACGAGTAGGTTCAATTTTACGTAACATTTCTAGGCCTTGCGCTGTTACTTTTGGCTCTTTAACGTAAACTGCGATGCCGCCTCGATCAACAACTTTCTTTGTAATTAGCTGTAGAGTAGAAGTTTTGCCACTTCCCGCTGGACCGTAAAGCAATACTCCGCGCTTCCATAGAAATCCAAGTTTGCGGAACAGGTGTTCATTCTTCCAGAATTCTTCAATATTATTGATTATTTCTTCTGACGCGCTATCGGGCAAAATAAGCAAATCATCAAGATTAATTGGTTTTGGAGAAAAATATAGTCCTCTGCTGTGAGAATAATCAATGCTGTATTGACCTGAAGGAAGAGTATCTGCGGTCATATCTGCTGGAAAATAAGCATCACCGACCTTTGCCCATTGTCGGGCGTTTTCCTTTAGCGTACCTTCTTCTTCTTCTGCACATTCATACTCATCATAAGTTGGGTCTGGCGTAGCAAAACTACGACTATCAGACTCACCAACTTCTGTTTCATCGTTGTCTTTAGTAAGTTCTTGTAGCTCTTTTAGGTCATCTATTTCTTTTGTCATTCTTCTTCCTTGGTTTGTTCAATTAGTTTTTCCATATCTTCTTTATCTAGAAGTAAAGCTTCTGGAATCGGTGCTCCCACAAGCTCTAAAAATTTTGTATATTTGTCAGCATAACCTTTAATTACATGCTCCTCAACTTGGTCATATGAGAGGCCGTCTTGCCTGTATGTGTTCTTTATGAATTCGCGTTTTACTACATCCATAATAATCGTAGAGCCTTGCAAATGCTTAGTTTTATAGCGATCTACAAATTCACAAGTTTCGTGTGTTTGCATTTTGCCCTTATCTGGACCCTTGTTGATGGGCTGATGGACATGCGTTAAAATTAGATAAGCACCTTTGCTGCTCATTGAGATTCCTTTAATTAGTTTAACAGTATAGCGTACAACCGTTTATTTGTCAAGCACTAACGCCAATCAATTACCACTTTACGATTTTTATACAAATAATCGTTTGCCTGACTAAACGGCTTACTTCCGAAAAATCCTCGATAAGCAGATAGTGGAGACGGATGTGGAGAAGTAATAATGCGGTGTTTGTTTTTATTTATCAGTGGAATTTTCGTTTGTGCTTTTTTGCCCCAGAGAATAAATACAATATTTTCTCGTTTGTCGCTCAACATCTGTATCGCTTCATCTGTCAGTGTTTCCCATCCTATTCCTTGATGTGAGCCTGCACAACCTTCTTCAACAGTCAATACAGTGTTTAATAATAGTACCCCTTGTTCTGCCCAATCACGTAAACTGCCGCTTGCCCGCTTGTATCCTAAATCATCTTCTAGTTCTTTATAAATATTTTTTAATGATTTTGGTAATGGTTGCACACAAGCGTTAACTGAAAACGCAAGACCATTAGCATGACCTGCAGTTGGATAAGGATCTTGGCCTAGAATAACAACCTTGACATCTTCGAAATGTGTAATGTCAAGGGCGCGCATGATTTGATGAATAGGCGGACAGATAGACTTGCCTGCATTAATATCTTCTGCAAGTTTGTCAGCAACAACTTTGTCACCGCCTTTGAAAAATTCCAAATCAGTCCAATTCATTTTAATTTCAACTTAAATATTTTCTTTTCAGAAACTTCTATAACACCCAATAATTCAAACGATCCGTAATCTGGCTCAGTAAATTCATCTGCTGACTCAGAATGCACAACATTAAATTCTGATAAGCACTCAGCTTCTTCGGGTGTATCATAGAACAATGCATCTGCTAGCCTTGTTGTTAAATGCAATACTAAATACGATCCACTTGGATTTTGGCCAATTCCGAAATCGTTATAAGCACCAAAATCGCAAGGATAATAAAACATATTACGTGTTATATATTTTAGTGTATATCTCATCCGAAGTAATAGTTCATCAATCCGATCATCACTATAAATCCAAGGACACCATTTACTACCATCAATGCACGATCACGCCAAACGAAAGATACCCACCACCATAAACTTGCACCGATCAAGCTGCCCCATAAATCAAAAATACGTAATGATTCAATTCCTGTTGCTCTAGAAGTCACGGCAGCTACGACAACTATTGTAGCAATCCATTTTACGTACCAGTCAAGTGTATACTTTGGTGTTGCACTTTTAGCGAAACGATCACTAGACTCAATCTCTGGTTCATCTTCTGGATGCTCAGGAATAACTCTTGAGTCATACGGTTTGGGCAATTTCCATTTAAATATTTTCATGGTTCCATTCAAGTTCGACAAGGTTTTTTGCAATCATTATAGGTGTTGTTATAATTTTTGAATTTTCTGTGTAATTTTTTAATTCACTTTTCATTGCAATTACTACAGCATCCCAGAGTTCTTCTGATATATAGTCAGGATATTGTGATAGCCGACATAGTGCTTCCATTGCTTCTGTGTGACTATCATACTCAAGACTATAGTATTTCTCTAGATTATCCCTAAGTTCACAAATTTCATCCCAATTATATTTTGTCATTTTACATTCTCAATAATTCTAGTTCAATACAACATGCAGATAAGTTTATTTCTGCATCTGCAATCGCTATATGATTTACAAGTGCATTACGAATCACAATCACAGCACGTTTCTGTATCTCTATGTCATCACCCCAGTACTCTAAATTTTCGTACATGTGACGATATATTGCCTCGTATTCGCTTGCAGCCGCGTTCTTACAAATAAGTTTTCTTGCTTCTGCAATTTTGCCATCACGAAATAATGCAATCATTTCTACTTTGTAGTCGGCCGAACCTAAATCCTCACTGTGAGGTTTTACGAGTGCGCCTGACTGTGAATTCTGCTGGCACAAATTAATGCATTTGCGTAAGTCGGGATATTCTGCTGCTACGTATAAATCAAGTGTTTCTAAGTCTACTTCGACCCCTTCAGTTATAAGTATCTCTGCGACTCGCGCAGTAAACTCAACCTTATCAAGTTTCTCAATATGAAAACCTTGACACCTACTATGAACTGCTTCGATAATTTTATACGAAAAGTTACATGTTAGTATGAATCTACAAGAGTTGCTAAACTGCTCCATGACCCCGCGCAATGCTCCTTGTGCGTTTCGTGACAGATAATCTGCTTCGTCAAGTAGCACATAACGAAAATCTCCGTAGGGCATTAGCGTTGCAAAGTTATAAATACGCTCGCGCATATTACCTACGCCTGTTTCCGAAGATGCGTTTATGAATAATACGTCACCGCCATCAACACCGAGTTCGTTCAGTAATAGTTTCGCAAGAGTAGTTTTGCCTGTTCCTGGCCCACCACTAAATAATAGATGCGGAATCGCATTGCTATCAATCCAATTTTGTACTTGTGTTTTTTGTGCTGCGTCACGAAACACGTACTCGCTTATTTTTGTTGGTCGGTATTTTTCTACCCAGAGTTCTTTCATTTTATGCCCTTATTATTTTCATTCATTAGGACATTATAACACAATGCCGATTGAGCGTCAAGCAGAAGATACGGATCTCTCTGTGTTAGGTTCTTCGTCGGCTACTAAGAGAATTGCTTCCTCTTCTGCACCCCACAAAGTAAATTCTTCATCGTTTTCGTCACGCATTGTCATGCCATGTGTCCAACGACCGTGTTCTACCATAACCCACTGTCCTTCAGTAACACTTTTTACTTCGGGACCAACTGAATATACTTGCATCCATCGAGGGCGTATACCACTTTCACTGTTATCATCATCCATAAGAACGATTCCGCCTACGGTTGTTTGCTGGCCCTTTTCAATATAGTTGCATAAAATTTTATTAGTTAGTGCGCGGAGTTTCATTTTTCTTCCTTGCGTGTTTTGGCAAATTCTTTGAGGAAAGTTTTAATTTCTTCTACAGATAGATCGCCAGTATCAACATAAAATACGTTACCTTCTTGTTGTACTTCTGAGTTACTCATTATTTTTCTTCCTTAAAGTATTTTAGTGGAATCTCTTTGAGTCCATTTAATACTTTTTTGATTGTTCCCTTTGGGAGTTTTGTGTGGTCGTGTAGTAGCAAGACTATTGTTTCGCGCCGCAAACCTGAAGTTTCCATACGTTCAACCATTTCTTGCATCTTGTATAAATCGTCACGCATTAATACAATTGACTCGAATTTCTCGAATGTGCCGTCTAAACGTTTTACAAACGCTTCTTTACTTTCTAATTCTTCTGTAGTCATACGAGTGGTCGTTTAGTCTTTTTAGCTGTTTTCTTTTTAACTGTTTTCTTTTTGTCTGGTTTCGGATCAACATCTTTTACTTCAATATCACCATCAGGACTAATCACTTCTATATATTGTGATCCGTCGTCGCGTTTTTTGACTGTTTCTGTAGTCATTTCAGCTTTCATAGGCTCATGTGCTTTCTTTGGCTTAGGAGAAACTTCGTCTGCATCTGATCTAGATAGTGGCTTTTTCATACTCACTTTTGCGGTCTGTGTAACTGTTGTATAGCTTGGCTTTACACGTTCTTTAGCAGTTTGTACAACTTTCCCGCCCTCAATACGATCACCCTTTGCATTGACTTTCATATTGCCTGCAGCAATTGTCTTTTCATTCGCGACACGCATAGCTTCCATGTCTACGACTTTGCCTTTCGCGCTTCTATATGTTCGTTTAGCCATTACTTCAAAAATTCCTCAATGGGCAGATCATATTTTATGCTGTCCACTTTATGTACTCCTAGCAAATATAAACAGTATGATGCAACACTTGAGCCACGCCCTACGCCCCACACTATTTTGTATTTACGCATGTAATCAACAATGAAAATCAGAAATTGTAACAGTGGAATAAGTTCTCGTTCTTCGAACATCTTATATTCTGTTTCCACTCTTTTACGTTCAGTTGTTGTATCACATAACATTAGCAAAAATTCTTTTGCATCAATCTCTTTATACATTTTAGGTATGTCCCAATCTGCTGCGCAAATATCGTGATATACCTGTAAATCCATATCATTTGACATTGGATTACGTATGTTTGTTTCATAGCCTAATATTTGTTCGCTATTACGATTGAAGTTATTCACTTCTTGTACGTTATCGAAGATAGCGAAATCTATATCCATGCCATGCAACAATGCCTTTTTGCCGTCTTCTATAGTTAGCAAAGCATTGCCGTATTTGTCTGTTTTTACTTGTTCTTTTTCCATGCGTCAAACACTATTATATCTGCCTCTGTGTCATTTGTCAAAAATTCTTTTCCTATATCAGCAAGAGGATCTGTATTGTACCAGATCATTTTTTCCTCATCGTCTGTCTTCTCAAAATCACACACATCAATAGTAGGTCGTTCCCACCACGGAACATCGTGTGCTGTTTCCTTTCCGAAATATTCAATTCCAGGTAGTGGATACTGTTTATCTGGACATCGGTATATTCTTTCAACTTGATTCGTGTCTGTAGCTTGTAACACTATTGAATAAATTTCTAATAATTCTTCTGTAATAGCACTAATTTTTGAATGTAATAATACTGCTAGTAACGCATCATCAGGTTTTCCTGGGATTACCATAACATGATTGTCTGTTTTATCTAGCATAATATCTAGCAAAGGCGAATCTTTATCAATCAATATGATGTATTCTAAAATGCCCTCAAGCCAAACTTTAAGTCGTTGAAATCCTATCATTGCTTTTGTTCCCATTTCATCGGGAGTTAGTATTCCATCGTCTATCGGCGCACAAGAAATGTTTAATGTTATTGTCGTAGAAGAAATTTGTGAAGTTCCTTCTTTTTCTTCATAAATTCTTGTTGCTGCAAATTTATGTGGTATAATAATAAATGAATTATGTTCAGGTGTTGGAAATTCCATTATAAATCTTTTTGCCTTTTCACTGGAATCTCAATATTTGCATCGGGATCCACTTTTTCTATTGTCTCAATGACTCCTATTTCAATAGTTTCATCAGGAAATTTCTTTTCAAACTCCTCGACCCGTTGCAAGTATATACGTTCTGAAAATTCTTGTTCGTAAACGATAAGTTGATCCCGTATACTATCTACCATACCAGCATGACCAAACGTTGTTTCTTTATACAAAATATTTTGCAATTTTTGTATGCGTTGCTGCAATTCTTCGCTTGTCAGTTCTCTAGCATCAATAAATGGATGATCCACTACTTATACTCCTCATAAGCTTGCTCATTTAATTCCCACTTATTCAAATATGTTCGTAATTCTTCTGTTTTGTAGTGGTCTCTGCTTGCTGCTGTTTTTATTGCGTGACAATTATGACATCGAGATTCGCATAAAGTTAATTCATTTTCAACTTTGCTCCAGTCAACTCTGCCACATAAATCACTTATGCTTGCAGATTTTCCTGGCCTAATGTGATCTAGACTCAATACAATGGGGTTATCTTCTCCGCAGTCTACGCAAGGATTTTTTGTAAAATATTCCCATAATTTCTGAAAATTGTTATCAGTTAATTCACGCTTAACTGTGTATGCTCTTATTCTTGAACATAGTCTACAATACGAAGATAATTGTGCTGTCATCCTGCTTTTATTTTTGAGGGTGTAAAAATCCGTAAGGGGTTTTTCTTCCTCGCACGTTAAGCATTCCTTCGTATCATCCATTATAGCACCTTTACGCTGCTTTTGCAAGTTGCGTAAGTTTGGCCTTGATGTCATCCTTGATTTTCGAACCAGAATCTACTTCATATATAGGAGAAGTGAATGTAGTTGTGTTTCCTGGATGTGTATTACCCGCAAAGCCTGTGCAAGATGTTCCGCCTGATAATGTAACGCTGCCTGTTGTAGTGGCAGTTGTCGCTGGAATAGTCACCGCTGATACTGCATTAGTAGCAGTAAATGTGTTTGTGCCGTTATTGTACCAGTGTGTAAATGGGTCTACAGAAGTTCCACCACTACCGAGATATGGCTGTGCTTGCGGCCATGTTTGCCCTTGACCTTCGACTGCTGCGACTCTACGTTGTAGGTCGTCAATAGTTTCCATCATTTTAGTAAATGGGCCTGGCTTGCAATCCTCGTCAGACAGGTTTAGTCTGATAAGAAATACGAATTTCTTCAATGCTTTTTGTATTTTGGGATCGTCGCTTGCGATTGCAGCGTCGAGGAGCGTAATAAATTGCTCAAAATCTTCGTCGTTCATAAATGTATCCTTAGTTAAGTATACATTTATTTATCACGAAAATTAAATACGTTGTTTTGAAATACAGGTATTGTTCAATGATAAATTATTTATCAGGTAAATTACCAGCTTCTCCAAAATCTTCTTCCTCATCATTCTGTGCAACGATTTCATATCGTTCACGAATGTCCCGCACTCGTCCTGCAAGTTTTACGTCACCTTCGTATGTTCCAGTAACATAAAACATAGACGCGAGCCCTTCTGCGACTTGCGATGGATCTTTTGCTGGCATGAACTCCAACAGAAATTCGACATCTTCCTTTACCTGCGCTAGGATATGCTCAGTCACGTTTTGAATCCTTCTGTATATGTGTCAAATTAGCTTGCTATTGTGCATCAAGCCACGTATTAAATTCGTCCCGCCCGTTCTCAGTTAGCGACATTGTTACTATCTCGCCACTTTGCAATTCTCGCACATCGCCTGCAATATATACCTTAAAATTAGACATCGGTCGTAAGCAAACATATTCCTTTTGATGCCCGACATATTCTATGTGACCTTCTTCGACCAATTCTGAAACTGTGTAGAAATCGTCGTAGTATATTGTTTGGAACCTTTCCTCTGCGCGTGAATCTGTAACTGGAATCGGAACTCCAGTTCTCATCATAAAATCCAATTCTCTAGTACGCTCGTTGTCCATATCTTCCTTTTTATTATATACACATTATTATTTAGTTGGTTCAAACAATTTCCTAATACTATTGGCGATAATATCTTTGGTATTGCGTCGTACATCGCCATATATAATGCGTCCTTCTCTGTTAATGTCTTGCTTGATGTAGTCAACAGGATCAGGATTCATACTAACTTCACCGCCAAAAATTGCTGCTGCTGCTATCGTGCCAGCCGCACTCGGTATCGTATTGACCACTTCTTGTGTACTTGCGCACCCAGTCAGTGCGATCAATATTAGCAGTATAACATAGTTACGCATTGTCAGCAACCTCATTTCTGCCACGGAAGTCTTCCAGCGATTGCACTGTAAAAAGCTAACGTCCATACAACCGAAGGAAATATAACGACTAAGAAAAATATTGCTATGCCGAACCAGTTCATTCTACAACCTCGTTTTTGCGTTTGCCAATAATAACTGGACCCTCGGAAGTAAGTTCATATCCAGGGCAACTCAACTCAAAGTGGTCTACAGCAACGGATCCTTGTGTTACTGTCCATGCTCGTTTAATTCTCATACCAAATGATCCTCGTCGCTTGTACTTGCGCGTGAACAAATAGGTTGAGTTTCCGAATTTGTTTTTCATTATAATATTCGTTTGCCTTTTAATGTGTCGGTGAAAACTCGCTTTGCGAGATCCTTAATGCTGCTTTCTCCAATGCGATTTCGTTCAATTGCTTGGCATACTTCGCCAAACGAGGATAACCATTCTTTTGGGGCTTCGTCCACCTTGCAATCTGCCAGTCCAGCAAGCCACCGTTCTTTATAAACGACTTTGCAGTAAGCGTCCCGCTGCGACCATCGCAACCACTGAAACCGACACCGTTGTGTTCGCGAGTATCGTTTGCACGTTGCTCGTCTGCTGTCTGACGTTGCAGTAATGCGACTAGCGCACGACCTACAACAACTTCGACGTAGCGAGGATTAGGATTACGAAGCATTGTACGAATCGTATCCCGCGTAACAATCTGTTTCACTTTCGTTCGCTTGGCCATTAGATATGTATTCCATTGTGAATGAAAGAAAATGCGCTGTTGTCAGCACCGTAAATAATGTGATTCAAAACTGGAATTCCGTTTGCCTTTCCAGCATCGTGAATAGCGTAAGTCGTAACTAAATCAGCTTCACTTGGACGTAGTTTGTCTTGCTCAGTCCCAGGATGATTGTGTACAAGAGTCATTGCTTTAGCACCGAGTCTGTACGCCTCGTCTAAAACTTTCTGCAAACTAATATTGCGAATCGAACCATAATCACCGCTTGCAATCATCTTAACACCGATGCATGTTTTGCGATCAGCACCATGATAAACAACACCAAACTTTTCGATTGGTGCTGTTTTGATCGTGTTAAGAAAGTCTGCGAGAATCATGCTGTTACTCCGCTGCGTACTTGGCTTGCAAACGTGCGAGTTCTGCGCGTTCTGCTTCTTCCGTTGCAGCCTTCGCAATTTTCTTCGCACCACGAGCCTTACGCGCCTTCGTGAGTCGCTTGTCACGCTCAAGATCCGTCTCCTGACGATTCCAAGCAATCGTGACCTCAACATCATCGAAATTATATGAAAAATCAAGGACAGCATCTTCGCCATATTCACGCTTAAGATCGTTGATAAACATAGCAACTGAATCAAGAGAACCGTCAAAATCGTACATGTTCAAGTTCTTATGTTCTCGTATTTGTAAATATCGCTTTGCCATTGTTTTGTCCTATTCCTAATTCTCAAGTATAATTATACTGACATTTTTCCACTATGTCAATAGCTAAATTCCGTTAGGAAACAAAAGGTTACACTATGATTTGAGAATCAATGAGTTATAAGTCGTTGATTTTTAAGGATTATATAGCCAAAGTCTAGCAGTTATGTCGCTGTTGCTCCAAGCTTCACTAAAAATTTGTATCAATTTGAATTGATCGCCACCTGCAAGCCCGCCACCGATCAAAGGAAAATGAACATCCTCACTTTTAATTAGTTGAGACTTTGCAAGATGTTCAACACCCTTCATCACTTGTCTAACGGCATCGTAGTCAACATGCACACGATCCGTTCCATAGAATTCTTGCGTGATTGCATTCACAATAACAAGGTTTGGTTCAACAATCGCAGGAATAACTTCGCCGAGAATATATCCTGTATCTGCTTGCTGCATATACGTTTGATATGCGACAGGATACTTGTCCCGTATAATCTTCGCAACCCCTGATCCCATAACGCCTTGCGCATTGCAGCCGTGTATGATTAATCCATGCTCAACGTTTCCGAACAAGTTACCATTTTCTACTATAAACATTATGAAGTCCATCCTTGTTGTATGTTGCCGCGCTTAAATTTCTCTGGGTCGTAATCATCATTCTCTGCAACCCGAACTGTAAAGTTCATGCCTGATTCCCACACAGTTACTTTGGTTGCGTCAGGAATTTTAAGTAGAAGTTTGAATATATCTTGTGGACGCCTTGCTCCGACATAAAATACTGATTGTCGATCAAGAGATCCTCGACCTATGCAAAATGTAGATGACATTGTTGCGCACAAGTACATGCGTAAAGCTGATATTGGATCAACTATCGCACGTTTCATTGCAAATTCATTATCGTGTTTTTCTTTTGGCATAAGTTTCTTGATGAATTTTTCCGCTTCATCCTCAGGCCACGTAACATTAGGTATAGTTACGAACGTAAATCCATCAGAACCACTGATCTTTACGCGAGCATAAATTCTGTTCCACTCAGTCATCCTTTCAACACCACTTTGAATAATTGTTTGGCAACATCTGCATCAGATTCGTTAACGATTATCGTAACAGGAACCCCTTCAGGATACTTTTTCATATACATATCTTTTTCGTGATCGCCAAAACTAAATGTAAATTGATTAGTTGCGACATGCTGTAGTGGCTCAATTTGTCGTAATATGTGTTGTAGCTTTTTTGGACCTTGTATACGCCAACATCCATGTCCGTATCGCTTATTGAATACAGATGTAATAGTTTTGAATTCTTTGTGTGTTTTGAGTATCATCGGATGAGTTGTTTTTTCGCCGACGTACTTTGATTTGCCAGCAACCTTCGGCACAAGCTCTAGCCCTAATGCTTTTAAAAATTCTTCTGGATGAACATCGCACATTTTCATTAAATGTTTATTGCCATGAATTATCCCGATATACTTCTTTTTACCTTTGCGCTCTTTTGGAATCTTAGAATCCCAATTTTGGTCATCAGCTAAGTATCGCGTATGAACACGCAATAAGAATTTATTACGAAACTTAGGTATCTTTCTAGTTTCGTCATTTAACGCCCGAACATAATTGAACACCTCACAGTATTCATTTCTCGTTCTAAAGTAGAATCCAATTTTCAAAACATTTTCTTCTTACAAGCTACACAATATGTCGGATCATCTTTTTCAGGACTTTTGTCCCCATAATACGATACATATAGGCAATGTCCTATCGGAGACTTTGAACATTCTTTAAACAGAGAAATATTAAAGCTTGTCCAGTTGTTATATAATTTGCGTTTTTTAAACTTGTATATTTTTTCAAGCTTCTTCGATACAAGTTTTTTTTCTTCGTATGCTTCATGTGATTTATCACATGCAGCTTCATACATAGCGTTTACATCATCGCCATATTTAAGTATGTTCTTGAATGCAAGTGCATCAGCCAATTCTTTCTTAGATAGTTCAGGCTCGCTTGTGAATCGTTTAAATAGATTCATGCTTGTTCCTTAGCAAGATGTTCACCTTTTAGCTTCTGCGTGAATTCAATTTTCTTTCTCTTACGATATCCGATTCCACGAACAACCATAAGTGGTAATACAAGTATTACGGTGACAGGCCAAGAGATTGCAATTATAGCAAATAAAAACAATACAACTGCTGACATTAGTAATGCTGCAAACCAAGATACAAAATCTGCTTCGCATTTATGTTCTTTTGCTATTTTTAATCTACGTTCTTTCTTTTCGTGGTCATTGTCATCATCACCCCAACACAATACGAATTCACCATATTGGAGATAGTGATGATAATTGAATTTCAGAGAACCCCATATTAAATGACGTAAAACTATGTATCCGCCAATCACTAGCAGCATAGGAAGGAAGAAATCTAATACAGTTAAGTATCCATCCCAAAGTGGGTGTATAACATCCACTACAGCTTCAACAGGTAGTTCTTCTATTGGAACAGTTTCTACTGGAAGAGGTGCTTCGACAACCTCTTCAATTATTTCTGCGATTTCCTGAGTTTCGTTTGCCATATCACTATTATACGCTAATTATTTTCGTGAGTCAATAGCCGAATTTCAGCATAAGTTTGAATTTATCTTGCTCTGAGACACGCATATAATTTGCTAGCAAGCTTGCGCCCTTGTAACCGAATGATTCGAATGCTAATACAGCTTTATGCGTGTTGAAATCTGCTGTTGCACTTTCGATTATGAATTCACCTGCTTCATAATAAGAAAAGAACATGATCTGTCCGAAGGGAAGCGGCGTGTCATTCAGTTCGTCCAGATCAATGAGTAAATCTAATGATATATCGTCCTGCTGTGCCCAACCAACATCTTGTTGAACATATCCTGGAGCAAGGACATATGTGTGTGTTTCTGTGTCTGAGTGCATAAAATCCACCTCCTGTATAAAGAGAAGGTGGATCGTCATTTGCTCATCATTTGTCATCCAATTAAACGTTCTTGGAGAATTAAACTGTCCTGCAATCATTCTTGCAACCCGTTTGCCCAGTTAGGTGAAAAACTTTTGAACTTGCGTCCAGTAAGCTTTTGCTTGAAAACATCGCGTCCCACCCACTCCTTAAATCCTTTTGGAATGTGTCCGCGATCTTTTACTTTCATTTTTGTAATAATACGAATCCACGTAGGTGCATCAATCACACTGTTTTGCATATCTTCAACAGTTTGATGATACATGACATATGGCTTGGCTAAAACAAGATTTCGTAAGTCTGAAGGATTACGAATATACGTAATCTTAAGTCTCCGTGCTGAATTTCTGCAAGACGCTAACAAATGTCTCCATTCGTCAACTCCAAAAAGTGCAATTTTTTCGTCTGATATATTGTCATATACAAACTGCATGATTTTTCTGCCGCCGACTTGCAGTAGGTAGCGATACTGACGCAACTTAAGATCGTCAGCATTCACATCAAACTTTTTCAGAGCCGCAACCGTAGGACGAGTGCAAAGAAGAATTACACGTTGATCGGCGTCAAGCGAATTAACATCAATCATTTTGTGCATTTTTGGGAACGTCATTAAAATTTGGGTTTTCAAATCATCTGACAACTTCACACCTTCAAGGTGCTTCATTATCTCCTCAGGTTCCATTTTTTGGAGGATTAATTTTGCAATTGAGTTATTTGCGCCGTTAAACAGTTTTCTCGCTAATGATTCTATCTGCGATACTGCTGGATTATAGCGACCATATTTAGTATAAGAAGACATATTACCTCGCTAGACCACACTTGTTCATGCGACCCATAAGTTCCATTTGCCAGTCACTGTACGTCCGAACAATAGTATCGCCGTTCTTGTACCATGCGAAGCGGTGCTCGTTAAGCAACTTGTCGTGCGTGTACGTAACGTTCTCAGGCAATCTATGAAGCCTACGCAACAGCGGCGCAGTATCAAAGATAAATGCAGGCAAAACGATTGCAACAGAAGTCATTATTTCCATCGGACCGATTGCACCAATCTCTTCGGCGAACGGCATGAACGGAAATGGATTCTCTGTGCTTTGGAAGAATGTGTGCAAGTCATTAACACCACTATAGTCACCGCCATTCAAGCAAATCATTGTCTCCCAATTGTCTGCCCAATCGTACAGCAAGTCACTGTTAGGCATATCACCTACTGATGCGGCAAGCATCAAACGTACAGCGGCATGGGCCGGCTGAATGCCTTGCTGTATCGAAGACAAGTAAAAGTTTGTGAATGTGTACAAACGTAATTCTTCGTTCATCGTATGTTCCTCCAGTTGTTCATTCTAAATTTACCCGTGTTACGGGGATCAAAGTTTTCCTCGTCCTCTTTCAAAGAAAGGGCACGTACTGTTTGTGTACTAATTTCAAGTTCGCGGATTGCAAACTGAGCTTTTCGTAACTGTGTTTCAAGTTCACGAAT